TTGACTCTTGAAATTCAAGAAAAAAACGAATCTGGTCGTTAGTAAGACTTGATGATACAAGCGGAAAACCAACCCTTTCCTTGATATGATACGGTATATTGTCATACACTGATTCGTAACTTAAAACATTTTTCGCCATTCTCTTTTCCTCCTCTTAAATCTTGTTATTGCTTCTGGTTTTTCTAGATTAATATTGCTTCCCATAAGTTCCCGATATCCTTGAAACTTATCTATCTGATGATACTCATCGACCTCTATCTTGTGGAAATTGTCTCCATCATAGACGTTCTCAAACACTTTGTCAAGAGAAAAGAACCTGCCCGTGAAAGATTCAGACACTGAACGCTTTCTTCTCTTACCCTCTTCATCGACAAATTGATGTCCGACTTCCATCTTTTTAAAGTTTTTAGTTCTCTCTTCAACCTGCTCCTTTGTCAAAGAAAATCCAAGTTGAGTTCCATTTATAACAGAGTTGCCCTGGTGAGTCAAGACAATATTTTTATTTTGTAAAAAATTATGCTTTTCGCCTTCTCTGAAGAATCTTAAATTATCTGGTTCATAAACGCCGTGTGGAAATGCCACCCAGAACTTGTCCGTCTGTATTCTATACGAGATTCTCCTAGCAAACATATTTGCAACATTTGCTCCGTAAAGAATACTCCAAGCAAGGCAATCTCTTCGCTCTCTGTCCTTTGGGTGAATAGGCAGATAGTAGATTGGAATCCTTCTGTGCTCAAATGACTCTTTTTGGCGATTCTTCTTGTTCATTTGCAGCGGGTCCAGCAACCAACTTCCGACTATCTCTTTTACAAGTGGTTGAAACTCTAAATCAGAGACAATCCAGACTGCATCGCAACCAACAACGGCACACTCATAAACTGCTCTCTCGATAGCATAGTAATCTTTGTTTAAAGGCATTAAACAGTCGTGCCAAGGAAAAACATAGTCTGCTCTACGCTGCCCTGCAATTGGGACTATTCCTGCTATGTGTTTTTCCTTACTCGGCATACATATAATCCATTATTTTAGTCAAATAAGCGTTATCACTAATATATTCTATTTCTTGCTTCTCGTCAAGGAAAATAATATCTTTTATTGGTTCATAAACGTTTCTTCCTAACTCGATTATCTCTCTTTTTTGTGATTTTAGGGACATTTCTGTGCCAAAGTGTTTTGAAAGCAATTCTTCTGATTTGAAACGAGCAAATAATTCTGAAAATTCGTCTTTTGTTGTATCTTTTCTCGTTAAAGTGCTTTTTGCAACCAAATCTTTATAAGTTGTATTTCTCGCTCTTGGTTTTGTATAAAAATAAAACTTTTCTATGAATCCCTCGGTGAATTCTTTGGTTCCACTCTCCATTGAAGGACATTTTATAATCTGAAACCAGTCATACACCTCAACCAAGTCAGAAGTTGTGCCAATAGGTTCTGGAAGTCCAGTCATTCCTTTGTCATCAAATAAAAATAACTTGTCGTAAGAAATTTGAAAAGTTTTCTTTTCAGTGAGAAGTTCTAGTTTGTTGTTATCCAACAACTTTGCTCTTCTTATATTATTTGCAAATGGAATAAACCCTGCGAGGGATAAAAAGAAGTAACATTGTTTCCAGTTGTTTACTTTTTCGTCGTGAGCGAAAGGTTTGGAGGGGATAGAATAGACGAGGGGGTAACCATTCTTCAATGCAAAGAATAGTGAATCTAGTGTTGCACCATAAACAAGTTTCTCATAGTGCATTAATGCCCCTGTCTATTCTCTCGGTATGCAGAGACTGTGTGAGGAAAGTGCTCCTGAGCAAAAGTCAAACAAGCATTAGCAACTTGCTGAATCTCCCATTGTGCCCCTTCGTGAGTTCTCAAATCAATAAATTTAAGAAGATTCGAAAGATTACAACTTCCAATATACTGAGTGTAAAGGTTCTGAGGCAAAACACCTCTCGCTTGCTCTCTACAAACACCATTATTAAGAAGAGATTCGAACAAGTCCAAACAACGTCGGTGATGCATCATAATAGCATCACTGGCATAGTTTGGAGAAACTGGAAGCAACGTATCCTTGAAGTTGCTGATATTTGGGTTTATCTCATCCAAGTTACTTGCTTGCCTGTTTGTCTCGTGCTGAGTTCTAAAAGTTTTTGGTTCATAGAACTGTAAATCTACAGAAGTATATCGACGTGAAATCTCGTTGTAACTCCAAGTCCTATGTCTGTGATGCTGTGAGCGCACATAGAGAGGAACAACGAACTTGAACGTCATAAAGCAGTGCTCAAGGGTTGAAGTGTGTCGGTGTTTTACAAGGTAATTAATAAGTTTTTTATCTTTCTCATCAATCTCTTCTTTTTCAACACCGAAACTTACTCTTGCTGCATTCACGACAGACAAGTCGTTCCCAATAGTTTGGATTAGTTCTACCTTGCCGATATCGTCGCCGTAAAGGTGAATTGTGTTCCCTTCTCTTTGCATTTAACCCTCAACATATCCTAAGACATAATTCTCTGAAACAAGATTTACTTTACTTCCGTTGATGTCAACCTGTTGCAACATATTAGAAGGGAAGACAATGAAACTGCCTTGCTTCCAAGTGGTGTTACAATCAGACGCAACAGCAACAACTTTCGCAACCTCAAACTCTGCTTTTGGTTGAAAACCCTCGGGCAAGAGAACACTGGTTTGCTCTTCTTGCTCCGAAGTCTTCAGTTCCAATAAAAGATTTCTATTGGTAGGCGTGAACATCAATTAACTCGCTTCACAGTTTCGTAGAAATCCATGAGTTGCTCTGGGTCTACTCCGTTCTTAATCATACGGAATGCCTTCACTGCCATAGAAATCTCATCCTTGTCTAACCAACCGTTCTCAACGTAATTGGTCTTCAATGCTCGCTTTTGCTCCTTGAAAGGTTCCATTGCTTCCTCAAGCGCAGCGAGTGATTGAACGTAGTTCAAGATATGCTCTTCCTTGCGCTCTTCGAGCGTCTTAAATGTATCAGTCATATTTTCTCCTTTGTCTGACTGTGTGTCTTACTATAACACAAGTTGTTTTTGTTTGTCAAGAGTTTTTTTAACTTTATCCACACTTGGCGTAACCACAAGACGTGCAAGTAGCGCAACCATCTTGGTAAATCATTCCTTCATTACCACACTCTGGGCAGGTCTTGTCTGAGGAAACCTCTGAACCGTCTTGAATGTAGTTCTTCAAGATACGAGCAACACATCGAGAAAAGGAGAACATTTCACTTTCCTTATCCTTTTGTAGTTGTTCTACCATAAACCTAACCTCTGCACCGTGACGAAGACCTAATGAAATCATTCTGGTGAAAGCAGAGTTGTTAGGATTATCAAATACCTTAACTACATCTTTAATAACACCATCATCACCGAAAGTCAAGTCATATCTGTTATCTTTTGTCTTAAAAGAATTTTTTCTTAAAGTGCCTGAAATGTGCTTCTTTGGAATCTCAATTAAACTAGATTCTCCACCGAGAACCTCGTAAGGTTTGCCGTCTAACTTACCAATAAGAATAGTCCAAGGTTTGCCCTGAATAGTTGTGTGGTGAATATCACACTCCAAGTCCTCTGGTCGTTTTGGCGCTGAACGCTGTGGAAAATCTTCTGTTTGAGTTTCCGTGTTCGTGACCAAAACACCTGAACGTGAACCATCAACATAAACCGTGATGCCCTTTAATCCTCGTTTCCAACCTTCTCGATAAAGTCTTTCAACAACTGCTGGTTCCGTGCCTGCTGGGAGATTGATAGTTGAAGAAATAGCATGGTCGATGTTATTCTGAATTGCTTCCTGAATTTCAACTCTCTTCATCCAGTCAATCTGGTCTGATTCAACAAAGAAGGCAGGAAGGGTTTGTCCTGGGTTTTGCGACAACCACTCCTGTGCGTTATGGTGAAATACTTCAAAGTTCTTCCAACCATCGCCCAATTCGTCCACGAAATCTGGAGTGACATTTACCTCATCATGAGATAACTTACGTCGTCGAATGTAAGAATTTCTAAATACTGGTTCCAGTCCTGAACTTGTCTGAGACATAATAGAGACTGAACCCGTTGGGGCATTCGTCAATATAGAAATGTTTCTTCTACCGTGAGTTGCCATCTGGTCTTGCATCTCCACTGGCAGTCTTTGAATAAAAGCGTTTCCACTTTCCTTACCCCAATTGAACACTGGGAAAGACCCTCTTTCTGTGGCAAGGTTGAGTGATTCACCGTAAGCAGTGTTACGAAGTGTCTCGTAAATGACAGAAATGACCTTTAACCCGTCTTCCGAATCGTAAGCAAGATTTAAGCAAGCAAGAGCATCAGCGAGACCATGAGTCCCAAGACCAGTACGCCTTCCATTTGCCGCCGCTTGATGAAGTTTCTTCCAAAGAGTTACTTCGTCTGATGTATCCGCTACATCAATAATCTTCTCTAACTTTTCTAACTCCAACTCAACCAAGTCGTCTGACAGACGCATTGCTGCTGAAACGGTTTCAGTAAACTTCTGGAAGTTGAATGTCGCCTGCTCTGTGAAAGCATTTTCAACAAAGTTCTTCAAGTTTACAGAGATAAGACGACAGGAGTCATAAGCAGAGAGTGGAATCTCCGCACAAGGGTTTGTGCAGATAGTAGCGTAACCCTCCTCCTTGTATTCGTTTGCTGGCAGGTTGTCACAGATGTTGTCCCACATGAGAATACCTGGTTCGGCGGTCTCTGTTGCTGACTTTACAATCTGATTCCAGATGTCTCTCGCCTTAACTTCACGAGTAGTGTCAGGATTGTCCGAACCTACTGGAAATTGAAGTTCATAAGTCTCGTCTGCTTCAACTGCTTGCATAAAGTCATTAGTAATCTTTACTGAAACATTAGCACCTGTGACTTTCGTCAAGTCGTGTTTCATAGTGACAAATTGCTCGATATCTGGATGGCGAACATCCATAGAAATCATTAGAGCACCTCGTCTACCATTCTGTCCAATCATACGACAAACGTAAGAGTAGAAGTCAGCAAATGACCAAGCACCAGTCGTAGTGCCTGCTGAATTGTTTACAATTGCCCCATCTGGACGCAACTCGGATAAATCCAAACCTACGCCACATCTTCGCTTGAACAGGTTTGCCAAGTCTCTACCAGAATTAATAATAGAAGATACATTATCCTCTGGTGACGCAACTACTACGCAATTTGATAAGGAAACATTAACAAAATCATTGCCAATGCCCATCATTGGCGAACCTTGTGGAACTATATGTTTAAAATTATCTAAATAATCATAAATCCTTGCCTCGGTTAAGGCACGAGGACCGCCGAACTTACTTTCAATTCTCGCAAATTCTGATGCGAGTCTCTTATGCATGTCCCTTGGCGTAAGTTCCTGAAAGTTACCCTCCCTATCTTTCAGGCAATATTTCGTCATAAAGACGTTGGTGGCGAGTTCATCGCCTTGGAAGTAATCTAAGGTTGCCTTCCTAACCTGCTCTTCTGTATACATTACGTGTTATTCTCCTTCTTCTTGTTCATGATACTTGTCCTGTGTTTTTTATATTTCTCTCTCAACGATTCCGCTTGTTGTTTAACAACATCGGAAGACTTCTGGGGTACCACACCCTGAAGATTTTGTGTGTTAGAAACTCTTATCCTAACGTTTTTTGTAGTCATGTGTATTGGAAAGGTTAATCCATCTGCCCCGTTCCGATTTTTTGCTATAAAAATCCTTCCAGAGTCTGTAACCTTGTCCTCATTATTTCTTGACAACGAAAATATGAAGTCAGCCACAAAGCATTTGTTGAATGCTTCGGAAATATGTTCTGTCGTGACGAGTTCTGCATTTTTACCTGACCTATTCGTTTGAGATGCTGTCCAGAGTGGACAACCGTAAATCTGTGCGATGCCTCGCATCTCTTCATAAATAGACTCTAGTTCGTTTCTCTTCTCTTTTTGTATGGAAACTGGACGCAATAAATCGCCATAGTCAACAATAACCATGCCAATCTCTTCTCCTCTGCGGACCAACTTTTCCAAGTGAGTCTTCAATGTATTTGTGGAAGCAGATTTCGTTGGATATTCCTTGACAATTAACTTACCTTCAATATCTTTTATCTTTCCAAGAATATAATCTTTGTTGTAAACAACCTTACCCAACTCAATTCCAGTCAAACAACTATCATACCTTCTCGCAACAACAGTATCAGCAAGTTCTAGGGTATAATGAACAACTGTCTTACCTTGCTTTAATGCTTCTGCACCGAGGTGGACGAGTGCCATAGATTTACCAGCACCAGTCGGAGCGATGCAGACACCAAGTTCGCCAGAACCCAGTCCTCCACCTGTAATATTGTCAACTGGAACCCATCCCGTTCCAACTGGATTTCTCATGGTTATTTCAAATCTTTTCTCAAAGTCCTTCATATAGTCGTATCCGACATCATTACTAGAACCGAGTGTAATAGATTCTGTCATAATCTTTGCTATCTCATCAAATGAAGATGTCTTTACCAAGTCAACGCACTTCAACATTGCCTTCTTTACATTTTGCTTTCTACAAAACTCTAAGGAGGTATCTCTAATGTATGGAGCAGAAGTAAACTCAACTGGTGCTGCGGATAGTCGTGAGAAATAGTCTCTTATCTGCTTCTTTGACAAATCAGTCTCATTGTCCAGTTCTGCTCTCACGATGGTAAGCATTGTTTCCCTGCTCGGATGAGTACCATACTTTTCACGGTAATTAAAGACGAGTTTCACGAAAGAACGGAGATATCCTAATTCTAGAAAGTCGTAATCAAACACTTCCATTATCTGGTCTGCGAAAACCCTGTCGTCTAAAATAATTTGAACAAGTCCTTCTTGAAACTTTGTACCATAATGTGAAAAGTCTGTCTTTTCTTTCATTGCAGATGCCGCCATTTGATTTCCTATTGATTGTTGTAAGATGATAACATTATTTATTAGAATTGTCAACACATATTCTTCTAAAGATAGCGTAGAGGTCAGTAAAGTTAACCGTACCAAATCCATCGTAAACCATCATTTTATCAACCTCAGTTTTATTAAACTGAAACTCAAAATTGTTGAGTGCGTATTTTATTTTTTGTTTTCCCTGAATTGAAATAAGCGGAGAATAAAGTTGCATCATTTTGTAATTCTGCTCAATGACATCCTGATTATCCATAATTCCTTGATGAACCTTTAGTGGTTTTTCTACTTCCTCGCAAATATCCACAAGTTCTTGTAATGTATAATCTTTATCTTCTGATAGACAAGGAAACCTCTTTGCAAGAGTACCTAGACCTACTCCTGGGACGCCTGGAAGGTTATCTGACTTATCTCCAGCGATGGCACGAGCAAGCGCAAAGTTCCTTGGGTGAATACCAAACCGTTCTATGACTCTCGGTTTATTCAATGTCTCTTTTTGAATAGGTCTGTGAATGATAGTCTCATCATCACACAACTGAAAAAAGTCTTTGTCTGAAGAAACGATGACCTTGAACCATCCATCATAACGTGAGTCTTGTGCTACAAGAGAGACAATATCGTCTGCCTCAACTGAATCTAGCACAAATTGCATCACGGGCAGTTCATTGAGATATTCCATCAATCTGACCTGTTGCCAAATCTTATTATCTTTTTCTTGATTCTCTGTGAGAATTCTATCTGTCCTGTTTAGTCTAAGAGGTTTGCGCCCATCCTTGTAGGTCTTTACAATGGTTCTTCGCTTCCTTGACCCATCTGCGCCGTCCCAGCAAATAACAATTTGGTCTGGTTGTATTTCTCTTGACAATTTTTGAAGTGTCTTGAAGAAACCCTTCACTCCACCGATTGGAGCGCCGTTGGTTGACATACTCGGGTCCACAATGTAAGAGCGATAAAAGTTATTCGTTCCGTCTACTATCATTACTTTCTTCTTCATAATTTCTCCATAAAAAAACCTCTAGTTGACACCATATTATCAAACTAGAGGTTTAATGTCAAGTAAAAAAGTACTTTATTTTACTCTTCTGCTGCTACTTGTTCTACTGCTTCTTCATCATCATAGAAGTCCGAAGCATTTCCCTCACGATTCTTAAACTTCATGATGACGTGCTCATCCATAATAGAAAAGACTGCTTGACGAAAATTCTCTTCTTGCAGTCTATCTAACCACTGCTTTCTCTGAAACTTTAGTTCAGTTCCATCGTCAGTTACAAGTGTATACCAAGCACCTGCCGTCTTCAGTCTCTCCGAACCCTTGATGGCATCCAACCAACTTTCCTCGTCCTGAACTCCATAAAGTCCAGCGCCCCAGAGAATCTGAAATTCACAGCGCCGCCCAGTTGTTCCAAAGCGAGACTTCTCTAACTTAACCCTTGCTGTTGAACCAATTCTGAAATCATTCTCGTCAGTAATAAAAGTTGCCTTGCCCTTTGGTTTAGTCAACCAAATGCGAAGAGAATAAGCATACTGTGCTGCCTTACCACCTGGGGTAGTATAAGGTGTTGTCATTGCCTCGGCAACATTGCTTGTGATGTTGGTTTTCAACTGATTCAAAATCAAAAGAGTTGCATTAGCGTTAGCGATAGGTACTGTCAACTTTGATAACCCTTTTGCAAGAATTCTGGGTTTAACTGCCATAGAAGACTGTGGGTTGAAATCGCCCTCAATGTCTGAAATAGAAGGAGTGAACGCAAGTGAGTCCCAAATGAATAACCACTGATTGTCAATACTAAGTAAGTCCTCGATTGTCTCTAGAACAAACTCCACCGACTCTGCCTGCACATACATTAAACTCTCTAAATCACAACCTGCCCTCTCTAAAAACTGAGAGTCGATTGCGGATTCCGAATCAAAATAGACAACGCTTATTCCCAACTTCTGTGCATTCGCTGCGACGCCTGCTGCAAGGTAAGATTTGCCAGAACCTTCCAGTCCTGCAATCTCCGTGTATTTACCAACAGGGATGCCCGCCAACTTGCCCGTTGCAATAATAGAATCCAACCAGCGGGAACCAGTTGGAATCCACTGCTTTACGTCAGTTGGATTTTCCTCTTGCAGATTATGAGCAACATCTCTACCTGCTTTTTTATTAATCAACTTTCGAATGTCTGTCATAGACATCTTTCCAGTCATTTGCTTACTTTTTGCCATTTATAGTTTCTTCTCCTTTATGATAAAGAAAAGGGGGCAGACGCCCCCTTTACGATTTTAAGTTCTTCTAGGAACCAAGAAGTTCCTTGAAGGCATCATCGACGCTGGTTCCACCGCTTGCGTTTGTTGCGGTTGTAGTATTTGAACCCCCATAGCGTGTGGTCTCGGAAGAAAGTTCCTCTGCGGAACCATCATCTGCGAGATACTCATCTAACATCTGTTGAACGTCCTCTGGTGTCTTACGCTCGAAAAGAGTGTTAAAGTCTGGAATAGTATCCAGTAACTGAGTACAAGCATCTCCTTCCAAATCCTTACACATCTGAGACGTTCGACGACTTGGCATCAACTTAGTCTGCGGATAAGATGCTCCTGCTGGTTTACCATAACTCAAAAGAAGGTCAGTTCCCTCCTGTGGGTCGGTGATGTCTCCGTACTCTGGATTGAGAACAAGGTTTAGCAACTGCTCATAAACTTGCTTGCCGTATCCCCAAATCTTGATACCCTCTTCCTCTTGCCCTCGGACAATAACTGGTGAGAAGAATCGCTGGCGTGCCATGAGAGACTTTGCCATCTTAGTGCTCTCCTCGGTACCTTCATTGAAGAGTTGTCGGATAAATGCATCCAACGGGTCATCCTCGCCAAAGTTCTTCTTTGGTGACAAGAATCCTGCGTTCTTGCCCAAGTTGTAGTGGAAGAAGAACTCCTTGAAAGGGTCTCCGTCTGCTGTCGGAACAATACGAATCGTCTGCTCGCCGTCCTCTGGTCGCCAGAACTGAGACTTCTTTGTACCGCCGCCTCGGTTCTGTACTGCGTTCAACTTTGCACGCATCTTGCTTAAATCAATACCCATATTTATTTCTCCTTTATCTTATGGTTATTTGTGGGTGAATTACCCTTGAGTATGCTTGACTAATCTTTCAAGCATCTAGTGTTACATTGTTTGTTACTGCCTCGCCTACAATCGTTTTCCAATTGAAGACACGAAATCCGCTATTATCTAAATCCCAGACAACCTCCTGCCCCTCGTTGAGAGTTCGTTGTGCTCCATTGCCTTTAATCTTACCAGATAAAAATGTTTCTGGTAAGTCATTTAAACGAACAAAGTTCATTTGTCTATTATCACCATTTGATTTTACAAATGTTGCTGTATAAGAAGTTACTGTCATTTTATCTCCTATCTCCTACTACTGAACCGAAACCTGTAAAGTTTCTCTCAATTGTAAATTCCAACTTTGAAAGTCTCCCTGCAAAGTCCTTATTATCTTCTGGCACAACGCCTGGATTCACTCTGTCAAAATCAATAATCTCGCCATACTCTTCTACTTCTGGAAAGTAAATCAACGCTCTTCCTGTTTCTTTGTTTGTATCGCAATAGATACCTTCTTTTCCGTTGACGTTTACTCCATAAAGATTATAGTCTTGACGAGCGATTACAGATTCTCCCTTTACCATTTCTTCCATTTTATTCCTCTGGATATGTTTGAATGTTAGAAGTCCAAACCTCTACAAAAGCAAAGTTAGTTTCATACTTCGTTGAGTGAATCTGGTACGAAGCACCCTGCAAATCTTTCATCTTCTCTTTTACTTGCTTGTTTACATTTTTTAAAACCTTGTAGTCCTCCTCCAAAACATTTTCGTTTACAGCATAATAGTAGCACCTATTGGTTTCGTTGTCAATAGGAAAAAAATTATTTTCTTCGCCTGATTCGAAATCCACCATTCCAATAGTATAAATTCTTGTCTCTGGTGTGTTCTCAATCTTGTTGTCCAAGACTGGTTTCGTCCTATTGAAAACATTTACCATGTGATACGTGTATCCAATTAACTCGTTTATCTTCTCATAATAATTTGCTGCTGTCAAGTTGTTTTCTAAAATTTCTTCAACCTGGGTATTGCCAATAATGCACATAGAACGAAGGACACCTGACCGAGCATACTCTTGAAGTACGTTATAACATATTCTATCTTGCAAATAAGCGGTTCTACCCAAAAGTTCATGGTCTGGTTTGATGTAAAGAACATCTACTTGGAACTTTCGCTTCAAAAACTTTAAAACCTGCAAAGATGCGCCTGTAATGTTTCCAGAACCTGCCATGATGAACAAACATTCGCCTGTGTCTGGCATTTGGTCTACAAAACGTGTCATTCTTATCTGCTTCTTGTCATACTCCTCATGAGTTGCTCTTTTTGTGATGCCAAGTGACTTAGAAGTCTTTTTCAATCCCTCATCAATGGTAAAAACATTGTATTGAGGATATCGCTCGAAGTATTTTGCGATTTTGCAACCTGCATTGCCTAAACCTACTACATTCATTTCATTTTCCTCATTTCTCCGTAACTTTTGCCGATAGAAACCCCAACTTTATACTTTCCAAGTGGTGTTTTGGAGAATTTATCAATCATTTCAGGCAAAAGTGCTTTATCTTCGTCTGATAGGTCCAATAGAACGCTGTCGTGTACAAGAAAACGTATTTCTGACTTCTTGTTCTCCAACATTTCCCATATACTGTAAGCACTGTTGAGAAAAATATCACTAGAAGTGGACTGAATAAGGTAGTTCAGTGCTTTTCTATCTGGTGATTGGATAGTTCTTCCCATTGGTGTGCTTATCTTGCCTTCTGAATAATACTTTTCAACTAGTTTATCTCTATTATAGTAACTTTCTGCTTTCTTGTCAAGAGCACTTGGGTTATACAACCAAGAGAATATCTTTTCTTTTGCCTCTTCTCTTGTTGTGTCCTCGTCATAAATATTTTCAACATTCCAGAGGTGTAAGTCCTCTTCTGGTTGAGGTGTTCCAGACAGTCCAAGTAGGGTTCTTAGTTCTGCTGCGTTAAAATCTAACTCCACCAACCAATCGTTTTTTGGTTTCACTACATTGCGGAACTTCTTATCCAAAGTTAAGATAGGAAAACTCGCTTTTGAGGCAGTTAAACGCCCCGTCACGGTCCCGAAAGCATTGTAACTCACACGTTGTAGGTTGTTCCCTAAACGTTGCCTAAAATGGCGAACTCGCTCCTCCGCAGCATAGCGGTTTAGGGCGCTTTTGTCAACAGAAAAATGTTGCTGGGCGATACTTTTTACCATCCTTGTTACCTTAACAAGAAAGTCGTGATTAGAAGGTTTTTCATAGTTCTGAAAAACCCAATCAGATACCTCATTCTTAACAGAGCAGTATTCAAGAAGGTGTCTCTGTGGTACCAAATCGAAAAAGCAGTGTTCGTGGAGAGAAACACCCGATAAAACAAATGACTTGTAAAACGCATTCATTTTTCTATGAACTCTCTGAAAGTCTTCTTGTAGATGTTCAGGGCAAACTTCTGATAACTGCTTTCCGTTCGCATAAATCTTTGCAAACTGAATACCTTCCCTGTCGATAGAAGAAGAGAAGTCCCAAGTGTGCGTTAAGTCTTGCGGGAGTTCGTCAAAGTGAAGTTCGCCTTCTGCGAAGACGCCTACACACTCCTTCTTGTCGTCGAGTGCCTGAAATAGCATTGTTTGCCTTAGAATCTAAAATATGATATCATTGTATCAAAGGAATTTTGCTTTGTCAAGTCTCTTCTGTGAAAAAGTTCACCTGTCTTGTCGATGAAATAGGGTTCGAGTTGAAGAACCATTTGATTCAATCCTCGATATTTGTTTGCGGAAATTGACTCTCTAACAATTTTATCGAACTTTGCCTGATTCCAGTTCACGCCTGTCTCGACTGCTCGAAAGTAAACATAGGCACGAATCCAGTGATTTTCGCTATATTTATTGTTTAACTTTTGCAGACTCATTGTCTCACGAGTCTTTGTGGTGACTATTGTTCCACCACTCTTGTTACAATATCTTGAAATAGTATAATAAGGGTCAGTGTCATAGTACTTCTTGTAAGCAGTGTTCATAACGGAATCAACACCTTCTATTTCTAAGTTCGCTATTCTATCATAATACTTTTGAAAAAATTGTTCAAGACTGCCAACGCCATATTTCGCAAGTTTTCTTCTAGAATGCGGATGCATGACATCGAAATAAATTCTCCAAGGAATATGCTTATCAATTCTAAATCCATATCGGTTTATAACTTTTCTAAATACCTGAAAGTTAGGGTCTTGAATGTATCCTTCATATTTTAATTTATCTTCGGAATAATCTTCGACTGCCAAGTCTATCACCAAACCTGTTTGTCTAGAATCTGCCAACTTAGAGGTAGAATACCCAGACATCGTAAAAGGTTCATTCATAGATGTAGCATATTCCATAAACGATTTTTCAAAGGTTTTGTAGTCAACAATCTCTGGCGAGTCCGTATCTTTTAAAGAAATAAATTTATCCATTATTGCAGACTGGTGAGAGGCATACGAAATCATGGGATTTTTCCAAGACTTTTTTGGAACAAGTTCTTTTAAGGTCTTGGAGTCGAGACTTAATTTACCTCGTAAGTCCAGTTGCTTATAATAATCTGCCATCTCTTCGAATGACTCTCTTACAACAAGAAGTGCTTCATGTGTCTCTTCTGTCGTAGTATTTATCTCTGATATATATTCCATTTTTGGCACTACTGCGAAACCATATGTGTCCACCTTGCCGTACAATCCTCGAATATTTGCCCTCAGTACAATCGGTTTCGCCTCATTGAACCTCTGAGGGAATTTTACATCATAGTATCCAGATTGTTCATAAGACTCTAATGGTCCTGCATCGTTAGTTCCTGATGGTGAGTCTCCCTTCTGTTCAAATAAATATCTCATCGCTTACGTCCTCTGTTTGGAAGGTTTTGTCCAAATCGTTTCTAACTCTGTTTTGAACCTTCCACCTTCAATAGTATTTCTAACTTTTATGACCATGAAATAACCTGCAAGTCCGAGGTCTTCTGCCTCATCTTGATTAAAGGCATTCGAAGTGATAAACACTACCATGCCTGGTTTGAAGATGGCGTTTCCAACCATGTCTACATTTGCCTTATATAGAGACCACAAAATTCTTTTCTTTTCACTAAACCCGCCCGATGTCATTCTTGCTTCTGTTAAGAACTTTGTGTCATTCTTGGTATACTTAATCTTTTTGGTCACTCCATGTTCAGATGCGGCGACCAACCAATAAATTCCGTTATCTGCGTCAGTATTTTGATTTGAAGAATACCCTTCTTCTGCCAAAAGGTTGACACCATAGAAAAAATAGTTCTCAGTCAGTCCTCTTGTTTCAAGTCCGTTCTTTAATTGAGAAGCACCAACCGTTGTCCATACGTTCGCTACCTCACCTTTTGGAATAGCAGATGACGTATTAAATGATTGGGCACGAAGTCCTGGCGATGAAGGTGCCTGACCTTGCGTATTTGCTCTTGCTTCTAGTGAAAAAGATACCATCGCCAACTTGACCATATCTGTCAAGAAATCCAAAAGACTATATGCAATTCTTTCTCCCTTTTCAAGCACATTTTCTTTAAACCAATCAGCGAATGCTGCCTGAGATATGGGGATTCCACTAATCGGTACTTCCTTTGCACCCTGTGATGTTGTTCTACCCGAACCATCAGCGGCAAGACTGCCGTACAAAAAAGAACCAAAACTAAACTCGAAACCATTAATCATTCCAGGGTCTTGCTTTGCAATCCCTATCACGTTATCGAGCAAATCTCCAAGGTAAAAAAATTGTATAAGAGATTTTTCCGCTTCATCATCTGGTTTCTTTTGCTTGTACCACTTAGCAATGTTTGGCGACTGCACAAAGCACTGGTCCAGTGTTTTCGGAAAACCTCTCCCACTACCTGCTCCAAACCAAGGATATAATATAGGCATACTTCCTGTGCCCGCTGCTTGATGACTTACAACATACATTTTCTGATTTTTCATCACAGAGTTCATAAAAGATTGATAACCTTTTTTTCTGAGTTCGGACGCTTTCTTATCTTCTTTTTCCACCAGTTTTGTATCTTTCTCTCCCAATGGACCTTTACTTCCCTTCTTTATTTTCTTTACTTTATCCCTCGCAGCAATAAGAGATTTTCTATCTGAGTCTGAAAGTCCTAAGTCAAATACGTCAATCTTCATTGCTCTTCGTTCTGTGTATCCATGATATTCCAAAGAAACATTTATAGAACCATTCTCATTATAATCCAAACTATGCTTATATAAGTTCAGTGTTAGAACTCTCTTTGCCTCTCTTATTGCTGTTTTCTCTGATTCAGTCCAAGATAGGGTAGAGTCAGAAGGTGGATAATATCCGTACTCTAATCTTAACAACCTAATTTTTGCTGCATCTGGAAGTTCTGCGTCATCTGGTCCCTTCGGTAATTTAAACATATCGACATATTGATACTCACCGCTGCCTGTTAAGGTAGGTCTTCTTCTGAACAATTCTTCCAGCGAAGAAAAGTAAAGGTCTAATTTAACCTTGTACATTCTGTCGGAAGTCGCAATGTTATCACCTTCCATGTCGATTGAAACACTTTTGAGACCAGCGCCCGAACCTCTCATTCCTCTGCTTGAAGTGATTTGTTCTGGGTTTCTTTGAAAATCGTCAAATACAATTTCTGCCTCTGCTTCGATTTTTCCAGATGCACTTCTCCTCTCTTGAAGTAACCTTACCCTGGGAATAAGAGAGGATAACTTTGCAGCATTCATGTTCATGAATTTCTCCATACCCTGCATTCCAAAGAGATGTGACCTAGTTTTTTGAACATTTTTGCCAACTATGCTGGTGTAGTTTTTTGGTGGATATGTGCCCTTGTGGGTAGAATTGTAATAGTCTATGTACATATCCATAGATTGTGCAATCACGTACTGCTCGTTGGAGTTTATTTCTTTTGCACGCTGGTCTTTCTTTTCTTGACGCTCTTTTGCCTTTTCTTTATCATCAGACATTTTACTGTTCCTCCAATAAAGCAATCGCCTTGTTTAGAGGCAATGGGATATTTATCTTATCTCCTATATTTACGTGAGATTCTGTTGGTTTGCCGTTGTACTTAGCAATTAACCACCAATACTTTGTAGTGCCATAATGCTTGTAAGAAAGTTTATAGAATCTATCACCAACGGACCAAGTATGGGTCACTGTTGCTAACTGAGCGTTCTCCTCTCTTGTCAATGATTTAAAGTGTGGTGAAGCGAGATGATTAATTTTCTTTACCCCTCTCTTTTCACGCAACTCTTCATAAACGTCTTCTGTGTTTTCGTAAACTTCTCTGTTTTTATATCTACTACTCATAACCTACTGTTCCGTCTGGAAGAGACATTATTGCATCTTCACTTGATTGGATTATTTGCTCCTCTGCAACGCTCTGATTTGGAGCGTTAGAATCTGCTGCTCTTGCAGTTGTTGGTGCAGGTGTCTCTGGTTGCGACTGCCCTCTTCCATAAGGAAAACCCTTAGTTCTTTGAGAACTTCCTGACCATCCAAGAGCAGATTCATGAATCACCGAGAAGGTGCAAGATAACTTTACAACCTTTGGATATAAATTACCATCATTATCTCCAAACATAGCGTCATCCATTGCAGGTTCAAAAGAGAACCCAGCAGATGAACCTAGTAGTCCACCTTCTCTGGCAGTTGCTTTTGCTTCTGCGCCTGGTCTTGTCACAAAATTTAAATATTTCATTCTCAGAAGTGGAGCATGACTCATCGCAGTCGTCCCACTGGCACCTGAGTCGTAAGCAGGATATAACATTCCAAATAAAGTTGTAAGATTTTCTAAATTCTCTTTTGCCTCTTCCAATGAACCCGCTACGACATCCCAAGAAATATTTATAGTTCTCTGAGTTGACTTAAAAGTCTGAATAGGGTCCATTCGACCGTAAATTTCTTCTTTATCCCAATTACTTTGATATTGGTCGGAAAACGCCGAGACAAACCCCTTAAAACTTAATTCTTTCTTAGAAGCAAGATGATAAAATCTAAGAACGTATCCAGCGTTTGCCTGAGCGCCCGAGTCATCTGCACTGTTTTTGAAATTTGCCATGTTATCTCCAAATTGCTACAAAATAAATAGTCTACTATGCCAAACTTAACTTCATATCGTCATCAAGTGCTTCGACGACTGCTCTTCCAAACTCCCTGTCATTAATTTGAAGTATAACATCTCTGGTTCTTGGTTGTCCACCTGCTGTCTCTGGGGCAACAACAGATATTAATTTATCTATCGCATTTGAAACTGAGTTTGCTGTCTCCATCGCTGCAATTTTCGCTTGAACCATCACCATTCTATCCGCTTCGTCAATTAATTCTTCTAAATTGCCTATGTTCGCATCATCAATGCTATTGACTACACTTATAAACTCTGTTATACCTCCCTGTTCTTTCACCGACTTCATAGAGTCTGCAAATGTCTTTGCTGAGTCTGCGAGTGCTCCGAAAGAAAGAGCAAGTAACCCGATTGACGCCGCTGCGAGAGCAGTTGGAACAATAGCGGCGAGAGCGCCGAGGGCGAGTACACCGAATGCGCCTGCGGTGAAATACATGCCGTTGGCGAGCGCAAAGAAACCCGTACCCATTTGAACAAGTCCCATAGTCAACTCTGGAATTTTCTCCAAGTTGTCGATTATGAGTGACATGAGTTTTGTAAATGAGTTGACTAACATTGCAGCAGTGTAAGCGATGGCGGCGATGGATAGCGCTACTAAGGCAAAAATACCTACTGCCTTTGGTGGAATTGAACCAATTGCCCTCACCATTGCGGCGATGCCAGACCCTACTGCTGTCAACATAGGCACAATTGAGGAAGTTATCGCAGAGAACACGGACCTGATGCCAGATGCAAGTCCTCGAAACATCGAGCGCATGGCACCGCCGACACCTTCGCCAACTTTTCTAATACCTGTACCTACTTGCCTAAAAGTATTTAAAAGACCGTTTCCTTGTGTTTCCGCTCCGCTGAAAAATGCTCTTAGTCCCATTCCTGCCAGTTTAAGTGCCAAATACAATCCACCGAGAACTCCTGCGACGACGAGAATACCATTAGTAAATGGTCCAAAATCACCTAAAAGATTGTTAATTCCGTCGAACATCATCCTAAGATATTTGGTGACAAACTTTAATCCACTCACGAGTGGTCCAACAAACACTGCCATTTGTTGCATAATAAGTCCAAAGTCCTGAGAAACAGTGGTTGCTTGTCTTTGGAGTTCATTTAATTCTTCCTGAGACATCGCCATGCCGTCTGTTGCTTTTGCTTGTGCTCTTGCTTTTTCACTGAAAAGTGCTGCTGCCTTGCCCATGTCGCTGATGCCTGCCGCATTCGCAACTGCCATCTTTTCAAACTTAGACATAGAATCAAAAGATTTTCCAGACATCTGAATAGAATTTTGAAGCATAGCAACTCTTTGTGCTTCCGACTCTGCCGTTAAAAGTTGCATTGAATCTAAAAATGGACCTCCCAACAAAGCATTTAATTTACCTGCTGAATCCGCTGCTCCCTCAAAAGTATCAAACTGCTGAGTAATAGACAGCAAATCGGTCATCTCCAAACCAGTTGACTTTGCTGTCTTGGATAATTCTATAAACACTCTTGTTCCTGCTTTGCCATATGCAGCGAAAGCAGAGGCATTTGATGCAAAGTCTTTTGATAAGCGGTTCATCGGAACACCGATGCCCTTTGCCATTTTCACAAAATCTTTTTGTGTTTCAAGTGCTTGTGTACCTGTCATTCCAAACGACATTTGAAGCGTTTGCATATTCCTGGCAGTCTCTTCTGAGGAAATGCCAAGGTTTTCAAAAGAGGCAGCGGTTGCTGCCATTGCGTTTCTAGTTTCTGAGGAAAGGGTTGTAAACGTGCTCATCGAGTCTCGAAGTGCTATCGTTGATTTGGTCATCTCTGCCATGCCAACGCCGAACTGAGATACTCCTGCTGCGCCGTCAATTATTTCGGATTGAAATCCTGCAATATCTCCTGTTGCTCCGACATATTGCGCTCGTAAATCACTTGCTTGGACTACTGCTGCAATTGTAGACTGAATCACCATCGAGAGTGCTGTGCCTACAATGTTTATTGGATTGGCAAGTTCTGCCATCTGCTCTGCAAGGTGTTCTGTGTTTACACCAGTGTCGAGGATTGATTCAAGAATTCCACCTCGCCATTTATTGGCAAGACCGCCTACGGCATCGCCAAGTCTTTTTTGAATCTTTTCTTGTTCTTTGAGTGCCTCTAATCCTTGCTTAATCTTCTCATTCTTCGTATCAATTTTAGAAATCTCTTCTTCTTGAGACTTGATTTTCTTGATTAGAGTGTCATATTCTTCCTGAGATATATCCTTTGACTGAAGTTTTGCCTTATTTATATCTTGCTGCGCCTGAATGATTTTCTTTTGTAGTTCACGGCGCTCCTCTTGTGTTGAATTAATATCGTTCTGAAGACTTTGCTGTCGCTTCAGAATTTCTAATCCTTCTAAGAGTCTTCTGTTTTCTTCTGACATTTATTCAGTCTTATCCCTTGAACGGATACTTAATACCCGTCGTTCTCTCAAACTTGGCAATTGCCTTTCTTAGTTTGAACTTATCTTTATAGACCCTTGGGTCATTTAGTCCGTGTTTTGCAACGGATTTCATATACTTCTTCTCTCGACCAATAGTCTTAGCGAAAGAAGCAATCTCTTCCTTATTTCCCTTAATTTTTACTGGTATAGAACTTCCACCAAACATTGTTCTAAGAATTGTCTGGATTGCTGAACCAAAGAGTTGTAACCAAATCTCATTTACTTGATTATTTCTACCAGCAGTCAAATCAATTTCAATTGGAGTAATTTCGTTATTTTCGTTCATTATAGTACCTCGTAATAAAAGTATTCTCTGGTAATTAGTTTGTTTTTCTAAATAACTTAGAAATGATAGCAGAGAGACAAGACTGAGGTTGTTTTGAAACTTCTCTTGCCTCGTCCATTTTATTTAATTTATTTTTTAGTCGTTTTAGGTTTCGCTTAGACTCTTGTCTTTTTTTCTCATTTTTACTCATTTTTTTCTTCTCCCGACAACCTTACAACATAATTATAGGACCAAAAAAAAGACCAAGGTTTTACGCTTGGTCTTGATTTATTTTCTTTTAGAAGATTTTTCTATTGCTTCATTCTCTTTCTTTATTTGCTTGCCTAATCTTTCGACAAACCAAGTTCGAAGTCCGACTGGAAGATTATATGCTTCCATGAAACTCCACCCTCCATGATATTTCAAAAAGAAGAACGCCTCATAGACTTTCTCCATGTATTCAGGACTTAAACCAAAAGAAGTCCGCACTAAGCGGAACCTCCAATTCAGTAGTCGTGCCACACTGACCACAAGTGATTTCGCCCTTCATTTCTATATTCGGTACTGCTTGGGCATAAGCATCCCGAATCGCTCTTGACTGTCTACCAGTCATATGTTGAACTGCTTTGTTTATAGTACCAGAATCTGTGTGACCTGATATTGAAACAATCAACGCTCGCAACTGGTCCTGAATTGGAGTTTCTTCCAACCCTGCCTTCTTCCTGTTCGCATTTGATTGAAGAAGTTTCTTTTCATCAGCGCCTGTTAGGGCACGAAACTCAACTTCCCATCCGTTGTCAAGAGTTGTGATAAAAGTATTGTTTCCCGTATTTGTTATTGAATCTGTGTCAACAAACTCAACGCCAGTATTGCCGACAACTTCATTTAAATCAAATGAATGCTTTCCCGTGGCAGTACAGACAGGACAAGCAACAGTTGTTGCATACTCTGGACCATAACCATCAATTCTCGCCTGAATCAATATTGCATTCTTGTCACCAATCAAAAGGTCATCAACCTTTGTCTTAGAATCAATCATTAGTCTTTCCAAGAATCTATCCAGTGCGACACCCTTTTGAAGAAGAGTTCTGTTAGTTAGAATCTCTTCCTCTGCTGTTGTCATCTGGCGAATCTCGATTGTATCTTGACCGTGAAGTGAATGACCTTCCCCATAAAACTTACCACCTGATGGAAGTGATACAATGGTTGTGGGTCTGGTAAAGTCCAATGGTGCTGGACCAGTGCTTGCTGCTTGCGTTGCAGCAGGAGAAGAAGGGGACTTTTTTGCCCCCAATCTTTCTTCGTTATTTCGCATAAACACCTTCTTTCTTTAATATGGTAGGTTTATTATAGAATAAAATTATTAGAATGTAAAGAACTTTTTATTAAGATTACTCTGAACTGTGAGTAGCATAATCGAAACGAAGTTCTACTTCTGTCTCAACCATGTCATCAGAAGAATAATCTAGTTCGCCGAACTTAACATCCTTAATCCAAGCATTGTGAAGAGTCCATTCCTCAACCTCGATACCATCAGCATCAAGTTGTGAAATTCTCACCTTACCAAGTGCTTTCATTGACTTAGACTTGCTCATTGTCTCGAAGTCATCAGGTGAACCGCCTGGAATGTATCCTGCGTTTGAAATCATCTTGTTCAACTTCTCAGCAGCATCTGGACTTACAGGGTCCACAAGCGTAAAAGAAATTGTGCTCCACTCTACTCTTCCTGGGTAGTAGTATGTGTGGTTAAGAAACTGATGTGAAGATTCAGTTACAGTAAAAGATGGTTTCGAAACCTTCTTGATTGTATAAGCAGGGATAGTCAAATCCTCAATGTTGTCCAAGTCTTCTCCGTTGATGTATAAAATCCATCTATATGCTCGCTTAGGTTCGTACCCTGATGCGTCTGACCAAAATGCCATAATTTTAATCTCCTATAAAAAGTAATGTTGTAATAACTAGGCAGGAATCTTATTATCCTGCCTAGTTTTATTTTATTAGTCCTCGAACGATGCGCCTGTGTTAGTAATAACAAAGTCGATTGCGATGAACTCGATTGCACGAGCAGGTTTCAAGAAAACCTTTGCGTACATAATGTTTCTGTCAATCAACTCTGGCGTTGTCGTTGTTTCATCAAGGACAATCTTATATTCTGTCAAACCGAAGCGAGTCTGAACTGAATCAAGGAAAGGTTCTGCCTTATTCTTGAATCTGTTCCAAGTCGCCTTTACATTCTGGTCAAACAAAGTTGTTGCTGCCATTCTAGAAATCTCTTTCTTTACGTGAATCATCAAACGACGAACGTTGATTCTATCAAGTGCCGAAGGAGTAACTTGAAGCGTCTTCTGACCGAATACTACAATACCCTCTGCTGGGAACTGTGCGATTGGGTTAATGTTTGCTTCATAAAGCGCATCTCTTTCCTTTGAGTTGAGGCGTAATCTAACCTGTGAAACAGGAAGACCACCTGCACCTGCTGAAAGTCCACCACGAGTGAAACCAGCAGGAGCAAACCAAAGTTCAGACTTCTTCGTTGATGATGCCATTGTTCCAAGAGCAACGACAGAAGGTGGCATCCAAACTTTTCGGTTATTAATGTCATCAGTCACCTGTACCCAAGGGAAGAAAGCACAACCATAACTAGAACTCAAACCTCTCGCCTTTAAGGAAGAGACTGCCTGAGAAACCTGTGGAAGTCTCGATGACTCAGCACTTGTGTCCCAACCACGAGGTTTATAATCGTTCTCTAAGTCAATGACAGCGAGAGCATCGCCTCTTGCCTCACAGATAGAAACAAGTTTGCCAGTAAGTCCCGCTGTAGCAACACCTGGTATCGCCATCAAGTTACACTCTACAACCTCTGGGTCTGAGACAACATCAATTGCCTTAGAGATTGAATTGTAAGCATAGTTGGTAAGCGGAGTATTTCCTGCTGTAATATCATCACAGAATGGTTCAATCTCCTTAATATCTAATCCGTCAAAAGCGCCAAACAATGGCATGGTGAACTTGTCGAATCCAGCGTCGAGCACTGACTCGTAAGTTGCTCCTGTTCCACCGTTGATTGATGTTCTAGCGTTAAGAGACCCTGCTGTGAAAGTCGCATTTGCTCCACTAGCAGCAATCAAGTCCAGAGAGAACAAATCTGAAGATGCAGTACCCTCTGCCATTGTATCCGTACCGTGAAGAGGTCTTACGATGTCCTGATAAGACTCATCAAATCGCCCGAGAGCATCTGGTCTATCAGTCGTAATACCGAAACAAGCATCAGTTGGTGAAGAAAGTTTTGTATCAGAAGCAGTTCCTGCTCTCAAAACAAACTGTGGCAAGTCCGTTCTGCTAGGAAGTGCAAAACCAAACGGAAGAAGTTCTGGGTTTGCTGCCCCTGCGTCAACGTCAGACGCCATTTCAACACGAATAAATCGTGATTGATTGGCATGTTCACCTACATGAACATATCGCTTTTCATTATCTCTCCACTCCATCTTCATATCACCAATAACTGCGGCGATATATCTTGATGAAGTTGGGTCAAGATTCACATTCGAGAATCTCTCATAAACGACAGGTGAAGCATCTGTATCACTTGCCTTGCGAACAAGAACAGTGAAGGTTCCATACTTCACGAAATCATTTGATGGACCCTTTACATCTGTAATAGAAATTTTAAAATTCTTCTGTTCCCAAGAACCTGAGTACAATGTGTGAATTTTAAAAAGTTTTGTTAAGTCTTCTGGTGTCAAGTCACTCGTAAGGTCTGCGACACTCCCCATGAACTGTGAACGAACCCAAGGAGTAGAAGCAGGTGATGCGCTTGCTCTGTGAGATTCGTATGCTGCTCCGAGTGCAACAAGTTCCGCTGCGTTAACATTTCCTATTAATTCATTTTCAATGAACTGGTCGAAAGTTGCACCGAGAAAGTGAGTCTCAGGAGCGTCTGTAATTCTGCTGTTAACGAGTGTTGGATTCGTATTCAAAACACTTCTGATGTACTTCTTAGAGTTTCTATCAAAATTAACAATATAAGGTTTGTTATCAACACCAGCACCTGCTACTGCGTTTGTTCCCTCTGTGGTGTCTGTCTCAACTGCGATTGAGGCAGCATTTGTACCCGTTAAGTTTGTGAAATTAGTGGTCAATTCAGCGTCGTCCTTCACGAGAGTAATAATTCTACCGATGCTTGTAGCAGAGACTGCCAAGTTTGCATTGATAGCACCCTTAATTTTCTCTACCAAATCTACAATGTCTCCATCGCCGATGCCCTGCGTACCAACGGTCAAGGTAGGCGAAGTGAAGTCGTCTGATGCAGTAGTGTTGTCAAAAACAACATCAATATTATCACCTGCTGCGCCAGTCGCCTTTTCGATGGTGATTTTAAAGTTAGCAGCGCCGTTGAGGTTTGCAGCAACAAAGAGACTGTTAAAGGTCAACTCAGATGTTGCTGAAGTACCTGGAGTGGCAGGTGCATCTGGTTGAGGAATCTCAATTCGAATGTCACTACCGCTCATACCAACAACTGGAGTTGATGAATCTTCTGTATAAAAAATCGCAGCAAGGTGACCATCTGATGAATCACCATCGTCGTCAACTTTGATACCCCATGCCTTAGTCATTGACCAACCTGCTTCGCCGCCGACGGCAGCGTCTGCATTTGCCTCGCCCAATAATCGAACAAAGGTAATTGGTGAACCATTCTTCAAGTATGCCTGAGCAGCGAATGCACCGTAAGTTGGTCCAAGTCTGTTTCCCTGTCTCCAGGCATCGTCTGCTTGACCACCCGCAATAGGTTCGCCAAATGTTTCAACGAACTCAGAGAATGACTCAATCTTTACTGGAACCATTCCTGGTCCTCTTTCTGCACGACCAATAATAACTGGTCCCATATCTTCTGGCAGTCTTGGTAACTGCGAATTGTCCACCTCGTTAACGAAAACGCCAGGTGAAACGAACTTAAAACTCTTTACGGACATTTTTTATTTCTCCTTGAATAAAAATGAATTTACATTATTAAACCCTTTGAGGGCATTTCTTTTCTCTAATAAATAGTCTTTAATAGTCCCAAACTCATTTTTTGATTGTTATTTTATTATAAGGAATTAAGATAATCTTTCAGGTTTAAAGTCTGGGTCTAGGATTGTTGTCTCTCTTGCTATCTTTACGTCAACAACAGACTCTCTCTTTATATACTTTGGACTCTCTTGATTCACACTATCTCCAATAAGAGGTGCAAGAACTTTTAGTTGAATCTTAGTCTCATAACTACGCTCACCTTGCATGTCGGACACAGTGTTCTCCAGTGCAAAGTCGCTCTCTAAGAACGCTTCATATGAATGATTATTATTTTGAACTGTAAGATAATTGGTGCCGCCTGGTTCTGTTATAAAAGGGTGAACCATGTCGTTCATTTGCTGCTGATATTCTGCTCTTAAAGAAATGGTGTAAGTGACCTCAACATATACAGGCATAGGAATAGTGATAGTCTCATACACCACCTTTTCCTGCTTTCTTGTTCTAAAATTTAACTTACCCTTCTTCTGTTTAGAACTAGCATTAGCAAAATTTCCAGTCTTATCTTGTTTTATTCTCTTAGCAACTGTTATTGCGCCGCCCTTATTATCTCTTCTATTAGGAATGTTGCCGTAGGCGCTGCCTTTTCTGGCAGGGTCTTTGACGACTGAAGAGCGCTCTAGTGTTATCAGTGGCATAATAAGAGCGCCCGAAGAATCTCTAAGGTTGGAATTGCTCTTCATTTGAAATGCTTTCTCTCCAGCAACCCATTGGACTGGCACCTTTTTAAAACCTTTATTGGTAGTTGTCTTTACGTCCAGTTTACCGTTCAACCAATTATAAGTTGCCTGGTCCACATCTTCCAGAGTACTAGGTGCGATGTCGATTTCTTTCAAATCCTTATCTGCCATCAAATGAACCCTCTCTTGCCTTTCTGCAAGTTGCTGTTATCTCGAACTTGTGCCCCTCTTGACCAAAGAGGTATCTTGGTTGAGACAGTTCTGAAATCTCATAATGTTGGTTGTCATAAAGAATAAAGTCACCCTCACGAACAAACAAGTCTTGGTCCTCTGTCAACCTTCTTTTGTGAAAGTGTACCACAATATTACTTATCTTGTCAACCCCATAATTGCTAAAAGTTCTATCTGTCTCGCCCTTTTCTACAAGAGCATGAACCCTGATGGGTGGAAGATAAGTCTTTTCTATTGCCTCGCCGTAAAGAGGATGGAAGTTGGACCTTTTAATATCGACTGCGTAATAAACAATAGTTTGCCCTATTACCCTCTCGATAAGTTCGTCATTTACCTGCTTTACCAAGTCACGTTCTTTTTTACCTGTGAACATTGGTGGTGGAGGTGCTTCTGGTTGTGACCATTCATCAGACATTATTTATTTCCTCATCCTGTGAAAATCGCATTTGGAATCTGCGTCATGATTCTATTCGAGTTTTCAACTGTCTCAGCGTCAGACTCAAGAAGTTTCGTATAAGTTAATTCATCAAGGGTTTCCTTCAGTTCTGTTCGAAGTGCCTCTTGTTCTTCTTTGCCTGCTGATACAAGTGCATCACCATTCATTGAAATATCATTTCCTGGAATCGGAATAGATGAAAATTTTGAACGAACAAGACCAAGCATCTCTTTAGCAAGTGCAAGACCGAATCTACGAATCCACTGCTTACCAATAGAGTTAATATTCTTATAAGGAATATTTTGCAAAGGCATTGTATTCATGTTATTCACGCCGTCTGAACCAACATTACCGTCCTGTGCATCGTCTGACCAAGTATCTCTTGGGTAAACAAACTCTATCCATACCTTCTCTGGGTATCCGTTTCCAGTTGGAACTGGGAATAATCTTAATTTATTGTTTCTCAACTCATACGAGTAATGTGAACTTCTCACATAGAGAGATTCCTCATATGCCTTTGCCTGCATCTTATTGTGCCACACTGGAACAATCTCGTAAGTTGAATCATCAGCATACTGACCATAAGTTGAAAGGTTGCCTAAAACGTTTACACCGTTATAGTAACCATAATAAGACCACATTGCTTTAGGTGTTTTATAGAATACTTTTTTAACAAGAATCTTGTTAGCATCTGATGCTCCTGTGAATCCGAGCGCTGCTTGCCAGTCTGCGTCAGAAGTTATCGCCGCTTGGATATCATAATCCTGAACTCCGTCTGTGATATCAATAGATGCCGAGTATACCGTCGTAGACCCTCCAACTCCAACTTCTTCTGAAATACCTTCTGTTACTCTTCTAGCGTAGGCGAAGTCAAATCTTGGATATTTAAGAGATACGTGTGTCTTCTTGTTCACAACAGTGTTGTCAACAGTGTCCTCAGTAATTGCGCCGTCTTCATTAAATGAACCAGTTGAATTACCCAAGGAATTGGAAAGTGTATTCTTTGTTTGATGAATATTCAAGATATAAGAATATTCTAATACTGCCTCTTCGTAAGCAGCAAAGACCTGTTCTTTTGTGAGTTCGATATCTAGAACATCGCCACCGAGTTTTCTATATGTATAAGCAACTTGGTCAGCAGCGCCCTGAAGGAAAGTATCTACTTGTGTTTCGTCTGCATCTCCATTTCCATCGAACCAATAATCTACATTGGCGTAGATGCCAAACGGAAATGAACTAATAAGTGCGTCTTTTTCTGCCCCTGCACCTGGAACTGTATAGTTTTCAGGTAAGACAATAACACTCGTTGTTTGTGCTGGTGTAAGGGTTGGTTTCGCCATTTAGGGCATCCTCCGCATTTTCTCATAGTAAGTAGTTTATGAGATACAAAAAAACCCCAACCGAAGAAAACGGAAGGGGTTCCTTTGTTAGAGTCAAACTCTAATCGTTACTGTCTTGATTAACCCTCAAGGTCACGACAGATAACAAGACCGTACATGTCAGGTCGTACCATCTTCTTACCGTAACGAGTCATCACTGCCTTACGTGGAGTGAAGTCGTCTTGGTTGAAGATTGTAGGAGTAACCTGCAACGGTACGTAAGGAGCGTATACGAAACCACTCTCAAGGAATGAACCACCCTTGCGACCGACAAGGATAACATTTCTTGGGAAGTAAGGGTCTACGTGCAAGTCCCACTTCTTGTTGATTGAACCGATTTGAACAGCACCAACTGAACCAGTTGCATCGTCGTGAGTGACTGATGCACGGAAACCACTGGTGAACTCAAGGATGTTAGCAACCTCTGGTCCACAAACCAAGAAGTTAGCACCACCACGAAGAGTCTTTCTGTGGATGTCTGCTGAAACGTCATTGATAGTCTCAATGAGAGTCTCGTACCATTCGCTTACTGAACCTGTGAAGTCAGGAGGTGAAGCCAATGATGTTGCGTCAGCACCAGTCAATCGGTTAACGAAAAGACCTGGACGACGTGACCAGTACAACTTAGATGCTGAAGCACCTGCGATAAGGTCTGAAAGAATTTCCTGGTCGATTTCCAAAGCAATCTGCTCTGAAAGAATACCAGTCAACTCAACCTCTGCGTCGAGGTTGTGATATGCATTCAAGTCCTGAGCAAGTTCTGGTGTCCAAGACGCCTTCAACTTACGTGTAACAGCAGTGATTGCTGATGAATCAACCTTGATTGCGATTTCAGGAAGTGCTGATGAACCTTCCATCTCCCATGCCTCTGAACCAACAACTGCACCAAGAGCACCGCCCTCTGTGATGTTGTCTGCCATAGCGTATTCGATGAAGTGCTCAACACCTGCACCTGGTTTAGCGATTGCTGGAGCACCTGCTGCGCCCAAAAGGAAAAGAGTAAGAGTTGTACCCTCAATCTTGCTCAAACGACGAACAACATTAAACTGAGTAACTGCACCGCTTGCCGCTGTAACTGTACCTGCTGATACGTGACGAGCGTCCTTACCGATAAGTCTTCTCAAGTCGCCCGTGCCATTAAGTGGGTGACCTGCACAACCATTGTCGCCTGCTACACTAAGGTCAACCTCAACGATTTTAACTTGTGAACTGTCTGTGATTGCAAGCAAGTCAGCGTCGAAGTCAATCAAAAGAGCGTCTGCGTCTGAAACTGCGCCGTTAAGAACAACAGTATCTGCTGCTGTGATTGCAGTGTCTTCGCCAAATGAGTGAACACCTCTTGCTGCTGAGTGTCCGTGAACAAGGTTCTGGAACTGAGGAGCAGGAAGAACATCTGGGTTCAAGTTAACACCGTCGAGAATTCCCTTAGCAACCTTGGAACCGCCGTATACTGATGGTTCTTCTGCTGCCAACTGACCGTCACGAGATGCTGATGGTGCTTGCTTCACGAAGTCCATGAAGAAAACGAGACCTGATGGAAGACTCATTGGTTGAACAGAAACGAGTTTCTGTGCCAAAAGACCGCCGAATACACGACGAACGATTGGGAAAGCAACTGCTGCGAACCCTTCTACGTCGCCGCCTGCCATTGTGTTTGATTCACGAAGGAGTTCCTTCGCCTGGTTCTCAAGGAGAACCGCCATTTGATTTCTGTGGAAATCGCCTTCGAGACCTTCGAGAAGACCAGTCTTTTCCCACTTGTTGAGAATAGCCTCACCTTCCTTAGAGAGGTCACGATTAACGACACCTTCTGTAAGATTTTGTAAAATAGACATTTATATTACCTCCGAATGATTTATTTTGTCTTTAATTATTAATTCCAGCCAATTGCTGCATTCTCTTCGAGAATGTATCTGTCTGCTTCTGAGGGATATTTCCTCTTGAAGCAAATGGCGAAACGCTCTTCTTTACTGCTTCACTCAATGTATTTGGTGCTGACCTCTTAGGAGTTTCGCTACTCAACATTGTGTTTTGAAGTGTCTCGAAAATTGTTTTCGCTTCTTCAACAGAACCAGCACCCGTAATGGACTCGACAATTTCATTTCTTTGTCGCTCATTCAAAGAGGCATTATTCAGAATGCGATTCGTATAAAGCAACTTAGCATTGGAGAGATTAACCTCCGCAAGTCGCTGTGTAATTTTGTCGATAGCAGAACGATATCTCTGCTGTCGAACATCAAAACCCTGTGTTTGACGTTGCAACTGAGCAACTTCCTCTTCCAACTCCGCATTGCGTGCTGTGAGAGTTTGAATCATTTCTTCCTCCTCGGTAAGAGTAGGGGTCTGAACTTGCTCTGTTTCCTCTTCGTCAAGAGTTAACGCAACTTCTTCTACCTCTTCTACTTCTTCCAAAGGAATAGAAATAATGTCTTGTCGCTCTGGTTGGTGGTCAATCTCAAGGGTTTCGAGATTAATTTCTTCATCTTCTTCGACGATTTCTAATTCTTCGCCAAGTGAAATTTCTTCTTCTTCCTGAAGTTCTAATTCTTCTTCCTGAAGTTCTAATTCTTCTTCGTCACCAGCAGGTTCTAAAGCAGGTTCTTCGTCAGACATTCCCATATCCATTCCTGCTTCTTCTTCTTCTGCCTCGATTGCTGCTCTTAATTGAGCGAAGTCAATCTCTTGTGGTTCATCTGCTTCTGGGCAAGGGCAAAGTCTTTCACCATCAGTGAAAGCAGGTGATGCCATGTCTGGGGACATGGTACCCATTGCCATCTCTTCATCAAGTTGTCCTTCTTCTTGCTCAAGTAGACGAGAAACTGCTGAACGCATTTCATCCGCATATTTCTCTAGTAATTCATTTTCTGCACTCTTGACTGCCGCTTCTTTTAGTGCCTTTGCGTCAACAAGTGCTTGCTCTAGTAAATTAGACATTTAGTCTTTCTCCTCACTTTAGTGCGTTAATTATGAAAAAGTCGGGGTTTTTCTTTAATAAATAGTCTTATAGAGCGTGAAACGCCAATTTTGATAGAATAAAAAAAAGGGGGGTAAAAACCCCCCCCAAAAACTATTCAGTTTTTATTTGTATAGTTGCTTAAAGGCAAATTATACTGTTACTGTACCTTCGTCATCAGCGAATGAATAGAAGACTGCAACACCTGAGATTGCTGACTCAAATGTGAAAGTAACATCACCTGTTGTCATGTCAATTTCCATTGGAGCAACCAAAGCGTGAAGGTTACCTGAACCATCTTCTTCGAACAACTGAATCATACCGTGGTCAGTCATGTCAAACCCTGATGGGAATGATGAACCAGCAACTGTAAGTGATGCAACGTTTGAGAACGCAATCTTGTTGTGTCTGTTGTTCTCTCTTGCCTCAAGTGAATTGATTGCTGAATCTTCTGCTGCGATGAGCGCTGAGTGGTTTGTCTCAAGTGAAGCGATAGCAGCATCTCTAGCAACAACCTCTGATGAGATGTCTGCTTCGAGTGATGCGTCGCCTGCTGCTCTTGCAACCTCTTCTGCTGAGATTCTTGTTGTTACTGAAAGAACGTGTGCTGCAAAGTTGCTGTCGTTATCTGTCTCAAGTGAGTTGATAACTGCAACGATTTCTGCAAATGAATCCTTGTCAGCAGATGAACCAGCGAGAATTGCGTCAACTCTTGCCTTCTCTGTTGAAACCTCGTTTGAGAATCTTGTCTCAAGTGATGAATCACCATCCGCTCTAGCAACCTCTTCGCCTGAAAGACGAGTCTCAAGTGATGAAACGTCTGATGCTCTAGCAACTTCTTCATTTGAAAGTCTTGTCTCAAGTGATGAATCTGCTGCTGCTCTCGCAACTTCTTCATTTGAAAGTCTTGTTGTCAAAGAAGCATCGCCTGCCTGACGTGCTGACTCTTCATTACCAACTCTTGTTTCGAGTGAAAGGTCTGCTGCCTCTCTTGCTGCCTTCTCTGTTGAGACTGCTGCTGCTCTAGCATCCTCTTCAGTTGAAAGTCTTGTTTCAAGTGATGAGTCTGCTGCTTCTCTTGCTGCCTTCTCTGTTGAGATGTCAGATTCGAGTGATGAGTCACCTGCTGCTCTAGCAACTTCTTCTGCGCCGAGGCGTGTTGTAAGAGAAGAGTCACCGTCTGCTCTAGCAACTTCTTCGTTTGAAAGACGAGTCTCAAGTGAAGAGTCACCTGCTGCTCTTGAGTCTTCCTCGTTTGAAAGACGTGTATCGAGTGATGCGTCTGCTGCTGCACGAGCAACTTCCTCGTTTGATACTCTTGTCTCAAGTGATGAATCGCCTGCTGCTCTAGCAACTTCCTCTCCTGAGAGGCGAGTCTCAAGTGATGTATCAATCGCTTCAAGTGATGACTCAGCGTCAGAGCGGAGTGTGTTGATTGAAGCAACTGCTGCTGCCAATGCGTTGTCGTTATCTGTGTCGATTGTGTTAACAAGTGTAACGATTTCAGCGAATGAATCCTTGTCTGCGTCTGCGCCTGAAAGAATAGCGTCTACTCTCGACATCTCTACTGAGATTGCTGTCTCAAGTGAACCGTCTTCTGCAATTCTATTTGAAACCTCTGTTGAAAGAAGTGTCTCAAGTGATGAATCGCCTGCTGCTCTTGCAACTTCTTCTGCGCTAAGGCGTGTTGTAAGTGATGCATCGCCCGCTGCTCTTGTAACTTCCTCGTTTGAAAGACGAAGTTCAATTGAGTCTTCTGCTGCTTCTGCTCTTGATGCCTCTGATGAAACGTCTGCTTCTCTATCAACAATTTCCTGAGAAATCTTTGTATCAAGTGAACCTTCTGCTGCGATTGCTCTTGTCTCTTCAGCGTCAACATCAACTGCTCTTGCCGCTTCTTCTTCTGAAAGTCTTGTTTCGAGTGAAGACTCTACGCCTTCCGCTCTTGCCTTCTCAGTTGAAACTGCTGCTTCACGAGCATCTTCCTCTGATGAGATTCTTGTTTCAAGTGATGAATCAATGCCTTCAAGTGAAGCAACGTCAGCATCCTGACTTACTTCTTCGCTTGAAAGTCTTGTTTCAAGTGATGTAAGGTCGGCAGCATTACCGAATTCAATCCATGAAAGTGATGATGCGTCCCAGACGTAAAGTACTGGTTCGTTCTGTGCATTCATCGCCTTTACAATGCGACCATCTTCGTGAGATGTGCCTGATGGCAAAGAACTTACAACTTCTACTGCAAAATCCTTTGCGCTTGCGTTTAAAATACTAATTCTACTCATGTGTTTTTATCCTCCTATTAAATGTAAAAAACACTGCGATTATAAAAATCGCTAAAAAGCGGGGGGTACCCGAAGGTACCACCCCTAAAATATATCAGTTAAAAAACTGAATTTTTTATGCTACAATAATTGTAATCTGGAACGTTGTCGGTGACGACGGAGCAGTACCGTTAGTAGCGACAACATTAAAGTTATAAGTACCAGCAGCAGGCAAAGTGCTGTTCGGGAACGATGCACTTGCATAACTGTTTGGATTATAAAGATTATTGTTGAAACCATTAATCAAATCCTGCTCGTAAGAACTAGGTGAACCGCTTGATGCCTGTGCCACCCACATCGTGTCATATCCATTCCAACCGTAGTTGTAAGAATCGTTATTTCCACTAAGTTCCAAGTAACTGCTGTATACGTTTGCTGTTGCAAGGTCAACTGTAACAGTTACGTCAACTGTCTGACCGTGGTCTGCTGTTCCTGGTGATACTGTAATACCTGAAGCATACGAACTCATTGTCCATGCCGCTGGAGCATTTACATAAAATGGAGCAGATGCTGAACCAGCAGTAGCAACAAGGTTGCCACTTGCATCGTAGAGTTCGGCATAAAGTGCAACTTCTGCCCCCTCTGACAATCCAGTCATAGAACTAGCGCTGAAATCATCACCGCCGTATCCACTTTCATATCCTTGAAAGGTGTATGTGTAACTGCTGTAAGTGCTGTTGCCATCAGGCTTGTAATACCACTTAGTCTCTGCGCCTGCGCCCAAGTCATAACCCATAGAGTGAATTGACGTTGGATATCCAGACTGGTCAAGATTAACATAATCCTTCATGTAAATTGTATAACCAATTTGGTCTGTAGTAGGCGAAGTCTGACTATAGACTTCTGATGCGTCGTATCCACCAAGTTGGAAAGCAGATGCTGTGCTCGGTGAACTCACCTCGCCTTCATCGTCAGCAAACATATAGAATACTGCGAAACCTGACTTTGCTGTCGAACCAAGTTGAACTGTAACATTACCAGACGACATGTCAATCTCAACTGGTGCAACCAAGTGACGGAACTTACTGCTTCCCATGTCCTGGAAAACCTGAACCATACCATGCTCATCCATCTTAAATCCTGCTGGGAACTGTGAACCAGATACTGTGAATGAAGTAACTGGTGTTGTTCCACCGAAGTCAACTCTAAGGTGTCTGTTTTCTTCTCTAACCTCGACAGAATCAATTGATGCTGCGAGTGTAGAAATCTCATTAGAGTGCTTTGTTTCCAATGAAGTAATCGCAGACTGTCTTTCAACAATCTTTGAAGAAAGTTCTGCTTCAAGTGAAGCATCACCTGCTGCCATGTTCGACTCTTCCGCTGAAATTCTTGAATCAATAACCACCTGATAAGATGCCAACTGGTCATCAGCGTCTACGTCAAATTCTGTAATAAAGGAAACAAGTTCTACAAATGTATCCTTGTCAGCGTCTGCTGAATCGAGAATTGCATCAATTCTTGACTTTTCTGTTGAGACCTCATTTGAAAATCTTGTCTCGACTGAAGAGTCGCCTGCTGACATTGCATCTTCCTCGTTTGAAAGACGTGTCTCAAGGGAACCCTTGTCTGCTACTTCGTTTGCTTCTTCGCTTGAAAGTCTCAAATCGAGTGAAGCATCTGCTGCAACCATAGCGTCCTCTTCGTTTGACATTCTTGTTGTCAACGAAACGTCTGCTGCTGCTCTAGCAACTTCTTCTGCTGAAATCAATAACTCAATTGAAGCATCTCCAGCAATTCTTTCTGCTTCTTCTGAAGCAACTGCTGAAAGCATTGCTGACTCTTCTTCGGACATTCTTGTCTCGATTGATGAATCGTCAGATGCTCTGTCTGAAGCGTCGCCAGACAACAATGTTTCAAGTGACAAGTCACCTGCTGCCATTGCATCTTCCTCTGTTGAAAGTCTTGATTCGATTGATGCATCATCTGATGCCATAGCAACCTCTTCAACGCCCATTCTTCCACCAAGAGAATTATCAGCAGCAAGTCTTGCTGATTCTTCTGATGCCAATCTTGTTGTCAATGAAGCATCGCCTGATGCCATTGCACCCTCTTCAGTTGCCAATCTTGTTGTCAATGAAGCATCGCCTGATGCCATTGCGTCTTCTTCGTTCGAAAGTCGAAGTTCCAATGAATCGTCAATACCTTCCAAAGATGATTCCATTGAAACAATGTCTGCTGCAAGTGAAGCAATCTCTGTTGAAGTCTGTGTATCGTGTGCCAAGTCAATTGCGTTGATGTGAGTAACAATCTCTGCGAATGAGTCCTTGTCTGCTGTAGAAGCGTGAAGGATTGCACTGATTCTTGCCTCTTCTGTTGAGATGGCAGTTTCAAGTGAAGCATCCCCTGCTATTCTATCCGCAGTTGCTGAAGCGATATCTGCCGCTATAGCAGAATCCATTGCACCACGAAGGTACTCTTCGTCTGAAATAGGTACAGTTCCATCATATAAAGTAGCAGACCAGTTTGCAAACTCTTCTACTGACAATCTAGTCTCAAGTGAAGTCTCTGCTGCCTCTGCTCTTGTCTGAAGTGAATCAACTGCTGCGATTCTGTCAGATTTTGCTGTTGAAAGTTTTGCGTCAACTGATGCTTCTGCGATAAGTGCTCTTGACTCTTCTGCGTCTACATCTGCCTCTCTTGCAACTTCCTCTGTTGAGAGGCGAGACTCAAGTGAACCTTCAATAGCAACTGCTCTAGCATTTGCTGATGTAATAGCAGATGCTCTAGCAACTTCTTCTGATGAGATTCTTGACTCCAATGAAGAATCAATTCCCTCAAGTGACAAAACGTCTGCGTCGTTTGCGTCTTCCTGCTGGGAAAGTCTTGTCTCAAGTGATGTAAAATCACTTACATTTGCAAACTTTGCCCAAATGCCCTGGTGGTCACACCAGACATAAATGTGTGTGCCGTACTTTACAAGACGACCGTTTTCGTTATCTCCAACAGAACCATTAACTGGTGCTGATGAAACAATTTCCAATGCAAAATCTTCTGCACTAGCGTTTAAAATACTAATTCTACTCAAAGTTTTATCCTCCTAAAATATGTTAAATGTGGGAGTATTTTTGACTCTCCACTATAAAATCTTGAGTAAGATGGACAAGAGAATAAACCTCTCCCACCTGCCTTTATTTAGGTTCGAAATAAAGATAAAGAATAGGTTTTTTTTGAGATTGTTGTTTAAAGATTTAGAGGGGCAAAAAAAAATTAATTAAAGAAAAGGGGTGCCCGAAGGCACCCCGAAAAAGGCAATAAATCGTAAGATTAATTAACTTCCTGATTAGACAAATATGCTCTATCTACTGCTACCCAAGTTGGCGAACCGCCGACATTTGAATTCCTGTAGATTTCATAAGACTGGTCTGAAGTATCAATAACAATCTTAATATCTGTTGCATAACTTGTATTAGCACCCCAGTTATATGTTGTATGAGGGGAAGCATAGTGCGTGTCATTAATAAGGTGCTGACCAGTTGCACCGTGAGAAGCAAGATACATTGTAACGATTGTATCTGCATCAGGATTTACCTGAGTACTACTTGTTCTATCTGACCATCCTAACTTCAATGTCTCAGTAGCCGAAATTGAGTCATGTACGTTCGCACTAAATCTGTTAATAACATTAGATTGAGTTCTGTTTGTAGTAATCTCTGACCACAAGTGATGACTCGAACTAATCGCAGAACCTGTTGAATAATAATCTGTTCCACCAGAAGTAACGTGAACTGCCCAAGCGCCGTCAGTGGTAGAGTCAAATATATTTTGTGCTTCCCAGCGAATCTGACCTGCTGTAGTAGTGTGTGCTCCTATCTTGTACGACCAGTTTCTTACTGGTCTGTTTCCACCAGTGTCGCCAGTCAAGTCGGTTAAATCGAATCCCCATTCTGGACCTCGAAGTGTTCTGGTTTTATAGTTATTGCCCCCTCGGTAGACATAGTAACCCTGATTAACGGTCGCTGTATATGTTGCAGTTCCAGTTCCAGACATGTATGGAGGTGATAAAATGATATCGTCTCCACTATCAAGCACCTCTCCTGCCGAGGAAGGATAAGGCACAAGTGCGCCCGACACTGAGTCAAAATATAATGTTGCTCTAAAGTATGCGCTATCAGCAGACGTGCCGAAAAGGAGAGACGTTTGATACGCAGAACCTGAAGGCGCTGTCGTAGTTGTTCTATACGAAGTTTGGTTACTTAAATTCTCATAATTAATCGTGAATGAAGAATAATCAGAAGCCCAAACAAAGGATACTCCTCGGCGACTAATTGCAATATCATAATATGAATAAGTTGTTTGTCCATAAACAGACAAGTAGAACGTATCTCCAGTGTAATTCAAAAACGAGTCAACATTAGACGCTGTAACCCCAGTAACATTAACTGTAACGGAAGAACTGTCACCTGCGTTTGCACCCCAAGAAGCGCTGGCACCCGTAATCTTGAACTGTGGATAAGAACTTGAACCAGAACTTGGAGGTGGTGGTGATGCTTGTTGACCACTGGAAGAAGACATGTCTGTCTCGTCTCCTGCAAAGGAGTAGAATACAGCAAAACCTGATTTAGCAGATACACCCAAATCAAACGTCATTTCGCCCGTCGTTGGGTCAAAATTCATTGGCGAAACAAGTCTTCTATAAGTATTAGAACTTACTTCTTGATATATCTGAACCAAACCGTTGCCAGGAGTAAACCCTGAAGGTAAATCAGTTTGCAGTACCGTAAAACTTGTCTTGTTTGAGAAATCAACTCTAAGGTGTCTTGCTTCCTCTCTTGTCTCCAGTGAATCAACTGAAGAACCAAGTGTCGAAATTTCACCTGAGTGCTTATTCTCTAGTGAAGTCACAGCAGATTGTCTTTCAACAATCTTTGCAGCAAGTTCCGTTGCAAGCGATGAATCACCCGCTGACATGTTTGACTCTTCTGCTGAAATTCTTGAATCAATAACCAATTGATACGATGACAAAGCGTCGTCTGCGTCTACATCGAACTCTGTAATGAAAGAGACAAGTTCAACAAAAGTGTCTTTATCAGCGTCTGCGCTGTCGAGAATTTCGTCAATTCTTGATTTCTCTGTTGAGATTTCATTTGAGAATCTTGTCTCGACTGAAGAGTCTTCTGCTGACATTGCATCTTCCTCAATTGAAAGGCGTGTTTCAATTGAACTCTTGTCCGTAGAAAAGTTATCTTCTTCGTTTGAAAGTCTTGACTCCAAAGAAGAATCTGCAAGTGCTCTAATAGTCTCGTTTGTCTGCATATTAGTTTCTAGTGAGACATCGCCATCTTCTCTGGCAACTTCCTCTGTTGAAACAAGAGATTCCACTGAACTGTCAGCGGTAACTCTCTCTGCTTGTTCCGAAGCAACTGCTGAAAGCATTGCTGACTCTTCATCTGCTATTCTTGTTTCGATTGATGAATCTGCGGATGTTTTATCCGCACTATCTCCCGAAAGTAAAGTTTCAAGTGACAAGTCACCTGCCGACATTGTGTCCTCTTCATTTGATAGTCTCGTATCAAGTGAGGTATCTGCGTTTGCTCTTGCCAATTCATCAGTTCCGAGTCTACCTCCAATAGAGTTATCAGTAGCAAGTCTTGTCGATTCCTCTGAAGATAACCTTGTTGCTAATGAAGTATCACTTGTTACTGTAGCGCCCTCTTCTGTTGCAATTCTAACTTCAAGAGAAGAATCCTTTGAAGACATTTCATCCTCTTCGTTAGATAATCTTGTCTCAACAGAATTGTCAATGCCTTCCAAAGATGATTCCATTGAAGCGATATCCGCTGCAAGTGAAGCAATCTCTGTCGAAGTCTGCGTGTCATGCGCTAAATCAATTGCGTTGATGTGAGTAACAATCTCCGCAAATGAATCCTTGTCTGCTGTCGATGCATGAAGAATCGCACTGATTCTCGCTTCTTCTGTTGAGATAGCAGTTTCAAGTGAAGAATCAGCAGATGTTCTACTTCCTGATTCCGCAGCGATAGCGGAAGACAAAGATGAATCACTTGCAAGTCTTTGTGCTTCTTCGGAAGAAAGTCTTTGTGTAAGAGACAAATCTCCCGCATCCTTTGCATCTTCCTCATTAGACAATCTAGATTCCAAAGATGTTTCGGCAGCAGTTGCTCTTGCTTCGAGCGAATCAACTGCTGAAATTCTTGCAGCGATAATTGTGGATATTTCAATATTTACGCTTGTAACTAAACTTTCTTGCAAAGATGCTTCGGAAGATACGTCCTCTACTCTTGCCGAAATCATTGAAGAAATTCTAGTTTCAATAGAATCTTCTTGCGATGATGCTCTCGCTTCCTCTGAGGCAATTGCGGAAAGCATTGCAGACTCTTCCTCGGATATTCTTGTCTCTAGTGAAGAATCAATTCCCTCAAGCGACAAAACGTCAGCATCATTTGCATCTTCTTGTTGTGAAAGTCTCGTTTCAAGTGATGTAAAGTCGCTTACGTTTGCAAACTTTGCCCAAATACCCTGGTGATTACACCAAACGTACATGTGCGTGCCATACTTTACTAAGCGACCGTTTGCATGGTCGCCAACTGAACCATTCACAGGAACGGTAGAAACTACCTCCATCGCAAAATCGTCAGCAGTGGCGTTTAAAATTTGTATTCTATTACTCAAAATTTTATCCTCCTATTTGTTTTTTCATGTGAGTATTTTTGACCCTACATTATAAAAGTTTGAGCAAGATGGACAAGAGGATACACCTCTCCCACCTGTGTCTACTTAGACTAAAAATCAGGTTAAAGAAAAGGTTTTTTAATAGATTGTTGTTTGAGGATTTAGAGGGGCAAAAAATAATTTTTTAATGAATAATGACAACTTTGTAAGTTTGTTGAGTTGTAACATTTCCAAAGTAAAACACTACGTCATTTTGATTTCTCGTGAACGGAACCACGAGATTGTTTCTACTTGAATCAATTATCTGAACAACATAGTCAGAGTTGGTAACTGCAAGGTTATGAGTAAGAGTTGCAAAAACTCCAGTTCCCGTATTTACTGTCAAGTTATAAGACTTTATTTCTGGTAGTGAAGCAGAAGCGGCAGCAATTGCTTCTATTGTTGCTGCGGTAACAGCATTCGAAATCGTTGTTCCATTTGCACCAGATATTAATACTGTATAGTCTATTGTGTTCGAGACAGTTCCAAAGTAAAACACAACCGTGTTTGCTGTTCTGGTGAAAGGAACTACGAGATTGTCTCCGTTCGGGTCGATAATCTGCACAAGATAATCTGAATCTCCTTTGTTGTGAGTAAGAGTTACAGAGACATTCGACCCTGCGTTGGCGGTAACAGTATAAGATTGAACGTCTGCTACTGTTGCTGGTCCTGCTGGTCCTTCCAAAGAATCTAACCATTCCTGTTCTGTTCCTGAAAAACCATTAGATACTGCAATTTCGTAAGCAGAATCACCGTCAGCGCCGTCTTGACCTGGTGGACCTTGTGGTCCCTCTGCACCATCAGCGCCTGCTGGACCTTGGATTCCTTGTGGTCCCTGTGCGCCTTCATCACCCGCTGGACCTTGTGGACCTGCTGGACCCTGGATTCCTTGGGCACCATCTGCACCAGTAGCACCGTCTTGACCTGCTGGACCTTGTGGTCCCTCTGGACCTTGGGCACCAGTTGGACCTTGAGCGCCAGTTGGACCCGCTGGTCCTTGTGGACCTTCTGGACCTTCTGCTCCATCATTTCCCGCTGGACCTTGAATACCTTGTGGTCCTTGAGCACCAGTATCTCCAGTGTCACCCTTATCGCCTTGAATACCTTGTGGTCCTTGTGGTCCTTGTGGACCAGTTGGACCTTGAGCACCGTCGGCACCCGCTGGTCCAGTGTCACCTGTATCGCCCTTGAGTCCCTGTGGACCTTGTGGTCCTGTCAAACCTTGTGGTCCTTGAGCACCCTGTGGTCCTGCTGGACCCTGAATTGAACCGCCAGAAATCCACTGACTACCATTCCAAATATGCAATGAATCATCTGCCTGTACAATATAAGCATCACCTTGTGAATTTCCATTAGTAGGTAAGTCGTTAATTGTAGCAACTGAACCTTGCATGGTTATACCAGAACCAGCAACACCTTGTGGTCCTTGTGGTCCCGTTGGACCTGTCGGACCTGCTGGACCTTGAGTACCATCAACACCGTCGTCACCGTCTGCGCCTGCTGGACCTTGTGGACCTTGGTCTCCTGTGTCTCCTTTGTCGCCTTGAATACCTTGTGGTCCTTGTGGACCTTGAGCACCTTCTGGTCCTTCTGGTCCTTGTGGACCTGTATCTCCAGTGTCACCTTTCAATCCCTGTGGACCTTGTGGTCCTTGTGGACCAGTTGGACCCTGAATTCCTTGCGCTCCGTCAGCGCCAGTAGCGCCATCTGCTCCTGCTGGACCTTGAATCCCTTGCGGTCCTTGTGGACCTGTGTCGCCAGTGTCGCCCTTATCGCCTTGAATGCCCTGAATGCCTTGCGGTCCCTGTGGACCTACTGGTCCTTGGGCACCTGTGTCGCCAGTATCACCTTTATCACCCTGTGGACCTTGAGGTCCAGTAGCACCTTGTGGACCTTCAATTCCTTGTGGACCTGTAGCACCCGTGTCGCCTGTGTCGCCTTGGTCCCCTTTATCGCCTTGAATACCTTGTGGTCCTTGTGGACCTTGGTCACCTGTGTCTCCTTTGTCGCCTTGAATACCTTGAGGTCCAGTAGCACCTTGTGGACCTTCAATTCCCTGAATACCTTGTGGACCTTGGTCACCAGTATCTCCTTTGTCACCTTGAATACCTTGTGGACCTTCTGGACCTTCTGGACCTTGGTCACCTTGAATTCCTTGTGGACCTTGAATGCCCTGTGGACCGTCTGCGCCGATGAGTGACGCTAACCATTCTGCCTCTGTGCCCTGGAACCCGTTCGAAACTGCTATTTCGAAAGCAGTATCTCCGTCATCGCCGACCAAGGATGCTAACCATTCCTGTTGAGTGCCAACGAATCCCTCGATAACTGCAATTTCATAAGCAGAGTGTCCATTCGTACCTGCTGGTCCTTGAACTCCTGGTCCTATTGCTATTGCTACTTCTTGTATTAATTCGTCTGTAACGACTGCAAGTGAGTTGGAAGATTTTCCAGTTCTTCTGGCACGATTAAACGATTTTCCAGACATGATTTATGCCTCAACCGATGCCGTCAGCAGCACCCCAAATCTTGCGAAGTGTTCGTGTATCGGCACCGCCGTCTTCAATAACCTTTGAATTGGGTTCATTCTCTGCCTGAGAACCACCTGAAGTAGGTTCATGGTCAAGGACACCCGTAATAAGGATAGATACTGCATCTTCGGCATGTCCCGAAGCGGTTTGACCGTTGACAAATCCAGAGGCAGGAGCGAGAATATTATCTCCTGCAAACTTTTGAATAAGAATAAAGATAACTTTTGTTCTAGAAGAAATGGTTGCCGTCTCACCCTGCATTACTTCGATGTAATTTGCATTGGCGACTGGTAGAGCGATGGGAGAGTTAGCATCTGGATTTCCATCTGAATCAAAAAAATGTGTTTTCTGACCATTTGTTGACCTTTGTGCTGTCAACATAACTTTCAATCTAACAGTTCCATCGCCTGCGTCCTGCTTTACACCTGCCACCCAAGACTCTTCGAGATTAATCTCTACACTTCTCATAGTTGTTGGAAATTCAATCATGAGTAATTCACCACTATTTCTGTTGCCGCTGGCAACCCAAGGAGATGAACTCGTGTCAAAAGTGATTTCCCCACCTGCTGTTATATCACAAGTGAACCCAACACTATCTGGGTGTTTTAGGGTGTTAACAGCATTTCTGTTGACGCCTCCTGTACCATCAATTCTGACGATTCTCTTGAAGTAAGGTTTTCCTGCTTGGAGTTGGGTACCTGCCGAACCGCCAAGGATATAATTTCTTGCCATTGTAAAAGTCCTCTGTTATAAAACTATACTAAATAGTTATCTATTTTGCTTTTGTCGTTGTCGTTTTCTTCTTCTCGCTGCCTCTGCGAAACGACGACGCTCGGCTTGAATCTCTTTGTGTTTTTTGCGGAGCGATTTCTTTGAAATATCTCTGCAAAGATGATGACCTCGTGAAGGGTCACGAATGTCATTCATAACTCCTTCTTTCTTTAACTTGCGAAGTGCTCGTCTTACGAATGCTTCCGTAGATTCGCCCTTTCTAATTCTCTCTTCGAATAGACCTTTGTCTCTCACTTTTATTTTCCTTTCTTATTTTTTACCCTCGGCAAGTTTCTTCCAAATCCCGCCAAGATTGCTTGTAAGTTTGTCTATGTTTACCCCTGGATTGTTGGGGTCTACTCCCTCAAAAGGACTGTATCCACCTTTTCCTTTATTAGCATTACCGCCCTTTTTAAGAGGTTTCGTGCCTTCGAAAACATCAACTCCATTATAAGAAGAAGTTCCGATAGCATCTAATAATTTCTTTTTGTTTTCCAAAATTTTTCTTTTTTCTTCCTCGGAAATAGTATTTTGTTCTTGAACAGCAGGTTCCTTAGTTTCCACCTGCTCTGTAACGAGTCCCTTCTGAACACCTGCCACAACCTCAGATATAACTGACGTTAAAAGACCACTTGTAAGAAGTGCGTCTTTCACACACTCTTCAACAATGGGTTTAATAAGTTGTTTTAATTCTGACTTTTTCATCCTTAGTCCCTTACAATATCGTTCAATAACCTGTTGATTCTATCTGCCTTGGTATAAATACTTTTCACACTCTTGCTCTCTTGAAGATTCATGAATGCGCCGATGGTCGAAGGGTCAGATACAAAATCAAAACAAATTAAATTAAAATCATCTTCTACTACAGTATTGCCCATCCTGTCTTCATGTACCGAACCCATTCCTCGTGAAGAAATACCAAGTTTCACGCCAGAGTGGACGAGAGATTGAAGAATTTGTCCAGAAGGTGTATTAAGGACTTTGCACTTACCCATCACATTGTCGCCTTCCCACCAAACCTGAGTCATAAGATGCGAGACATTCTTCAAGTTTACAACGGAATCTTCTGGATGGTCTAACTCACCAAGTGCTCTCTGGTCTCTTACGATTTTCTGGTAGTTCTCAATTTCTCTCTCAAGAACACTTCTTGGGTAGATTCTACCGTTTTGATTCTTCGCTTTCGCCCTTTGGATGACACCTGTAAGATACATGACGCCATCTTCTTTAATTTCTCTTTTTTCTGACTCTGTTAGAAAATCTTGACAAAGACCTCCTTCACAAAGTTCATAATATTCTCTCAACAGATATTTGTTATTCATCTACACTCTCCAGTAAGTTTTACAAAAACAAAAAGCGGGCGTTACCCGCACGAGTTAACAACCGTTCTTGCAGAGACGAACTGGTTGAATCATCCACTTCTTCACAGGCATCACAACACCTCACTTTCACTTTGTCTTCACTTTTATCCCATCATCATCGAACACCATAGCAAGGACGTATGAAGTTGCAGAACTTAAACATCCAAGCAGGAATGCCGTAACAGGACTTTTGTCAAAACTAAATAGTTGAGTGTAGGGGTTTATGCTCCATAAAAATAAACCTACCCAAAATCCAGTACACATAGGGCAGGATAGAAGTTCCCCCATCCAACCCTGGGTGGGTCGAATTTTATCAAAAATTTTACCATAAACGAGAATTTGGGTGAGACCGAACGCTGAAAGAGTGAAATAGGTAAGTTCTAGCACATATCCTCTTTTCAGTATATTCTATAATAAGATTTAATTGCTGGATACTTTGGTACTGTTCCTTTGCTCTTTTCTTGTGGAACCTCACCAAGTTTAGTTGAGTCCTCTTCACTTGGATTCAACTCTTTTTGAGCAATCATGCTTTCAAGAGCATCATCATGGGCATAATAAGGTTTTTCTTCTTCGATGAACTTGCCAATAGTATAGAGCGCAACTTCGGTAGCATCTGCTCCAACTTTAGATTCAGGATATGAACCCTGCATTGAACCGTAAACATTCCCACCTTGAACAGTCTCTGGGAGTATCACTCCCTTTTTCTGTAAGAAGACAAACAACCTATCTTGCGCTGCATAAACATCATCCGACATTTCATTCTTGGCAAACGCAAGTACCTGCTTCTTCTCTGGTTGAATAACAATATCCATATCGTAGTGGTCGTAAATCGCATAATCCCCACCCAACGTCTTACGAAGTATCATCTTCATCTTTGGGTTGTATACAACATTTTTGTCGTCTTCAGGTTCTCCTACTTGTACTTTAATTTCTTCATTCATGTGAGTTCACCTCTCTTACGAGTTCCTGAACCTGCATAATTTTCTTAATCGTTCTTTCATCCAGTGGAGTTTCTTTCAGAGAATCTAAAAATTGAAGAACCTTTCCTGCTTTCTCAAGCATTAATTCGTCAGATTTAATTTCTTCCGACTCTAAAGACTGACTGACTTCTGTCCTCAATCTCTCAATCTCTTCGTTAAGATACGTCTTCAAAGAAGTTCCATTGTCAGAAACAGAGAATATATATCGAGATACAACTTTTTGTTGTTCTTCATGTAGTTTACCAGCGTAGGTTTTGTTGAACTTATTCGTAAAAGTTTTATAGGCAATCGAGTCAATATGCTCCATGATTTCTTTTTCAGTTTTAGTTTCTGCCTTTGTCACCTCTTCAAGGATTCTATCTTCAAGGATAATCTTTTCCTCAGTCGCAGTGCTGTCTGAAAATAACTGTCCAATGGTCGCCATCGTCTTATAGTTTGGTACAAAGTTGGCATAAACATCTTGTCCCAACTCAACATTAATTTTTTTAATCAACTTTGATTGTTCTGAAAATATTCTTTGAGTATTCAACTTATCTCTGTCTCTTCGAACTTCAGACAAAATTCTTTTTGCAAATGTCTCTTCTGCTTCTCTGAGATTCATTATGGTTTTGTAAGTTTGCAAGTCTTTATAAAGAACACCTCTTTTCTGAAAATGTCTTTTAATAATTCTTGCAATTTTACTTTGTCGCTCTTCATCGTTGTTCACGACTGACTTTGCCATTTCCTTGATTAGCGCCTCGAAAAGAAACGCTGTATTTCTTTTTTTATTGTGCTTGAACTTCATTACTTGTTTTCCTTTAATTGCTTATTATTCTTCTTTTCAAGGTTCTTCACAAGTGCCTTGACTTGCCAGTCAGTTAACTCTTGGTTCACCTCAAGAAGCAATTTTTCTTCTTTGTCTGTGTAAGTAGTTTCATCACCTTCGTAAATGCCACGAGAAAGTGTCTTCAAGTCGGATAATCCAGGCATTGTGTTTCGTGGAGTAAATGAAGCAGTCTCATCAGACCATTTAGATTTCGTAGAACGCTTCTTTGCACCTTGTGGTCGGGAGTCCACCTTTTCAGGGTGATACACTTTACCCTTTGCACCTGGAGTTAAATAACCATCACGCTTACCTGGTGCCGCAAGAAGTGCTGAATCTGGTTCATCCCCACCTTCATCGCTGCCGAGGTCGTCGCCACCCAAATCATCTCCTCCTCCAAGGTCATCGTCGAAATCACCACCACCGCCGCCGCCTTCACCTGGTTCAGGTAACTCGCCTGCTGCCTCGATTGCTGCCGTAAATTTAGAATCGTGAAACATTTCTCTTTCAATTCTAATGACCTCTTCCTCTGTAAGACGGAAGATGTTTCTATAAATCCATGCCTTCGAAAAGTATCCCTCAGTTGCTGAGTCTGCTATTTCAAACTTTGCACGAAGGTGCTCTAATTCCTGCATAGAAGCAATCTGAGAAGGGTTATTTAATCGAAGTTTAAACTTTGTTAAGTCTTCTCCTCTATATCCGAGAGTGTAAAGATGAATGATACCAACCTTCTCCAACTCTGCTACAACAGACCTTTGAAGTCTCTGGATAGTCCTTGCGAAACGAATGTCTTTTTGTGCGAGTGTTGCTTTGTCCTCATCTGCCCCATCGCCTCGTGAAAGATAGGACTGAGGAACTTTGAGTGCTGAAAACAATTTATCTCTTAGATATTTTACATCGTCTATATCACCAGTGTAAGAACCACCTGGCAAAGTTTCAATTCTTGTGTTCTCGCCGCCTCGAACAGGAACAAAGTAGTCCTCGTCAATAGAAAGTGGGTTGTATCGTAGGTCAACTCTTCCAGTGCTCGCATCAACAACCTGATTCTTTTTCATTGTTGTGACAACTTTTTGCATATATTGCTCAACGTCCTGTGGAGCGATGTTGCCTACATCAACATAAAATACTCTTCGTTCTGGTGAGCGAGTAATACGATAGGACATCATAGCGTCTTCAATAAGGTGAAGTTGTCGCCAGATACGTCGAGCAGGTTCCAATATAGAAGTTCCATAAGGAGCGTACTTGTCGTTTCCAAGAATACGGAAGTGAGCAACCTGCCAGTTCTCAAATGTAAGTCCAGCAGAGTTCCACTGGTACTGAATGTAGTTCGGATTCGTTGGGTCTTCGCCCTCCATTCTTTCAACCTCGGAAGGAGGAAGTGGAATAAAAGACTTTACACCAATCTTGTCGTCAATATCAACATAAAGAAAATAGTCACCATACTTGCACATAGTACGGCACCAACCGTAAAGGTTGAACTCAACATTTAAAACATTATAATAAAGTGCGTCAAGTGTTGATTTAATCTCCTGGTTAGGGCATTCAATACTAAGCATTTTGTTAAGTTCATTATGATATGTCATCTCATCTGCATAGATATCGAGAGAAGAGGCAATAATAGGTTCAAACTCCATTTGGTCAAAGTCCACATATCTCTCGTTGCGGATGCGATTAGACATGGCATCATTGTGAATATGCTCAAAAGGATTATATTGATTCTTTTGAAACTGCTTTCCAGAAGCAGAAGTGAAACGAGTCGCATAATTGTCTAGTGCTTGTCTTTTGAACTTTCTTCTATTTTGCTGTCTTCTGTTTACGATAGGACCAGAAAAAAGTCTGGTTAGTCTTTTGAAGAGAACTGACTCTTCATTTTTTATGTTTTGGTTATCTGCCATCTATTTTACCCCTTAAAAAGACCAGGGAAGTTGGTCATTATTTCTTTCATCTGTCGAACACCGTCTGGTTTACCATAGTTTACCATACCTGGTACTGCTGTGTTAAGTTGAGTTTTAGAAGTTGACATCGCATTCAGCAGTGCCTTCTTATACTCCGCATCTCTCTGGTTTGAAACCAAAGCAGTATCTCTTACCCAACAAGCAATCGCCATAGACATTACAAGGTCGTCGTTATATCCTCGCATTGCCTCTGGTTTACCATTGTTCCAGACAAATGTTTTCAATTCGTTAAACAATCGGTTCGACGTGATAGTAATTAGGTCATTTCTTATAAATTCCTCTAACTTGGCAATAATCAAGGGTCTTGTCTTCATTGAAGTAGTGAACCCAAGTACTGACCTACTATTCGAACGTGCTGCTGCCGAATCTACATACTCGTGTGTTGATTTTACTGAATAATAAAGATTTGGATATCCTGCTTCTTCCAATTTGGTAAGAACTGCATAACCAACGTTATTGTTTTCCACTACGAGGAGGCAACCACCGTAGGTCTTTCCTGCATCCGCAAGGAACATAGCATAAGTGTCCAAATCTACCTTGCCTTGGTATTCTGCTGCCTGGGTCATTTGTGTTACGTTTATAACTTGAAATGCTGAAAAGTCCTTGCCGTCTCCTCGGGCAACGTCTGCTACAAGCAAGTAAGATTGTGTTGGGTCGAAGTCTTCCCAGATATAATAGTTTCTGTCAAATCCTGCTTTGTGATTTGGGTCACAAATAGTTTTGGAAATCTTCTCTATGTCCTCGGTATGAATAACTGTTTCACCCGACATGTTAAAGTTACATTCCAACTCCTGAGCAATTTGTCTTCGAGACATATTTCTTGTCTCTTTGTCGAACCAAGCATCATCTCTATCTGGGTGTACCTGCCAAGGTAGACATGTTGGTTTGAAGTCATTATTTTCCTCGTCTGCATCGACATAGGTTTGGTGAAACCAGTTGCCGACACCGTTTGGAGTCGAAAGAGCAATACAACGACCACCAGTTGATAGTGTGGGATAAAGACCAGTCCACAACTCGTCAAGACCTTCAACGTGCGCTGCCTCGTCAATAACCAGAAGGGATAATGCTTCTGAACGACCAGCGTCTGATGAAGTAGAGGTTGCTTTGATTTGTGAACCGTTAGATAACTCAAATGAAGTTCTATTGTCCACAGAGATGCTTGCGATTCGCATCCAGTCTGGGACATTCCTCATTATGTTCTTTACCTTCTTTACCAAGTTTGCCGCTGTGCCGAACTTGGTTGCCATAACAAGAACATTTTTATCTTTGTGAAAAAGCATCATCCAAACAACATAACCTGCTGTTACAGTTGAGATGCCTAACTGACGTGCCTTTAGAATAATGTTGAAGCGATGGTCGTTAAAGTCTCTTAAAAGGTCGTCCTGAAAGTCGTAAGTCCTAAATGGAATAGACCCGTGCATTGGGTGAGAAATCTTTGCATAGTTATTTAGAAAATAAACTGGGTCTTTGCCGCATTGGACGATTTCTGATAAAATCTTTTTCTTGGTGAGTTGGTAGGTCATCTAAGACTCTGCTTTCTTTATGATGGTTCGCCTACGAAACCTGCGTCGATGTTTTCGACGACTTTGAGCAACAATGATTTAAGTTCCTCGTTAGGGACACCACTGTCGTGAAGTTCATTCATCAAATCTTCGATTTTAACTTCAGCGTATTCCAGAAGGGACTCAACTCGATTTTCATTCCGATAGAGTTGAACTTCTTCTTGAATGATTTCTTTTAATCTTGCTTTTGAAATCTTCATTATCCGTCCTTCCTTTTGTCGTTAGGTGCTTTGCCTTTTCTGCCGAGTTCCAACCATTTCTTGATTGCGTCGTTAACATTGTCCTCGGAAGGTTGTTTGGTGCTGACTACTGCTTCACCGAAACCGCCAATCTTGTAAGGTTTAACTGCCTGAACCCAACAACGATGACCGCCTACAGTCTGGACGATAGCATCTACGTCAGCATCGGAAGAAAGCGTAAGCGCTGAACCTGTGACCTTCTTATACTCTTTTTTAAGGAATGAAGAAATGTCGGACATCATCTGCTCTAACTCTGTTTCGAATCCCTTATCTTTTGCCTCTTTCATTGTGACTTCCGCATGATACTTAATCATGAGTTTGTCGCCTGACATTTGAACTTTGAATCCGTCCATTACTCGCTTATCAGTAATTTCGACCTCTTCTTCTCTCTTTAAACCAATCTTGAGTGGTTCTCCGTTTTCGTCTAAGGCACCGTCATAGGCGTTTGCCATAACCTGCGAAATGCCTCTTACGATTTCTAATACATCAGCCATCTTTGTTCTCCTTGTTTGGACGCCAACCAGACTTCCATCTGTCCTCACGACCCTCAACATAATCTATATAGCATTTGAAACAGCACTCGAACTTATTCATATATAAGTCATCCTGCTTGTCGAACGAATAAGCAGAACAAACGGGACAAGTCCTATTACTCTCCTTCATAAGTAGTTTCTTAGTGATAAAAACACCTTCTGCTACTTCTACTTTATCCAACTTGCTTTCTGCTCGTCTTTGTTTTAAAGCAGCAGCACGAAGTTTTTCTAAATGTTCTTCTTCTTGTTCATCTGTCCAACCTTGAGCAGGAGACTTGATTGTCTCTTCACCGTACTTTTCTTTTATTTGTTTTTCAATTTGAGCAATTAAGTCCCAGTTTTTCTTTTCAGTCATTTGTTCACCGCATAAGTTATTCCAATAGTTGTAGCAACACCGAGAGCGAAAGAAGCAATAGCAACGATGGGAGTAAACCAAGAATTGTTGTGTTCTTCTACCACTTCTTCAAGTTTAGCGATTCGCCTATTCTTAACCTCAACAAATTGTTTTAGTCCACTAATCTCAGCATTGAGTATCTTAATATCTTTTTGAAATAGAAGTTCTAATTCTCCTTTTTCTAACTTGCATTTATTGGCGCATAATTCGACTTCTAAGCGCAAGTCTGCTTCAATCTTGGAAAGCGCACCTTGGGTTAGCAAAATGCCCGTGAAGGGTGCTTTCTGCCCCTTATTGATGCCTGTTATCTTTAATTCTTGACTTATAGCATAACTGGGCAGGAAAGTCAAGCATAAACTTATAAAAATGTTTAGTAGTTTCATTCACACCCTTTCAAGGTTAAATCTTTTTGCAAAGTCGTCGGCGATATCTTCTATTGGTTTTTCTTCGTTCTTTTTTATGGTTTCCATTAGTTTTGCTCGGTTCTCAAACTTAATTTCTTCTTCTTTTACTTTATGCTTTTCTTGGAGAAGTTGCAAGGACTTTTTATAATCTTCCATGATTTTCTTTTCTTTCTCTCGCTTCTCTTCTAAAACTCTAAGTTGAGTCTCGTAGTCTTCTTTTTGCGCCTTCATCATTTCTTTCAGACTTGTCTTTCCCTGATTGCCTGCGAAATAACTAATCACAACAAGAGCAGCAGCAAAAGGAACAACCCAGTTTGTTTTTAACCAAATCCAGAACTTCTGCATTATCCCTTCAAACTCTTAACTAAGTCAACTGCTGCCTGTGAACCAATATAAACCATTGTAAGTTGAGTCCAGTCCGAAGAAGAAAGAACCCCGTATAATGCTAGTGTTGATGCTGCAATCCATGCAAGGAACTTACGAGAGATAAACCTCTCAACGTATTTGTCTGCGAATGCCTTTACTTGTTCTGTCATCATATTATCCTCCTATTGAGGGCGATGCCCTCATAAGGATAAATAGTTTACTGATTAACAAAAGCGAACTTGTCTTTCTTCTCAATAGAGATTTGTAAGTCCACAGCATCTTTGAGAGAATCAAGGTGAGAGATAAGAATAACATTCTTAAAGTGAGATTTTACTAAATCTAAGATTCTAATAAAACCTTCCATGTTTTCCTCATCAAGTGCCGTGCCTGGTTCATCAAGAATAAAGATGTCACCGATGGGAAGAGAAGATACATTAATGAATGCAAGTCGTATTGCCATCGCTGCTATCGTCTTCTCGGCACCCGACCCCATCTCCAAGGGACGAGGTTCAAAACTTGGATGTTTAATAAGAACTTTAAGTTGCTTTTCTTCGTTCTCCAAGAAAACTTCAAAGTTTACAACGTTGGCAAGAATCTTAGCAATCTCGTCATTGATGATGGGAAGTTCCTTTTTGATAATATCAAGAGACACGCCGTTAGAACCCATTGCCTTACGATACAAGTCGTAAGCAGAATATTCTTTTCTTGCTAATTGCAATGCTGCGTAACTATCTGTCAAGTTAGAAACAGTTCCTTCAATGATACCTTGCTTCTTGCTCAGTTCGGCAGTTTCTTTCTTACACTCATTCAGTTCTCGTTCCATCTTTTCTTTTTTAATAACCAACCCATCTCTCTCTTTAGTAAGAATCGCAAACTCTTTAAGAACTTTTTCATTCTCCTCGTAAAGTCTAACGTCTTCAAGAAGAGAGTTGAGTGTAGTTCGAAGGCGAACAAGAGTTGTCTTATTCTTTGCAACTTCGAGTTCTAAATTGGAAACCTCTTCTCTTTGAGAGTGCCTCTTTTTAATTACTTCTTCATACTGAGTCAAATACTTATCAATCGTGTCTGGTTCTAACTCCTCTATCCGTATCAGTCGATTACTAATTGTGTTTTTGCAGTCTGATACTTTGGTGTCAATTTCTTTCTCTTCCTTCAACTTCTCATATGCAGAGTGAATGAATCTACAGTGTGAATATTCTGGACCACAAGGTACTTGTTGTAAAAGATTTCTCTTCTCAAAAATACTCCTCTGTTCTCGTTCGAAAGAGGAAAGATTTCTCTCTGCTTGTTTTAATTCTGCACGAAGGTCTTCCATGTCCTGCTTTTTGTTTTTCCACGATTGATAGTCGAAAGTCTCGATAAAATCATCAATCTTTTTCAGAACCAAATCGTTATTCTTTATCTTTCCTTCTAATTCTTCATTTGCCTTATTCAGCAAGTCGATATCTTCTCTCTGCTTAGAAATATTTTGCTTCACTTCACCGACATCAATAATCTTTTGAATAGGAGTCGAATCAAGACGGGTCTCAATTTTCATGACTCTCATTGTCATCTCGTTAATTTCTTCCGTGAGAGTAGCGCACAGTTTCTGCTGATTAATTACCTGTTCTTCGCAGACAAAGACTTTCGACTCTGCGCTCTTTATTGCTTCTTCATATCCCTCTTCACCTGGGAGTTCCAAAAGGTGCTTAATCTTCCCATCTAAAATAGAAGACTCTCCCTTTGCGATTGTATACTTCGTATCAAAGAGTTCCAAATCAAGAAACTTTCCGAGAATTGCCTTTCTATCCGTTGAACCCTTGGAGATAAATGCAAGAGAATCCAATTGAGAAGACAAGGAAGTCATCAAAAAATCATCAATAGAACTAAAAAACTTCCTGATGTTATCGTCTGTCTGTGAACGTGTTTCACCATTTAGTGGTTGTGACTCTTCTGTCGCCAAGTCATAAACAGAAAATTCTACATTTGTCTTTACCTCTTCCGTTTCTTCACCTTTCAACCTCTTGATATATTTATCAGCAGTTCTCTCGATAGTATAATGTCGGTTATCCATTTCGATGACAACCCTGCCCCAAGCAGAAGGACGATTTTGGTTTACAATGTCGATAGACTTTTTGTTCTTCTTACTTGTCGTATTGAACAATACCCAAAGTAGACTATCAATGATTGAAGACTTTCCTGAAAAGTTCTTTCCAAAAATACCAACGATACCTCCAAGATTGTCAAAGTCAATCTTATTCCCTTCTCCATAGTTGAAGAGGTTATTCCATTCGAGGGTCTTGATGCTCCAATTTACGTTTCGATAGGATGCTCGCTCTTGACTTTCTGCCTGTGCATTTACCCTTCGATTAATCTCCATCACTTCCTTGAGAATCTCTTTATCCTCTTCAGTGTCAGAGAGGTAGTCCTGCAAATACTCCGTAATCAATTGTTCTTGAACAGCAATATCTCTTAAATTATACTTTTCAAAGTCTTCATCAAGATTTACCTTGGAGCGAGAACCAGTTGCTCGATTCAAGAAAGTTACTGACTCTGGTTTAAACTTAGTCTTAGTAACGTCGATTGCCTTACGAACTTTCTCGATAGGAAGTGAATGATTAGTAACAATGCGAAGACGAGCGCCTTCAGGTGGGTTTGCTGCCTTGGGCAAGCGTCCAGTCTTTGTAAGTTCAATTGTAATAAAGGGACGTGGATTATCTAAAACAAAATGTCGAACATCAAAAGTATCCTTGTCCTTGATGTCCCAAATAAGAAAACCTTTGTCGTTTGTCTCTCCGAAGTTTTGCTGAACTGTCGAACCGCAATAACGAACTCTTCCCTCAGTATCCAAAATCTGATTTGTTTTGTGAATGTCTCCAAGGAAAGCAAAGTCATGTCCAGCAAAGATTGAAACATCGTCCTCTCCGTGGTCCATTACCCATCCAATATCCGTTTCGACGCCAGCAATGGCACCATGATAAAGAGCGATATTAATAGATTTTTCACTAGAAGGTTCCACCCAGTTATCTCTGTCGAATACAGAGAGGACGTTGAAAGTCAATCCCTTGCAGGGAGAAAACTCCCCAGAGTTTTTAAGATAGTGAATTGTGTCTTTGTCGAGTGCCTTAACGACTGGCGTAAGTGCGTCTTGACGACTTGAATTTTTAAGGTTCCCATCGTGATTACCAGCAATAAGAACAAGCGGAGCGATGTCTGATAAACTATCAAAAAAGTCTGCTGCCATCTCGAAAAACTCTGGTGACAGTTGAGTCTTCGTATGTGCAACATCTCCACAGTGAACAATATAATCTGGTTTCTCCTCACGAAGAATATTATACATCTGCTCAAAACATACACGATAATCATCGTGATATTTTAAGTTGCGAATATGCGTATCTGAAATGTGTGCGAGTTTAAAACTCTTTTTCTTCTTTGGCATGTGTTACTCTCCTAAATACTAAAAATTGCTCGCTCTAAAAACGAGTCATTAGTCATAAGTTCAGCGCTCTGCTTTCTTATGTTAAATTGTTTTTTAGTCATCTCCCCTACATCTGCGTATGGAGTTATATCTATCTTATAGACTTCTATATCTAATGTCAACATTTTTTTTATTAATCTCATTGCTTTTGCTTCGACATCAGGGTCAAGCGCAATGTAAACTGGCGTGTCATGTTCTACTACTTTCTTCAATAATTTTGAATCTTCTCTCAGAGAAGAACCAAGTATAGGGACTGCATTGCCTGCAACAATCGCATCAAAAACACCTTCGACAATCACTAAGTCATCATCAAAATCAACATAAAGTTCGTTGAATACAATGTCTCGACTTGCTGGTGGATTCTTGTATTTCATCCAATCATTGCCGTAAGTTCTGGCAATAAAGTAGTTTATATTTCCGTCCTCGTTAAATGACGGAATCACAACTCTTTCTTTATAGTCTCCTGATGAACAGTATCCCATCTTCCACTTGAGAATGTCTTGTTTACTTACACCACGTTCATGCAAAAATCTAAAGATAGGTCTTGTTGCAAGAGACAAGTTAGATGAACACAAGGTTTTAAAGTTTTCTGGTAAGTCAATTACTTGTTCTACCTTTTCTTCAATCTCCTGCTCTGTCGAAAACACATCTTCAAATGAAGCAATCTCAATGGTGTCGTCAATCTTTGCCCACTCTTGCTGCTGCTTAAACGAACCAAAGCGACGTATCAAGCGGCGAACATTGTTTCCACGGAACTCGCAAACCCAGCACTTAAATTTGTTTTTGTCTAAGTTAACGGATAATTTCTTTTTATGGTGCTTGCACTTTGGGCAGAAGAATAAAACCTCATCACCAGAGTGATAGCAACTTCCCATTACTTTTTTTAGAATACTTATTTTAGACGACAACTATAAAACCTCATTATTATTTTCTTATAAGATAACAAAAATAAAATGATAAGTCAAGTGGTTTTTTTCATAAATCCTGCTCGGGCAATAACCCAACTATCTGCTCTATCAAAAGAGTCAGGTTTGGGATTACCTTGTTTTGTATATTCTATCACAAAGGTAGGTTCATTGTTAAGAACGAAGTCTAAAACAACTGGTTTTGCTTTTTGCCCTTTCGGAACTTTAATCCCACACAATTTTCTCGCAGAGGTTGCTGCAAGGTATTCTGGTTCGATATTCCAAATAGAATAGCACATCCAACTTACAACTCCGTTAAATCGTGAAAGTGTTGAAAGTGTCTTTGCTGATGAGAATCCCGAACGAAAAGATTGTAGAGATTGCTCAATATATACTTCTTCTACTTTATGCTCTTTTGATAAGTTTGTCAAGAATAATTTTACTTTTTCTGCTTTCTCGAAAAAGTTCTTGTATTTGCGTGTGTCGATTGATTCCATCACAACAACGTTTCCGTTGATGTCTATTAAAGTTGCGCCTGTAATGGAAGTTGAAATGTCTAAACCTAATATCACTAAAAGTCTACTTTCATTTTGAATGTGTATTGTCTGCTCTCTGTTTTCTTAACTGGTGTAGCAAGTTTAGCAATACCGATAAGATTCTTGTTCTCGTCGTAAATACCAATCTTAGAGATATAAGTTGTCTTTTCAAATGAACCAGAAGTGTTTGGATAAGGAGATTGAACTACATTAGCAATGTGAAGTTCTTTGTCTTCGACGAATTTATTGGGAGAAAGTGGTGCTTCCTCGACTCCATCGTTCCTGTCTTCAAAGTCAATAAATGTTGGATTGTTTGAATAGTTCAAGTCGCCTTGCTTTGCGTGTGCGAGCATTGTCATAGTTGGAATATAGTTTGTTCCAAGGAAGTCAATATCCCAAGAGGAACTTGGTGCTGCATCAGCGCCCCAAAGTTTCCATTTCGGTGTTGCAAGCGGTGCGCCATCATAGTCTTCAGTGTTGGAATTCAAGTCCCAAGAACCAGTAAGCGCAACAAACCCCTCATCATAAAGAACAACTCCTGCTACTTTGCCTTTATTTTCTTGCCCTGTTGTTGACACTGCGTCGCTGCCTCCAACAAACTGTGTTATATTAAATCCAGCAATCGAATCAGGGTCTTGAATCGTTGTGTTTCCAGATTCTCCACTTAAATCCTGAGTCAAACCTACAATGCCGAACGGAAGTACAATATTTGGCGTTATTTGAAGTGAACTGGAATTAATTGCCGTATTAAACTCCAATAGATACAAAGATACTGCTACGAACCCACTTACCTGTACCACTATAAACCCTGAACCATCTACTGTTCCCGTTGGTCCCTCTGTACCAGTTGAATCAAAAATAAATGTCACCTCCGTGCCCGCTGCATCCTCTAATATCACCCTTTTATTGTCATAGTCAGCAGCATTGGCGCTTGTGAACTGTACGTTGCCGACTGCTTCGGTTGCAGGTGCAGTGATATAAGTCGCCTCATAGGTCTGAATAAGTTCACCGTTTCTCGCAGTATCTTCAACAGTTGCCACAAGAGAACCAGATATGTAAAGGTTCATTTTCACGCTTCCCTTTTTAATTGATGAACCATAAAAGATAGATGGAATAGAAATAAGTCTTATATCCTGAGTTGCCTTGTTCCAGTCTGTTGTTTCAAACGCATAATGGTTACTAAGAGTCTTGTGGTAATTAAAAGCATTTTTAAGTGCGTAGATTCTGTCCCTGTCAGAAGATGTATAGTAATCTGTTGAAATAGTTGATTTCAAAGGATAGGAACCTGAAATCTGAGTACCATAATCAAAAGACTGAAAAGATTCAGTTGAGATTGATTTAAAGTTCCCCAATGTTCCCTCTTTTGTTACATAGGGATAAATAAGACCATCTGCTGGGTCTCTGTTTATGTTCATCTCATATAAACTTATTTCACCCTGTGCGCCACCGAGAATAGTCTCCGTTCCCGAACGGATTGGCAGGATATCATTGTTGTAATAAGTTTTACTATCATTAACAAGGAAATAAGAGCGAGGGTGTGCCTTGATTCTGTTTGTGAAAATGTCATTCTGTTCAAACTTATAGTAAGACACTTTTAGTCCTCCTAACTTTTAGTAGTCAAGACGGACTCTGAGAGTAATGTCGTTCGTTGGGTCTTTACGAAGTGGTTCTGATAATTTTGCAACTGCAAGCATCTCGTTATCTGCTGAGTATAAACCTACTGTCGTGATGTAAGAAACAGGGGCATCCGTTGTCTTGTTCTTTACTCGAATCTTGCTGTTCTCCAAGTAAGTTGGGTTAGAACTGTAGTTGAAGTCATTGTGCCCAACTCTGCAAAAGTAAATGGTTGAATTCAACTCAGTTGTATTGCTGAACTGAATGTTTACAATTCTTTTGCGAACATCGCCAAGAAAAGAATCTGTACTGGTCGTTGCAGAGGCAATGATTTCTTCTGCCTCATTCTCTGTGGTGCCATTCAAAGATGTAACACTGTCAAGATATCCATCATTTTGTGGTGTCGCTGAAGAGTTTTGATTTAAAATCTTTGCGTCAAGTGCCACGATTCCTGCCTGATAGTAAATTAATCCACATGGCGCATTCTCTGCATTTGCATCTACTGCTGACCCGCCGCCGTCTGTTGTTGCCTCATTTATTCTCAAGACAGCGTATTCTCCTGCTGGTGAGTTTACTCTGTAATCAGACTCTGCACCAGTGTCAGTTATTGCCGCATGGATGGAATGCATATTGGTCACCGTTGCGGAATGCGATGTTGTGACTCCAAGCGTTAATAGAAATGTACCTTTTTTAATTTCGTCTTTGCCAAGGAGTCGTGCAAAGTTGAAAAACAACAAGTCATCGTAAGTCGTGCCACCAGTTAAGTCACCGTCTACATCGAATTTTCTTATGTTTCCGCTAACATCATGTCCGACAAGAACTTGTGCCATTTGATTGTAAATATTATTTCTCTTCGTCGTGTAATCATTTAATGGATTGCTCTCGCCGTCCGTAGAGTGACTACCATAAGTCATATCAAAAATGTGATTCGCAGAAGAAGAGGTATAGGGATAATCATAAACAGACTGAAACATTCCATGTCCGTAAGATTTGATGTTCTCGTCCGAGGTGTATGTTACACTATTGACAATAGAACCTGTAATTGGAATTGCTTCATGAAGAAGTGTTCTTGTGTTTGCAATGTCGTCGCTTACGAATGTTTTAAATGTTGATGCCATTTTTTGTTATCCTCTTTTATTAAACTGTTCGGTAATATTTCATTACTCTGACTGGAATGTCGATGCTGCTACCAGTCGTAGCACCTGAGATTCTAACATTTGTATCAATGTAGTAGAACTCATCGTCACCACTTGAAATGTTGTCAATAGTCATTACACTGCCTGCGCCACCGCCGAGTTCAGCAAACAAAGAAGTACTTGTCTCAATCTCTTCCGAACGATAAAGATTAAACATGACCTCAGAACCTTGTGGACCTCTGATGATATCTGGTTGTGTACTCGGAACCTCTAGCGTGCGAACATATTCAGAATCCTGTGTCGAGAAATAGTAGGAAGCAATCTGGTCGTCGTCAATGTAAGAAACTGTTGCAGTTCTGTCATTGTTGTCGCTCTTGACTACTTGTGCTAATCTATTGTCAACTTGAACGATATACTGAGTCTCTCTTAAATCACTGCTGATTGCTCTAGTGTATGAAATATCGCTAGTATCCAAACCTTGCATTGCCTTCAAAAACGCCTTACTGGAATCCAAAACGCCAGTGATTGAATATCCCTTCAGATATGCGAGGGTTTCGTCATCAGCAGGAAGAAGGTAAAGACCAGTACCTGGGTCGCCGACTGTTGAAGTCATCTGAGTTGCATGAGCACTAATGGTGCTAGAAGGAACCTTCACTGCCGCATTGCCGTCTGCCTGGTCATCTAACTTGACAACTGGAAGATAGAGTAGATTTGTTTGTGGCATAGAAATAAGTTTGTGCTTTAGCAAAGAAGTGTTATTTGTAAATGCTTCCAATACTGGGGTTTGCATGATTGCCAAATCATAGTACGCTGAACCACTTGCATGGTTCTTATCAAAGAGACCGTAATCAATCTCGTCGTCACCAAGGGCAAACTTTACAATCTTGAAAGTGCCGTCGCCTTTTGCTAATCTCATTCTACCTGTGTCAGTTAAAACTGCGTCAAGAATGATGTCGCCTGAGTTATCTAAAAATGCCATTTTGTTCTATCCTCCGCATTATAATTAGTTTATTATATAAATAATGCTTGATTCGTAAATAATTATGTTTGTTCTGAAACTTCTCTATCCTGTTTTGTGTTGAAAGTAAAATTAAAGTCAATTTTCTTTCCCGTTGACTTGGAAGTCAATCTTAATTTAAATCGCTTTCCCCAAGTAATATCTCTTCCTTCTCCAAGGACAACCTGCTGTCCCAACTCTGGACCATCTGAATCTTCTGTTCCCATTTCCTCTTGATTCGAGAGCAGATTTCTAAATGATGGTTTGATGTGAATAAATCTTTTCACGCCTTTCTTACTCTGCTTAGTTACTGGTTTATCAAACTCACATATTCTACTAATAGGATAAATGGAACCCGCATCGTCCACCACTTCTATCTCGTAGATAACGCTTGGATAAGAAAGGTTGTTGTGATAGTCTCTCGACCTTAAACAATAGTAATATTTCTTATTTGGAGATATGGTGTCTAGGTAAGAAGCAGAAGATGCCTTTTCCGTATTTATCTCAACACTCTCTCCCTTGTTTTCAAAATCTTGATAAGAGGTAGGTTTGCTGCTCATCTTGTATAATGTAAACCTATTCACACTATCGTCGGTTTCGAACATTATCTCCTTTTCTTCCTCGGAAATATCTTGTGCTATTTTATATTTGTTTATCAGTGCTTCCTCTCCTGCTCTAAACAAAACAGGTTCCGCTTTATATCGACCGACTGCCGAGTTGAAAAAGAAGTTAACTTTATTATTTACACCTCTGAAAAATATTGGAGTTATCTCGGGTGCAATCGGAGGATTATCGTGAATGATTACTGACTTTTCAAAAACAGGAACTTCAATAATTTTTACTGATGGTTCTGATGTTGATTTAAATTTTATTTTTGTTGGACGACCACGAGAGTCACGACCGAGTTGTATAAAATCAAAGCGATACTTTGTACCGATAACAAGGTTTGCAGAGGTTATTTCATAACGATACCTTTTATCAAATTTAACCTGAGTATCGACAAACTTAATAACCTCTAACTTGTCCGTGTTTGTAAAATTAAAAGTTTGTAGCAAATTATTCTCTTCGTCGAACTTGCTTACCTTGTAGAAAACTGGTTCACTGTAAGCAGTCTTTCCTTCTAGCAATTCTTTATAATCTCTGAAGACTTCCTTCTTTATCTTTTCGATTCTTCCCCTCGTGATAATCGACATCAGGTTATAGAATGCACGATAACTAGAACCATCAAGAATGTCATCATTTAAAAATAATTCTTCGCTCTGAAAAGGTTCGTAGTTATCAAAGAAAGTGTCTACATCGTAAAGAACCCTGGTTTGTCTACTAGCAGTCGATGTTATTGCTCCTTCCTCAAACTTTTGCTCTCCATCATCAGAGACTAAACGCTCGGACATATTACTTCTAACTTCCGCTGTGTTAAAATTGATTGCAGCAGAGGGTGTCATCATTCCTCTAAGTTGAGAAGAAAAGTTTGTCTCTTCAAGTGTAGTTCCAAGTCTAGCATCATTCTCAATGTTAAATTCAATCGTGTTCATCATTGGGAATATTTCTTTATATCTATAAAGTTCTTCTAACCTTGCGGTTTCTTTATTTGTAAAAAAGACTTTATGCATCTTGTAACTTTTCATAAAAGCAGACGTGTCGTTCTTATATTCTAAAAAGTTATTTGCCCATTTTGAAAAGTAATCACTAACTGGTTTTACTACGTCACCCACAAGTTTGTTAGGGTCTCCCAGTTTAATTCTACCGCCTTGGGTCAAAATGACAGACCTGTCTATTTTTTCAGATATATCCCCACTGTCCCTCATTAAGAAGTTATAAAAATTAGGTAAATCTAATTCTCTTATACTCTCGCTTTCAGATGATAAGAACTCTTCATAAGTTCTTTCCAAAAAGTTATAATCTGACTTTACCTCTGCATAAAGGTTTAAGATTCCTGCCGCTTGTTCAGCAAGGTTGTTTCCTTCTTCGTAAATATTTATCGTTGTTGCATGGTCATAATATTCTCTGTCTTCTCGAAGAAAATCTCTTATTTGCTCATAGTTTTGTGCAGCAGTGAAAAGATTGTCAAAAGTCAGTTCCATCTCTTGATGTGTGATTCCAGACTCTGGAAATGTCTCTTCGCTTATCACTCTAACTCTTTTAATCGGAGTGTTCGGAGACTTAGTTCTCATAAATGCTTGCTTACCAACAGGGGGTTTAACCCAGAAAGCGCCAAACTTTTTTCTAATAATGTCGTCTATCTCTGTGCTTGAATGAAATATGTAGTTCATCCTCTCTTCCTCTACGGAAGCAAGATTAGACTCGACGATGAATAATTCATCTCCAACTTTTTTGCTTTCATTTGCTTTATTTCCAGACATTATAAACTCTCTTTATCTTATAAATTATTTAGTCTCTCTTGGAGTTCTGTAATAAAATCTTCGAATGATTCTATTCTTTCCCTTATTCTCGGTATAGTCACCTCTGTTATACCTAAGTATTCGGACATCAAAGTGTCCAAAGTATCATATATGCCACTAAAATCGTCCGATGCTCCGAAGATACCAAAAGAACTCCGTACTTCGTTTTCCCTAAGATGGTTCAGTCGAGCATTTAATTCTGCCATTTCTTCTGATAATTCATCTGCTCTCATTTGCTGTGCGTCAATAAGTGCTCTTTGGTGCTCTATCTGCTCCCTAACATCACTTATTTGATTTTCTATCTCAACCGTCTCACGTACCAATTCCATGCCAGCAGTGAGTAAATCCGAAGTAGTGCGTTGCTGCTCTTCATACTCATAGACAAAAGTACCTACTGGTTTTACTATAAAGAAAGCGTCATAAATTGGAGTCTTTGATTGCGTTGCTATTATACCTAGTTTCTGTGCATGATAGGGGTTTATTTTACAAAGTAAATTCTTGTTGGAATTATTTCTATAGGCATCCAAAGTGAGACTTTCCCACTTTGGAAGACGAACATTCTCTTTCGAACCGTCCTGCTCAAATCCTGATAAATAAGAAATTTTAGTAAGAAATTCTGAACTTACAACAAATGATGATTCATTTACTTCTTCTTGAGGTAATAGTGAATAAGCAACAACCTGATTCGGTGCGCCTTCAATGGTTTCCCTTTTCTTGACAGTCGTCATGCCTTCAAAAACAGAACCAGGTGCGCCTGATGGTAAGTTTGCTGCTGAAGCAATTCTTGGTGCTCCTATAGACCTTTTAACCTCTTTGGATACTTTACTGAAGATAAAATCTTCAAACGCTTTTCGTGCTACATAATCTTCTGAATCTCTTCTTCTTGTCTCTTGTTCGAGTCTTTCGATAATTCTATCTGGTAAGCGACGTGTTCTAGAGGTTGAAAAACTTCTACCTGAATCTTCGTCTATAAGTGTTTCTTGTTTTGAAGAGTCACCAAAATTTGCACCACTTCTTGCTAAATACGCTGCTCCCTTGCTCTCGTCAATTGAAGCGTAAATTGGAACACCTGGAATGTATCTTTCCATGTTTCTAATGATATCTTCTTGAACAATTACATTGCTTACACTCACATCTCTTCTTCCTGAAAAAATTGAAGGTTGAGTGATTGGACTCGTGACTGCGGAAACAGTAAAAAACTCTGAACCTGTTCCAGTCAAGGAGATAGCGTTTGTTCCTGTTGTCTGCGTATTTAACATGGGCACAGTTACCTGTGTTGTACCTGGGTCAAAGAATCTACTTATTTCGTCAGAGACTCTACTCTCATACTCGCCGCCGTCGATGACCCTCAATCCAACGTCGCCGTTGTCTTTTGCGAGAGACATTATTTCTCTCATTGCAGCATCTGGATTATCTGTTCCAAAATTAGAAAGATATTCCATACCCTCCATTTTTGGAATGTTAGAATCAAATATATTATTAGGTTCTGAATAGAATTTCTCTTCTATGATTCTCAAGTCCGATGCTGATGCATCTTTTTTACCTGTGAAATAATCATTTGATTCACCAATGATTGAAGCAGCATTATTGAGTAAACTTTTCATAACATCAATAATTAATTCCAACTCCTTGGGAGACTTTATCATATCCATTCTAAAAAAATTGTCAACCCTTAAATTATTAGAAGATTTGTTTCCACCAATAAAAACTCTGTAGACATTTCTTACCCTGCTCTTTGTTGACCTAAACTTATTTATCTTATTCTCGTCAGCAACGATTTCGTCCAAAGGCATTTTATACATGTCGGTTTGTGCATCATAAAACTTTGGCAAAAGAGATGAACTTAAAATATTTTCTACCAAGTTTATTCTATCTTTCAAGACCTTCAATTTGTCAAGTAGAATTTGTCGAGTGGTGTCAAGAACCTCGATTGATACTCCATACGAATAAACGCCGTCGGTTACACCTGCTATGTCATAGTCCGTTCCTGTCACAAATAAAAGATTATTGTCCTCTAAGGCATTTGCGCTCACGCCAGTTATATTTATTTGCATAATTGAACCGTCGTCAGTTACCACCTTATCAAATCCACCACGGTTCGCAACCTTTCTGGTTTCTACAATTTCTTTTAACGAGTACTCATCCTTAAAATCAATAACGCTACGACCATTCTTATCTTGTACCACTCTGACTCTTTTTCTCAAAATTTTAAGAGAAGGAATCTGAACTCTTCTAATAATTTCGTATCTTTCCAGAGCATTAAGTCTTTCAAAAATTTCTCTATACCTGCTCTTCTTCAAGAAAAATGAAGCAGCATCAAATATAAAAACAAACTTTGCTTCGCCTTGTGCATTTCTTGTCAACCAAAAGTCTGAAAAGAAATCCTTTGCACTTTGCCTACTCAGTTCTGCTTTGCTGGTAACTTCTCTTTTAAGAAACTCAAAAGTCTGAATACGTTCTTCTGACAGTTCAAACTTTTTTATTTCTTCTCTTAATCTAAAGTCTTGAATTGGATATTGAAGTTGTTCATTTTTATAGATGTCAATTTCTTTTCTCTTAATGAGACTTATCTTAGTCAAATCAAAAAGGTCGATGCCAAAATCTGTCTCCATTTGACGAATATCAAATTTAGTCTCAATTGTGAACTTCAAGTCTTTTGGTTGCTCACTTAAAAGGTAAGTCTTTTCGAAAGTAAATTTTTTAATTCTAGAATCATCTGTACTTTCCAGTAATTGTCCCGCAGTAGAATTCGAAAGTGCTGATTTTTCTATTGACATAATAGGAATATTATTATCTACTTTCATCAGAGTTGTTAGTAAAAAGTATTTTTCATATTCCTGTTGGTCAAACCATTGACCAATGACATCCTGTTCAACGACATCCGAAATAGAATATACAATTCTAACAAAAATTCCTTCTTCGTCGCCACTCTTGTTCGTTTCAAAGGTTATGCTTTCAACCTCTGCTTCTGGTATAAGAGATTCTAGAATTTGTTTTTCTGTTAACGCCATCAGCAATCATCTCCAAATGGTGCAATACCTGAGTCGATATTTTCGTAAATCTTTGGCATTTCACTATCTCCTGGTGTCTTACCGCAATCAACTGGAATATGACCTCGCTTACTATAATCTGTTCTATAACCAAGACGACACAAATCATCTATATCAATTTCTTTGTCAACCATAATGTTTAAATAATTTTCAACATAAGATTCATCCATTTCGAGTTCAAGAGCATCTGAACTTCTTTCTACGTAAAAACCGTTTACAACATTACCCTCAGATTCTCTAATAAAAGATAGCGGTACAAGAATTTCTTCGTCTGTTGTTTCGTTCTCCTCAACAATAAAAATTTCTATGTCATAATTCTCCGATAAGGAATCTGTGTGCATCTCATCTACTTCAATAACAATATCCTTATGAGTTATCAAGATTGCATTACCATTATCGAAAAATTCTTCCTGAGTAATACCGTTTGTAGTTGCTGTTTGTGGATGTCCAAAAGGATTATCTCCATTGTCTTCTTCAGAAATAACCTTTACCTTATAGTCTAAAGATTCCAAATTCATTTGAGGGATAGGCAAAACAATTTCTTTTTCAGAACTTCCAGTGAGTGTACTGACAATAAGTTGTTGTTGAAAGTTTGCTCCGTGTAGAGTCACATCCCAAGAAGGCGCAAAGTCAGAAGTCACTGTACTCCTGCCAAGAGGTGCGGAAAGAGCGTAGTGCCTTTCCTTTGTTGACTGAAATGAATCTTTCAACTTTTTCTCTTGTGTCCTCGCTTGCTCTATCTGTCTTTCAATCTCTGTCTCAAGACCTGTAAAAGTTGTTTGCACCCTTAATCTCGGCGTCTCTTCTAGAACTCTCGTTTGAGCATAGTTCTGCTCTTCTGCTGTTCCAGCATATTCTGCATCGTAAAGAACATCATCGTCAAAGAAAGCATAGAAGGTTGGACGAAACTTTCCTTTTGATAAAAGGTGTTTACCGTAGGAAGTTAACTCTATTTCAATAACTTCTTCTTTTTGATTTTTAAAAGTCATTAATCTTCGTCCCTCGTGCGTGCTCTATTTAGTTGGTCTAATGGTTGAATCTCTTTTTCGGAGTTCGTTTCAACCTCAATCATCTCCAACATAGTGAAGTAGTCATATGGATAATTATATCCGTATTCAGGTTCTTTCGTTCCAACCTCGAAATCAAACTTAAATCTACTATCATCTCTAGAATCTTCCGTAAGTTTATAATAACTTTTTTCTGCTTTCTTCTTGACCTTAAAGACCATCCATCGAACACCCTTTGGAATCTCTCCTAAGTTTCCAAACAGTTCATGCTCATTAATTTCATGTGAAATTTCAACAGAGTCTAGGGATGCCTCTCTAGCAACCTGTGGTTGAAGTCCCTGCCAAATATTTGACAAATCTTCTCTATCTAAAGTGTGCTTAAACTCAAAGAAATACATTGCAAAAGGCGCTTCGCTATACTGATTAAAATCATATAAAGGTGGTACATTATATTTCTTCATTCCTTCTAGCATTCTTGTTATAGAAGTTTGCATAATCTCATCACCACTCTCAGTGATGTAAATTGGTTCTCCTCTAACGAACTTTCTCACCTGCTCTTCATATTCCTGCTCGTCAACTTTAATAAAGTTTCTATCATCGACCTGCACTGTTTCATAATTTATGGTTCGAATCGGTCCTCTAGTTTCTACAGAAGTAATTGGTCTATCAACGAATGGAATCATAACAACTGCTTCTGAGATTTCCTTTGAATCCGCTACACGACCGAGTTGTTTCGTCTCTGGTGTAAAACCGCAAACTTCAATGAGAGAACCAGTTGTCTCAGAGATACCTTGAGGAAAACTCTCTCTAATTGATATTGTAACACCGCTGCCATCTTGCTGGCGACCATATCCTGACCAGATTCCAGAACCAGTTCTTGTGTCTACGTTATAACTTTCTGAGTTTCTTGAGTCAAGATAAGATGTCGTATAGTCAAAATTTTCTGTCTTTTTGTTCTCTACCGCAGTTGACGTAATTCCAATATTAGATAAGGTTCCCTCGTCAGATGAATTTACTTCTCCAGAAAAGTCAAATAATGGACACTCAAATTTAGAATAAATAACCCATGTGTCGAGTTCTTCGTTGTTAGGGGTGGAAATCGAAACTGGGTTTCCACTTGCATCATACTGCTGTCTACTTAATTTTGTTTTACCAAATAATTCAATACTTGCGGATAAGTGCATCTTTGAATTATATGCAGAGGAATTCTTGAATCCTCCATCGTCAGGTGCCTCTATATTTCCCGTGAAAAAACCTTTATGAGTTCTGGAAAGTGCTGAACTCCTGAAATATTCATCCACAAAAGGAGAAACATCCTCGACAGTTGAACCATCAAAAATATCGTCAAGAGTATATTTCTTTGTGGTGCTCGGAGTAAATGAAATTCTCGCAGTGCTTTCTCCGTAAAAATATGCAGGAGTGTACGGAGCATAAGAAGGGTCTTCGACCGCTTCGACAGTATCATAGTAACTTTCGTCTATCCACTTGTGCGGAGGTCCATAACTTCTACCGCCAGTATAAGTGTTCTTAAAAGAGTCACTCTTTGAAAGCACCACATCCATGTAATAAGTTTTACCACTCTCCATGTGATACCCATCAGATTGAGGTGTAGTTGATGCAAAGGATGATAAGGACTCATCTTTTATAAAAAATCTTGTTGCCTGTGCCAAGAAATTATTCATCGCTAGTTCATATCTGTAATCCCTATTTTGTGTGGAATTGTTTATTTCGAAATAAGGAAAGTTATATTTTTTATAGTCGCCTGATTCTTCGTCTCTAGGTCCAGAACCGACTCCAGGTCTGCTCAATGTGACAAAATTCTTCAAATATGAAGGTTGAACTAAAAAGTACTGATTTGGTTTTCCAATGATGTAATCCTCAGTATCTCCTTCTGCCCAGAGAGTACCATCAAACTTGTATCTCTTTTCTTCGTTTTTAAGATACGCATAAGGATTCAACAGAGACTCGAACGGTAGTCTCACATTAGGTTCATTAGTAATCGCCATACCATCTATCGAAGATGTTATAGCAAGCAGTATACTTCCTGATATATCATACGTATTGTTATCAATATTAGTATTGTAATCATAGTTGAAGGTTTCTGAATGCTCCACAAAGGTATCTGTGGCATCCCAATAAGTAGCATCTTCGATAGAGTTTGGTTTATCTGAAAGAAGCGAATATTCTCCAGTATACTCAGATACATCAGAGTACCACGAGGGAGCGACTCTTGAAGAGTACATCGTATAAGGTGCTTCAGTGGATGCGCTATATGCAAGTATAGGTTGCCCAAAGTGCGCTGGTTCTAGACCATTTTCATTTGTATAAGACGCCCAGTCACAAGCGACTCCTGCTTTGATTGAATTATAGAGAATACCAGGAGCAAAGAAGTGCTGCAATGCTGCCTGGACTGCTTGCTCTTTATAAACATTCTTATCATAAGTAATATCTGGTGTAACCTTTTCTACGAATAAGTTTGCTAACTGAACAGTTCTGTCTTGTGGATAAAAACCTTCATAAGGAAGAAGTTTCTTAATTGCATTTACTTTCAATCTAACTCTTTCCGTAGTTTCAACACCTAATTCATCGTGCTTCTTATCTGCCTTTTCAATAAAGTTAAGGTCATCAGTGTGAACATATGAATTGAAAAATTCTTCATCCCAAGCGCCGTCTCTTGTGGAAACATCGTATGACGGTACACCGATACGGTGCCACACTGGTAAAGTTGCTGAAATTTCCAATTGCTCTGAAATGCTGTAGTTGTTCGTAAAGGTTTGCGGGAATATGGGAAGTGTATCGCCACCCAAAACTGGAATGGCATGATGGTCATTTGCATATTCATAAAAATTTACAGTGTCAATACCCCAATGGTCTTGAACAGGACTAGCACCAGAACCGACTCTGGCAATCCACCTTAATCTTATCGAATCTCCAGCAGTATTTTCAATTTTACCAACAATAGTTTGACTTAGGTCATATCCAAATCCTGCCTCTAGTTGAACAACAGTTGTCCATGTTCCAGAGTTGTTTCTCTCGTATTGCAAAAATAAATCTTCATTGTTTCCAGGTTCTGGAGCATCTAAATTATATTCATTCGGGTCTCCCTGACCCTCATATGCCTGGAAAGTAACAACAACAGTACCAGTAAAATCTGTATTACGCTCGACCCAGCGCCACCTGTAAGTGCCGCCTCCGTGCGGTGGGTCTTCAACATCTGCCTGTTCGTCATAATTGCCCTTTAAGGCAAGAATTTGATTGCCATTATTATGATGACTGATGACCACTGGACCATCATTTGCTACCTCGTCTGACTCATTGTTTAACCAACCAGTCGGTAAGGTGCCATCCCACGAAGGTGTATCGAAACTCCAGACTGAGGTTGCACTAGACCCTCCGAGTACGTCAAATTCACCGCTGTCGCTTGATGCTAGAATTGGTGGACCAGAAATAAATTGACCATTTATAAATATGGGAACTGATACTGTTGTATCGTAGAGACAGTTTCCAATTATCTGACCATTTGCCACAAGTTCGTTAATATTATTAGGTAAACCGTCATTGTATATTGCAGAAATTGATGCTCTTGGCAAGATACCTCTAAAAATAGCGAACTCATCCCATAAACCTCTGAACTTAAAATCTTTTGTTCCTGCGAGGTTTCTTTCGGAATTAATGTAATGACAGTTGCCTAAAACAAACTTATCTAACCTCTGAATACCTGCTGCTGGTGATGATTGTTCGCCTCGAAGTTGCTGTGAAGAGTCGAATGAAGTGTCTGCGTCGGTAGTCCAAGGATAATTACCAGCGTGCTGCCAAGAACCGATTGGACAGGGAGAATAACCGTGTATTGCAGCAGCGTTTGAAACCCTGGTCGAATAATTGGCATTGTCAAGTTCTCTGATGTGAACACCATATAATTCCTCTCCGTTTAACCACAACTTTATAAGAAAGTTATTCTGATAACCAGAAGCAGAGTTTGATTCGTCTTCGGGCGGTATAAGTTGAAAAATAACACTGTTCATTTTTCCTTGTTCCAAGAATGCTATCGTTCCATTTTTCTTAAAAAATGTATATGTCGTAGAAGAAGAGTCTAAAGTTCCACCTGGTAAATTATTTGTTCCATCAGTAGAAATAGTGAACGTCAATCCAAGGTTACGATAGTCTTCTGGACTCTGTGCGGACTCTCCACTAGCATAACGAAATGTTGAGAATAAGTTTGCTGAATCTACACCGCCTGTGCCGCCGAAGCAAAATAATCCATTTGAATATGTAGAAGGGTCTGCTGGTGCATCTTGCTTATCCTCTGGTTGAACCCATGCGGAAATAGTAATTGGTGTAGGAAGTCTTGAAGCAGTCTCCCTCATATACAGGAGGTCCGAATCGTATAAATTCACACCGCCGAGGCGTGACTGAACGTTATCTACGTCGATTACCAAATAATCTTCATCGGAGTCAAACAAGTTAAATTTACCAGATGCATTAATACCATCTTGATGAGGCACTAATGAGATGTAGTTTGTCTGGTTAGATTGATTTATCTCAAAATAAGAATTTACGCTATTTTCCAGCGCAAAAGTGCTATTACTCAAAGATGCTATTGGGTTAAAGTTAAGATAACCATTTGCATTGTTTTTTATTAATGTTTCTTCACTGTGAGTTGTTGGATAAGAAGTTATTTTAAGAGACTCATCCTCTTTTCTCAAAGAATAAAATGAGGTGGTCTCTTTCGTGGATGTACCGCTGGACAAGGTATGAAATTCTCCATCATAACTTGCTCCATCAAGAGTCAAGAAATCATAATTCTTTGCCCTAAAGTTGCCGCCGTTTTCGAGAATATACTTGTCCATGTGTTCTGATATTCTAAACTCGGACACAAGTCCATAATTTTGTGCTGCAAGTTTTATCTCCTCAGAATAAGAGTCGTAATCATTATAGTTTGGCGTTTTCTTTGATATAACTTTTCTATTTATCCACCCTTCTGACTCTCTATAGTCTTCATTGTACGGATTATGATAAAGTTGTGGCGACGGGATTGGAGCAGTTTTTTGCGCTTCCAAATCTACAGAAGAATAATTTGGAACAATACCTGTTACTGGCGTCTCTTCTTCACATATCTCCTCAAGACCCTCAAACGATACGGACGAACTCGTATGTAAAGGTGATGCGCCCTTTTTCGTAATCATGTGTCGCATTCGTTCCTCACCCATGTAAGTCAAATCACCGATTACTTTATAAAATTCTTCTTCATGGGGACCAGAGAGAGAACCAGACTGCACCAAGTGGAAATTATCCATCACGTCTACAGAAAACTTTTGTCTAAAAAGTCTCTTAAACTCTGGTGTCATTTCGTATCCGAGTTTCGTAGTATTCGAGCACTTAATTCTGTCGAACATACTGTCTTTCCAGAAAAACTTATAAGTATCAAATTTGCTTCTTACTCTCGTCTTCTTCAGACCTACATTTTTATGTTTAGGAAAAACAATTTGTCTTGCGATTGAACGTGAGAAAAGAAGTTCTGCTTTTCTAAAAATATTCATCAGAGTATTTGAGAATTCTGCTCCACTGGTCTTGTCGATATCGACCGCAGTTGTTAACTCTTCATTAGAGAACATTTCTAAGTTGTTTGAATAAGAATAGGTTATTGGTAAAGAACCTTTGTCTATATTTATATTTATAAGACTTCCTGCTTCAGCATTTCTTACCTTCTCGTCATACTCCTCGTTCAAGATATAGTGAGTGTTTGGTTTATTCCAAACAACTGCTGGTTCAACAAAAGTACTAACACTTCTATCCTCTAATCCTATCTTAGCAGTTCTATTGAGTTGTGTATAGATGTTTGCCTTTCTTTGACTGATAATTTGAGAGTTCTCTGAGTTTCTAATAAAACGATATCCCGCTCCTTGATAATCTGCGTAATCATTTATACCGTTAACAATCTCAATCTCGTCAAGATAATTTTGAAAACTTGTTGGATTTACAGATATGTTTGAGACATTCCACCTTCCGTCACCGCCAGTGATTCTCTTTCTTGCTATCCATCTAATGTAAATTGGGTTATGAAAATTTTGACCCAAATCTACTTCCTCTTGATGTAGTGTTGTACCGAATGCGAATACACGTAATGTTGTCCAGGTGCTGTCGAGTTTATATTGAAAATACAAATTCTCACCCACGACTGAAGTTATTTCTTCTGCGTCAAAACTTATTGTGAACTTTCCTCTAATTGGGTCTGCATATTCTTCTACTATAAAGTTATATGCTGCTCCTGGAATTGGGTCTTCAACAGAACCCGCTGGTAAAGCAGCACCTGTAGTGGAAAAATCAGGTATTGTAAATGCCTCGTCTGAAATCATTTCCACATTATATTGAAAATCACTTCTTGGGATTTGATGAGATATGTAAGCGTTATCATGATTTTTACCCGTAGGGGTGTGAATCGTGTTTCTGTTTACTTTGTGAATATTTGGCAAACCATTTGTATCAGGAACGTATCCCTGCGAACCCTCATATATGGCACTATGTGCTGTCAGGTCTTCTCTGTGTTCGTCCCTTTCGTCAAGATTTCTAAAATTCATAGAATTATAAACACTGAATTCTTCTGCCACTCTGTCCAAATAACCTCGTGACAAAGTAAGTGGGTCTCCTGGTGCTGAGAATCTTTCCACGATAACGTGCTTTGATTTTCCAAAAACATCACCGTTAATGTCTGTTGTTCTATCGGGTAGGGCAAAGTCCTGTGCGCCATCAATTGGTGCAACTGTTAAAACGTCTGCGACGCCTTCATTCTTGATAAACCATCTGTTGTTTTTACTTCTACCAGAAGTCTGTACTATTTCGTAATCTCTCGTATAGTTTCCATATACCTTTGTTTCTGTACCTGCATCGAGGTCTTCTTCTGTAACATTTTTATTCTTTATGTTCTCGACATTCACAGGTCTCTTTGCAAGTTCGTCTCTTGTATAGCGAGCAGCAGGTTGACCTAATTCGAATGGATGTTTTAAAGTTCCAGAGTCGTCAACAAATAACTCTGGTCTATCTGTTTGAGTTGCATAGTGTATGTGCCTATGCTGATTACCACCTACCCAAGTCTCAGTAAACGGACCCTGAACTGGAATCTCTGCATCTTCACCATAAGAATCATTCTGGAGGTTTGTAATTTCTGGTGTTGGGTCTGCCTCTGTCTCATAGTAAGGATAAATAAAGTCCCCGTCTGCGCCAAAATCTACAGTTGAATCCTCCACAACGATGTTGATTGTTCTTTTAACAGATTGGTCATCGTAAGAAAATCCCTGATAGATTACTGGGTTTGTACCAAAAGTGACTGCAATACCAGAAGAATTAGAAACTTTAGTTGACGCTCGAACAAAACTATTCGGGTCTTTTGTTGTTGGAGAATAGTTCGCACCGCCATGAATTGTAGGAGCAATGTCTAGGTTTAACTTATAGGGTTTAGCAAGTGCTCTGATGACATATGCTTGCCCCGAGTAAACTGCTCCTGGAATACCTAGTCCTGCGGGAGATTCTCTCAGAATTGGTCTATCTTCTTCTACGAAATCAGACCCACGTTTTGTGACTTGAGTATTCGCACCTGTCTTCCTTGTAGATACTCTACGAAGTATTTCTCGATTTTCATCAACATCGGTGTCACCAGTCGTGACAAGCGCATCGGTACCTTGAACTCTCTGGTCATACCATAGAGAAGATTCAACTTCAGTGAAGGAAGTTTTCGATGCTGAACTGGAAAAAGAAATAAAAGGAACTCCTCCTGCGTGTAGAGGAGTTGAACCTGTAATAATCACAGTACTATCACTTAATGTTGCTGATAGATTTGGTATTGATGAAAATGCCAATGCGAACTGTTCTGCAATTTGTTCCTTAGTGGTCAAACCAAATATTTGCGCCTGCACCATTATTTGCGTTGGGTTTGATAAAACAACATGCCCTGTTGGAAAAACATTGTCGTCATCAAATGCCACTAGCGATATGAATCCAGCGCTGTCTGTAATCATCCACGACCTGTTGTCATAATCAGAAGCGGAATCATTAAAAAATTCTACCGTTGCTTCTGAAATTTGATAATCTGGGTGACCGTCTTTCCAGTTATATGTAAGTTCATTAATACCTTTTACAATACCGAGAGGTGGTTCGCCTGCCATCTCTAATGTTGGAAATTTTGTCCAATATTTATTTCTCTCAAGAACGTGCGACTCGACCATATTTCTTAAATCAGCAGAGAAATTACTAGACACTGGAATAAGTTCTTGTAACATCAAACCAATGGAAGAATCAATCCATTTGTATAACTCAATATACTTTTCTAAACTTGGTACATTATTAACTTTCTCAAAATACCGTGCTCTGAACTTTTCCAACGCTTTATACTGTAGTCTGTATCTGTTGACTGGTTGCCCAATCAAATCGTTGAACTCTACGATAGTAGCAAAAAGATTTATCATATCGTCAGAGATGACCTGATACATACTCTTTTCTGCTGCAAAGAAGTGAGTCACAACTTGTGCATCTTTTGTAAAAGTCAAATCGTCTTGTGTTCTAATCTCAACTAAGTCTTCAGAATTAATAACCTCTGGTGTTCTATGTTTTGCAGAATATATGTATTCTCTATTAACAACCTGTTTATCATCTGCTGTGAAATATTTACCTCGACCAGTTATCTCACGACCTACAAGGTCAGTGAACCAACCAAATCTCGAATTGCTAAGTAAACTGTTAGTAGAATCTGATTCTAACCCAAATACGGGTTGGATGGAGCATTGACCATGCATTGTTCCGTGAAACCCGCCAACATAATCTCTAATTCCATTTGGAGTTGCCGAGTCAATATCATCTCCCATTTTCCACCAGGAAATAATATTGTCGTAAGTAGAAGAATCATTCAAGTCCTTTACTTTACCACCGTTGTATATTTCTTGTATCTCAAACGAGTTAAGTTCTTTGCTATAGACTGCTGTATCTGCAATGTTTCCCTCAAACAACGTAAGAAATGCATCTGGTACATTTGTGTGGTCGTAATGCGCTGCGCCGATGGTCACAGGCGATTCTGTGTTTCTTACAATTTGATATGTCCCTGCTTTGACCTGAGTGCTTGGAACTTCTTGACCATCGACGTACAATTTCATACCCAAGGAAGTAGATGCGAGGTCTGGGTTACCATCGAAAGTTACTGCTACTTGTTGCCACTGACTTGCAGTCAAAACAGAAGTATTGGAAGTAATTGTGATGTTGTTGACAGTGGAGTGAGCACTGCAATCGTAAAGTATAAACTGAAGTTCTCCATTGTCTCTATGCCAGAATACAAACTCTGTATCTCTTTTTGTTGGGTCTCCAACAGACATTGAAGAAAATTTCGTTATAATTGCTCCTCGGTCTGCGAGACTACTAGGATTAATCCAAGCAGAAATTGTAAAAGGTTTGTGAACCGTTCCGTTGCTAACATCTGTTGAATCCGAAAAGGTAAAAGCATTATCATCAGAAGATATAACAATATCCGTGTCAGCAATAGATGCTGCTGTACCATCGAAGGCAATCGAATTCTTATTTATCGGAATAAGCGATGAAACAACAGAAGTTTCTGTGTCGGAAGATAATCCTGGTTCTACTGCTATTGCTGCTCCATTTTGTAGTGTTCCATGAAACCCGCCAACATAATCTTTAATTCCATCAGTTGAAAGGTTATCCAAGTGGTCGCCCATCTTCCACCAAGAGATAATAGAAGCAGTATCAGAAAATTCATCCATATTCTTTACTGAGTTTCCGTTAAAAATTTCCGTCACCTCTGCGGCGCTTAATTCTTTGTCAAAAATACAAATGTCTGCTAATCTATCTTCAAATATTCTATTATTATTACCAAGTTCCGTAGTAGCACCAAAAGTTAGAGGAGTTACTGTATTTCTCAATCTCACATATGTACCTGCCTCAGTGTTTGCTGATGCTGTTAGTGCCCCATCTGTATAAAGTTTAATTCCAGATGCGTCTGCACTGCCATCATAAGTCGCCACAACATGGTGCCATGTTGCATTACTTAAAGATACAACAGTCGCCTGTGCTCGGATAGCGTTTCCTTGAGCATTCAGGTCACTGTCGTATAGAAAAAATTGTATCTCACCATTTTGTTGTTTAAAAATATACTCGTTTTTCTGTGAACCTGAGTTATTAGATTTAGTAACAAAAGGTCCGTTAGCAGTCGCTACGTCTTCGACATAAACCCATGCAGATATTGAAAAAGGTGTATCATTTACTCCATCCGTGGGACTGAATTCGTCTTGGTCACTAACAATAATATGGTCATCTGAACCGTCAAAAACTATTGAATTCTGGTTTGTAGCAACTGATGAGGTTGTCTCTGTTTGAATTTCAAGAGACTGAGATAAATCGTCAACAATAAACTCTCCACTTATATCAGTAGTTGAAACTTCCGAGAAGTCCCAATGCATCACCAGTGTATCTCTTCTTGGAACCTGTATTGCAGAAGAGGTGTCAGTGTTGAATTCTTCGTCAAACATGTATGCTTCTTCATTTGGATGTAGTCTACCAAAGTTCGAAGCATCGGACGCATGTGCTCGAATTTCCTCATTCGAGACATCATCGTACCAGAACAAAGTAGAAGAAATCTTAATTCTCGTGTCCTTATCTAATGATTCTACTTCTGGATTTCCTGATGAGTGAAGGGCACCAACCGATACAAACTTATCTGATGATAAAATATCTCTCGCATCTGCTTCCAAGACTGTGCCTACAACCCACTCTTCGTCTTCTATAACATCTGCAAGCATTCGCACGCAATATAACTCTGCTGTAAAATCCGTCGTAGAACCGCCAGAAACGACGCTGGAGAGGCGTTTCTTTGGTACAAGTCTAACTGCAAGGTTCCACTTTGAATTTTCATAAACTGACTTAAAATAATCTGTTTCTAGTGTTTGTCCGTTGAAAGTTAGAACAAACTTTACATTTTCAGAAAGAGGGTCGCTATTTTCTTTAACCGCCTTCAAATCGAAGATGGAATTAGAAGTGTAGGTACCAAGATATCTGCCTAGATAAGCAATATGCTCCTCCAAATTTGTTGGTGGGTCATATTGTGGATGGTCCGTAGATACCCTCTTTGGGAATATTAATTCTGTTTGAAAAGTAAAGGATAAATTTGGTGACATACCGCCTGGGACGCCTCTAATATAAGAAGTTGAATTAGTATTACTAGGGTCTTCCTTCGTATATATAAGACCATCTTGTCTATCAGCATCATTAAAATCGACAAACTTTTTCTTAATAGCGGTTGTTCTTCTGGTGTCTTCCAGAGTATAGTCGGCACCGTCAGAGTATAAATTTATCTTTACGAGTTCGTCGTCAATACCAAAACAACGGATAAGATTTCTGAATGCTTTCTCCGTACCCTTTGATTTATAGATATAAGAAAGGTTATTATAAATGTTTTGGTAGATGGTATTCTTTATGTCTTGAAGTTTTTCCTCAAACTTCTCTTGCTCTCCTCGTGAAAGGATTTCCTCAAAAGCGCTTGCTTCTGTGAACAAGTCAGGAACAACCATGCCTGCTGACTCTAATGTTTTTCTGATAAGAGAATAAGGTTTATTTGTTCTTTCCTCTAATGTATGATACTCTACATCTTTAAGACTTACAAGTTCTTTTATCTTTATTTGTGCCGAGTCAAAGTAACTGGAGATGACTTGTGAAAGTTCTTTTACATTTTCTCCCTTTTCCTCATCCTCCTCGATAATCCAAGCAGGCATTGTGTGGTAAATACTTGAGTTGTTTGTATAGTCGTAGTTCAAACCTTCATCCATATATGACTGCTTAACAGAAACAAAATCAGGATGTGCAGAGTATATAATAGGTTCCTTGTCTTCTAAGACATTGAAAAATCCAGACTCATCAAATGACGACCCTGTATTTCGTACCGTCTTGTCATAATTTGTTATTTCTCCGTTCGATATTCTACCAGAGTAGTCAAGAACAGTTGAATCAATATTTGTATTGCCAGTGATACCCTCATTGAACTTATAATAAACACCGAGGTCTACTTTTCTATTCTCTAAGTTATATTTTTTCTCATCCGTGTTTGTACCGCCGTGTACATGCGTGTGCCAAAATCTTGCAATCTCTTCTTCCGCTCTTCTTCTCTTCCAAAAACGAAACTCATCAATATATAACCCATCAACAGTATTACTTCTAGTTCCGTTAACTGCGGTCATTGTTCCGTTTATATTTAAGTAAAGTTCTTCTTGTGAAATACTAGAAAGGGCAGAACCACCCTTGAGAGTTCTTAAAAGAGTTCCGTTTTTGTAAATCTCAATCTTTGCATTTGCTCCGTCATTAATAAATGTAAAAGCGAAATGATTCCAAGTTGATTCCATGAACGTAGCGCCGATGGCGTCAATAGTCGAAAATCCACTGCCACTGTCGTCTGTATAATCAATTTCAATAAGACCATTATTGTGTTTAAAAGAAATTCTTGTCGAGTCTATATTTCCGATTACAAAAGGAAAAACAGTTATATCTGGATTATCCATCTTTGCCCAGAATTCTATAGTATTACCAATCTCTGCGTCAAGATATAAATTAGAGTTTCTGTAGATTGAAGTATCCCAAATATTTGAGTTGCCTTGTTTTATCGGGAATTGTTTTGATAATTCCTCTTTTTCACCCTCGATGATACCTGGTTGTTTATTTGGACCGCCCTTGACAAAGATAGATTGTTCTGTTCCAAGACGGACATAACCAGTACTCTTGGGATAAGCGTTATCAAGAATCCACAAGTCGAGTTCAGAAGAATCTTGAAACCATTTTTCTTTTTCAGAGTGTGAACCATCGTAGGGATACGTTTGGTAAATTCTGTTAAATGAATCTTCATAATATTTCTGCGCTGAACCGTAAAAAGAAAAATTCTCTGGTTTAGAAAAATCAATATGTGAATGAAATTTATTATTCGCCCTTACAACATCTCTTGCAAGTTCAGGAGATTCCAAGTCTTTTTTTATTTTTTCTTCTTGACTTTTTGTAAGAACCTTGTTACCTTTATTAAATAAATCTTTTGTGCTCATTTAGTCAACCCTAAACTTGAAAATTTCTTCCTGCTCTCTCAACTCGCCGTTGATTGAAAACATTAATTTAATTCCATACATATAACCCTTTTCTAAAAGGGACATATCAAAATCAAAATAACTACCCAAAGCGTCGTAAGAAACCAATGTATGTTCGTTGCTGGTACCATCTGTTCCAATACCATAATCGAGAACTGTTTCTTCATCTACAAGTCGAACAATCTTGTAGTAAATCTTCTCGACAATCAAGTTTTCAATTTCTTTACTTGCTACCGTATAAATAGTTGGATTCCAATCTTTTTGTCTGGTGTAAATCCTGAACTTTGCGGTTTCCTGCCTTGTGTAGGAGGTTTTCAAGTTAGTGATGTCTATTACATAATCTATTTCACCAGAATTGGTATTTGAACCATTCTGGATTATTGTTATCTCGCCCTCGTGAACAAGAGTCCTGTCTACCACTGCCGTACCACCGTTAGCAGCGAAGTACCACTGGTCGTATATTTTAGATACAGAAGACTCATCCAAAATAACGTCTACATAATAGACGCCTGTAGACTCGTTTACTGCCTGTATAAACTGTACATCAGGGTCGAGTGTTGCTTGAGTTGTCCTTGCTTCGTCCGTATAAAATCTTACGTATAATTCTTCATCTGGTTCAGGAGCAGTGAAATCCGACCTTACGCCTTCAAAGGAGTTATATAAGTAAACTCTCTGCGTATTTTGCAAACTTGAGTTTGTTTTTCTCTTTGCATAGAATTTACCTCTGTCATCAGCAATTCTGGAAGCATCTCTTGCCTCAATCGCTGGGCGCTTGAAGAAAAATTCTGATGAGCGAGAGAAGAATTTCTTCGTATAAAAGTTTTGCTCTTGTGCTCCGCTTGTTAGTGCGCCGTCCATAACAATAGCAAAACCATTGTCTGTTGTTCCGTCAAAGATACTCTGGATATGAGTTGTGATATCTACCTCTAAATCTTCTTCGCCAGTGTCGAACCTTTGAGTTCCAATAAGAGTTTCAGTTCCCTGTAGAGCACCTGCTGTTGTCCAAGCAGTTGATACTATTCTGTTAGTCCAACTTGCCACATCTTCATCTTTATAAGATTCCATGTCCAATCCATTACCTTCGATGAAACCTTCTGCGAGAGCATAGACATTTACATCATAATTTCTTGCGAGAGTAAAAGGATGAACTGCATTGGTTAACTTTAACACAAATTTAACAGTAGTCGGGAATACATCATTATAATAAGATTTAATCGAATCAGTATCAAACTTAACAAGGATTCTTGCTTCTTCGAGTTTATCCGCTTCAACATCAGGTTTTGGATTTTGCCCATATATAAAAAATACTTCCAGGGCGTCAGAAAGACCCATATTTGCATCGGTACCTCTTTGTCTTAGATTCTCTTTATAAGCATTTGTGATAGTTGTATCAGCAGTTGCGTAAAACTTTTTTACAGACATTATACAATCACTCCCTTTATATCGAACTCTGGATAACGAATTTCATAAATTACGTTTTTTGGCATTTCGATAAATCTTCCATCAGCAGAAGTCATCTTTTCTAAATTAAACGATACATCAGAGTAGACTCTATCTGCAATATCTCCATTCTTCTTTATAATCTTGACATCGGTCACGTCAAGAATGCCTTCAACATTTCTCAGTTCTTTATAAACATCCGTAACAAAGAAAGGTTCGCCAATATCTGGTAATCTCTGAAACCTTTCTTGTAATCTTTCATACGCTGCTGATAGAACTTCAAATTTTGTTCTTTCCAAGGAACCAACAGCAACAAACTCTATGGATAAATTGATGACTCTTGCATCTAGAATGTCAATCGTGTCGTTTATCATCTTGTTCTTTTGTAACCAGGTCTTTACGTTATTTTTCATAACACTGTTTGCCTGTGTCAAAATTCCTGTCTGGTCTTCTGAAATCACATACAAGTTTAAATTCCTTTTCAGAGAGTCACTGTCTCTCATAATACGGCAGCGCTTGACTGAACCAAATTTAGGGGGCATCTGGTAAACAAACGATTCATAATCTTGTTGCGTGACTGCTCTATTTTGTGTTGCGAACGTGTCTCTTATTCTGTGCCTTAACTCGTCAGTGTTTGGTATATCTATGTCACCAAGGATGGGTTCTTCATTATCAATCTCCAAGGAATTAACAACATCATTCACCTTAGAAGCGTCTAAAGAAACTACGTCGTTAAACTCCATCTTGTATTCTCCAACACTGTTCAATTGACCCACTCTTAGATTCACATTCTGTACAGTATTTATTCTATAAGTAACCGTAAGAGTGGTGTTAGAAGGAGCAACGCCGAATTTATCACTCTGTATTAACCTTGTTGGGTCAAATGTCGTATCTTGAATATAATTTTTACCATGAATGTCCAAAATAGAAGTCTGTGGTTCTGTCAAAAAATCTTTTGGAACTTCTGAGTCAGCGCTCGCTCCAAAGATAATCTCAGTTGTTCGAACATTTCTGTTTTTAATAAATCTTCTTGGGACAACAACTGGTTTTAATATCTCCGATGCTTGGTCTCCTGTAGCATAAGTTCCCTCTGATGATGTTGTTGTCATTCTGTTCGTTATACCTCTGTAAACAACATTCTGACTTAAATAATCAACTTCAAAGTACTCGTTTCCTTCGGAATCAACAATTGAAACGACTTCAGATACGTCAAGAGCATCAAGGGTAATTTTATTAAACTTCTTGTAAGCGCCGATGGGGATAAACTCGGTTCTAAGTTCTCCAGACATTACTTGACCATAAGTTTTTACTGCGTAATGAGTAGGATTTCCAGTGGTCTCATCCACTCGGGCGACTCTTATAGAAGCACCAGGATTACCAAAGTGGACATCCTGATTCAACATGAATGCCGCACCTGTTGTTCCTGTGAATTCTGCTCCTTGTTTTAATACAGGCACATAACTCATATCTGGACCTATGCCAGTAGTTGAAGCAGGTACAAGAACATAAAGTGACGCTGTGCCATATGAAGATGCTGCGCCACCAAACTTATATCCTAGTTGCCTACCAAGTCTTAATATATTATTATATTCTGTCGCAGTCTCTACGAAAGTTTCATTTGCTTGATAGTCGATATAGAATGAAAGAATGTCACCGATATAAGCAACAGTGTCAATTACAAGAGAACCAAAAGATGCTTCGTTAAAATCTCTGTAAGTGTTTGGATAATACCTTCTAATATAATCAATTAAGTCTGATTTAATTGAATCAAACTCACGACTTGTGTATTTTATTGATACTGCTCGCTTTTTACTCATCTAATTGATTCCTCACTATAATTCTAATTAGTTCCAACCTCTATTTCCAGTGAAGCAAAAAGGTCGAATGGAATAATGCGAAAATTCATGTCTAAATGAAGACCATTTCCACTTGACTTTCTAGTATCGAAAGAATTAAAATTAACTGATTGAACTTCAATAAATGGCATATAAAATTTGACCTGGTTTCTTATTCTAGACTCAATTTCTGAATGAGTTGAATTTGAATTATTTTCAAAAAGATAGTTTCTAAGACCTACTCCGAAATTAGGTTCCATCATTCTTTCGCCTGGTGCTGTTAATAATAACATTTTTAAGTTTTGCTTTACAAGGTCTATGTAATCTTTATTTAAAGCATATCCATCTGCTGGGTCTTTTTGAAGTGGAAGTTTTGGTGATAATCCTCTAGACATTGATTTTCTCCTCACCCTAAATAGGGCAAACTATTTTATTTTATAGTTGCTGCCTAAGAGCATCAACCTCCTCTAAAAGTTCTTCTCTCTCTCTTTCAAGTCGTGTTCTTTCCATCTCCAAGAATGTCTTGCGATTACTGTTACCCGCTGAGAATGCCCTTGCTATCTCAACAGGTATCTCTTCAAGTCTTTCTTCTATTTCTTGTATTCTGAGAGATTTAGGTAAAATTTGATTATTAATTTCTTGAACTCTGACCCTTTCTCTGTCTTCATCTCTTCTTCTTTCCGCATCGGACCTCTGAGATTGCTGTGTTGCCAAGTCTCTTTCATCAACTGGGTCACCGCAATAAGGAGGCAACCTCAAACCTGCATCTTTAATTTGATTTCTCGCCTCTTGACCTTCATCCGAATCGGAATTAAGAAGTGATGCTGGTAAAAATATACCTAAACCAAGAGCATGGAATGCCTGGGCAATAGGAGTAAGAGGAAAAATTAATGGAAGAGCAGCATTCAATCCACCTGCGATTGCGCTAGTTGGAATATTAACACAAGCAAGTTTTGATAAGAATGATAATCTTGACGCAAGTTTAACTGCTGGGTCATTCCTTTGTACATATTTTTTAAATTCCATTAACGCTGCATCTCTTGCCATACGCAACGCCATAGCAAACAGACCGCCTAAACCAGCAAAAGGATTACCCCAGCATACACCGTTAAAACCAAAGTTGTAAGAAAATTCTGTACATGGTGTGTCGAAAACATTATTATTAAAATCAAACAATTTAGTAAGACCACTTGAACCTCCAACAGAAGAAAGTGCCTTATTTTGTTTGCTCCAATCGTCTTTTTCTGGTGTGATTGCATAGAATAAAGAAAACAGATTGTCTCTTGTTTCTCCGAAAGAATGAGATGTCGATTCCATACGAGATACGGTTTCCATCTCATGAATAGAAAGAGAAGATGCATAATCTTCCAAAGGAAAAAAAGTAGTAAATAAAGCAGATTGAATTAATAAAATTTCTGGGTTTCCTCTTTCTATTATCGGAATCACCCATCTCTCCGTAACGCCATCGGGCATCAAATATGGTTCGTAATTATTCACAAGTTGAGGACTCAGAGTATTTGTTACTAATGAAAAATACTCTTTCCCATCTTTTCTATAATAAACAAATGGATTAATAAAATCACCTGACTGACCAGAACCATCGACACGCAATAAAAGACCTCGACCATTCATTTCAGTTGCTTCTGAAATCACTGGTAATTCTTGTGACGAAAATTTATACAAAATTCCTGTCTCACCAGTTGACGGTATCAAAAGTGCATCCATTAATCCTCTTGCAATTATTTCATACTCTTCTTTCAAAACCTTTCTTAGTAGAGAATTATTTTTATCATTTTTCCCACCGTAGGCATTCTCTACTTGTTCAATAAAATCTGCAAAGTAGTTTGGAAGGTCTCCCGAAAAAGTATCACCAGAGGAACAAGAATCACCCTCGACTGGTTTAGAATATCTGTTCATGCTATCGCTCATCTTTTCAATAATATATGAACATTTGAGGTCTGTTATTCCCGTCCCTCTTCCTTCAAAAGTAGTGAGTGTGAGAATTCCAGAAACAAGAGTTTCTATAATGTAGTGTCTAAACGTTGCTTTGATACATGCTTTCATCATTGCAGTTTCGAGTGGAGACATTTTTGGTTTTTCTCCATCTGGTGATGGATTCAAGTCTAGACACATTGCCTCCTGCATTCCATCTCTTACTTCTTCGATTAATTGAGATAATTTTAAAAGATGCGGGTCACACTCTGGTGTTGGTGTTGGTCCTAGATTTATAAACTCCATTATATATCTATCGTAACTTGGTCCAGATGGGTCTGCTCGAAGAGTCTGATAAGATAAATACTTTGACTTTTCCAACATCTTCATCAAGACCTTATAAATGTTATCTCTCACATTTTTTGCAATAGAAGCAGAAGCAGATTCGAATGCTGACCTTCTTCTGTCCTTTTCTTGTCTATTAATATTTTCTATTTCTAGCGATTTGTTGAATATTGCTTGAATGCAGGTTTCCTTATTTCTCGGTTTATCAGAACCAACATTTTCATTCATAAAAGATATTATGCCTTCATTGATTTCTCTTTGACCAAAATATTCTTTATCGTTAATACTGATAGAGTTGCCTAACAAGGAATCTGTTTCACAGTCTCTGTCTTCTTGAATAAAATCATAAACAGGAATAGATGGTTGAATAGGAGGTTGCTGAATCGTAGGGGGTTCTTCCTCCCTTGCATTTTCCTGTGGTGTTGGTTCGCCATTTCCACACTCATTATCTTCTAGGGAATTTGTATCATATACAGGTTGATTCATTTCCTCTTTGAGATTTTTTATTTCTCTTTCAAGTTTTGCTTGTTCTTGTTCTAGTGCATTTTTTTGCAAGTCTAAAAATCTTTGTCGAGCATAATTCAATGACGCTCGTGCTACTAATATTTCATCATCAATGGATTCCAGTCGTTCTTTTATTTGAGCGAGGCGAACTGCTTTGGCACCAATATCTTTTTTTATTTCATCAATTCTTTTTTCTTCATCAGTTCTGGTGTCTTCTATCTCCTGCGGTTCATTCATCCTGTCCAACACCTCACAGTGTGAAAGTTCTGTTACTTTTATCTTAGAAACATTTTCATTCTGTTTTTTCAGTGCCGTTTTCATTTCTTCGAGTTGGTCTAGCAAAGGACTATCCATTCCTTGCATTTGCTCGAACAATTCCTTTGCCTTGTCGATAGAACTAACTTCAACCGTTGGAATTACAATTTCTAATGAATTGTTAGTGGATTCACCAAACTCTGGTTTTTTATAAAAATCTTCAAGATGCGGTATTGGTTTTCTCTTTGTAACCAAAACCGTTTTAGTGAACTGAGGTCCGACTGGTCTGTTCCCTGGTGGTTCTGGAATCGGTCCCAACATATCATATTCTTTTTCTTCTTGTTCTTCTACTTCTAAGAAAAGATTTTGTGCATATCTCAACCCTTCCTCTGAAAAAGAATTATAAGTGCTTCTAAACATGCTAGATAAAGTAGATTCAAATGTATACTCGAACTGAGCATCCATGAAAGGCATAACGCCTGGAATAGTGTTTCCCTGCTCATCCTTTGCACAAAAAAGGTTTGGACCTCTTCTATCAGAAAGCGCATCCCCAAGAAGTTGTTCTGCTAATTCTGCGTTTCTTTGTCTCTCCCTTTCCATTTGGTCTCGGATTTCTTCATCAGTCAATCCCTTTCCTCTTAACAAGGCATCACGAACAGAAGAGTCTGGTGGACAAATAAAATCCTCTGGTAAACCTTCAATTATAGTTCCCAGTTCGTCACATATCGTCAAGTCCATAGAACCAGATACCGAAAGGAAAAAGTCTATAACCTCTTGGTCAGTATCAAGTTCTAGTTGACAATAAGAAGTTTCCAGTAGATTCTTGACGATATCGAGTGTATCTCTGTCTGGTTGCCCTCTCAATAAGTCACATAACTCTCTCAAAGAAAGAAGGTTCGCAAGGTCGTTCATCAAGTTCCTGAACATTGTCGGGTCAACAAAACCAGCATCGAACAAATCTTGCATTTTGTCTTGCAGGTCAGCGAGGACGCCTTCTAGTTCAGGAGGGTTTGGACCACCTGACTGTTCCTTGTCTCTTTTGTTACAACTATCAAAGAAAGCGCCGAGCAAGTTTCCAACAATTGAAGAAATAACTTGTGTGAGAATACCTTCTAACTGTTGGCGAAGAGTCTTGAAGAATGCATCTGAAATGTCATCTGTTGGTAAATCATCTGGTTGTAGAAAATCTAATAATTTACCTTCCTTGTGTTCCTTTTTTAATTTTTTAAATTCTTTTTCTAAAATGTCAAAATCTCTTTTCAACATTTTTAAAGAACGAACAGGTACATCTGGCATTAAACACTTTGCTGATTTTAAAGCAATCTTGCCAATATCAACTTTATTAATAAAATGCTTATATAATTCTTCTGCGTCTTTGCTGATGATTTCTCCCATTTTGGAAGACTTATCTGGACTCAGAGTAGGATTTCCAGCAAAATCTGATTGTTCCTTTCTCTTGTTATATGCCTCTTCTCTTCTGTCTACATTTGAATAATAATTGTTTTCTTTTTGAAGTTCTTCTATTGTCTTTACTTTTGGACCTTCTGCTTCTGCCTCTTCTTGATTTTTAGATTCCTCTTTTTTTGGTATAATTTTAACTGGTTTGTGGTTCACAAATGTAGTAACAAATTCTTTCCAAGGTGTTTCCAGTTCTCCCTCGACGATGAAGTTCATATTCATTATGAGGTCTTGTGTTCTTCTCTCTGAACCGATTCGAGACCTGTATTCTCTCATCTGCTCGTTGAAGTTATAAACTTCGCCATTATCTGCGTGAAACTTTACCATACCCGCTTGGGCATATTTGTTCCAATAAAGTTTTAACACTCCCTTGTCTTCAAATATCTTCTTTCCAGTCTTAGCGTAATCTGAATTTTTACTTGCAATATATTCTATATTTTTAGGAACATTTCTAATTGCTGATGCTGTAATCTTAGGAAAGAATGCTAGTACCTTTCCACCCTCTGAGATAAATTCTTCCTTCTTTTCCTCAATATCTCTTATCTTGGTAGCAAGTTTTTCAATCTTTGACTTAAAATCTTCTGTTCTATATTCTTCTCTATGTGCAAATTCTGGTTCATCATTTTCAAGAGGTATAATATTTCTTATTGGCACCTTGACAACTGCTTTAACTTTTGCCCCAACTCTTCTAGGGTCTAAGAATAATTCACACGCCTGTGCTGGTTTATCCCAAAAGTTATTTTCTACAAAACTTTTCTTAATATATTCTTTTGTACTTTTCTTACCTTTTGATTTTAAAATCTTTTCCATTCCATTGTAGAATGCCTCTTCGAGAGCAGCAGGTCTATCCGCTGTTGTCAAATTCCTTCTTTCAAGATACACCACGATTTTCATTTCTGCTGTTTGAGAAATCTCAGTTGGTTTCTCCATAGGTAGAGAAGTCCAAGGAGTAGTTTCACCGCCAATTGGAGTTGCTCCGACACCAGAGATATCATAAGGTGTTGGCATAGGAGAATTTTCTACAAAAGATATTTTATTTCTAGGAACATAAAATTCACCATAACTAGGATTTAACAAAGACTTGACAAATGCAAATTCTCCGTCTTTGCCCACAAAGTCGTCTATCACAACTACCTCTTCGTTATTATCAAGAAGGCGATGAAAATTATCTTCCTTTGCTTCTGCTTTTCGATATGTCTTTACTACCTGATTTGCCTTATGATATGATACCTCGGAAACTGGTGGAAACCTTTTATGAAGATTTGGTCTTGGAGGTTCTGGTTGTTCTTGCTCTTCTTCTTGTTCTTCTGCCTCTGGTTCCTCATCTAATGTTGAATTTCCTGCTGCCAAAAGGTCTGCTATTCTTAGTCTTTCTCCTTTTCTAGCAGCATTTTGTGGATGAGCAGCAATATAAGCATCTCTACCTTCCTGAGTTACTCTTACTCCGTTTGTAGTTCCCACCCTTGGAATAAGTGTTGTAATTCTTAATTGGTCTTCAAATTCGATATTCGCTTCGACAAGAGATTGAATGCCTCTTTGTTCTTCGGAAGAATAATCATATCCAGTTTCTTCGATATGTTTATTTTTTCTCTTCTCATCTACAAGACGAGATTGTTGTGGTGTGATACTCATTTATTAATTCACCTTATTGTAGCGACTGTTTATATAACCTCTACCAGATGAAGATAAATAGTTTTTTTGAAAGTTTTCCAAGTTCGTTCGATTCGTTCTAAGCGAAGTCTTTGTCTTAGAAAGATGTCTAAAAATTGTGATAGGGGCAGTAAGTTGCAAGGTTGGTGAAGGGGACGTGCGGAACCCAGGAATTGCAGATACGTGCCAGTGGTCTTTTACCTCTTTATTTAGTTTATCCTGCTCTAAAAGTAATCCTTCTACAATTCCATTTAATTTTGCTACATGTTTCGTCAACTTCTGCATTGCTTCAACAAGATTATCTCCCTTCACCATTGGTTGTAAATCTGAATCGGCATTGTTTGCTATAATATCTACTCCAAATTTTGCTTCGGATACATCGACTCCTTGTGAATTGGCATCATCTGTTCCTGTAACAAGTTTTATACCTTCACGAGAAACAAAACGAAGTGCATCTGCCTTCATTGCAATCGCAGATTTAGTCTTTGCATTTCCACTTCCCTCTGCGAGTCCAAAGTAATTGTCAATATCCGCTTTCTGACTTATATAAATTCTTGCTGAATCTGTTTCGAAATCTGGGTCAACGAATGCTTCGTCTTTTGGTGCTGATGCCATGCGACCAACAACAATATCAATCATGGACGCTTGTGTATCTCCCTTTCCTCCATATCCACTGTTTCGAGAACCATCTCGGTCACGACCCATAACAATATAATTATTATTTTTTCCTTTCTGGACAATCTCACATTCTGCTTGAACATAGTCTGGAATAGGTTCTACCAATTCTGAACAAAATACACCACTACGAAGCATATCAAAACCTGTTTTACCAGTGGAAATTGTTTTTGATTTTTTATCTGTAATGTCTTTTCTATCTATTGCTTTTTTATTCATTTTCTATAAAACCTTACGAAGCATATTCGGGATGCTTCCTTCTCTCGTCCCAAGTTAAGGGCATATGTTTTTCAATACTTACTTGCATGGGTGGAATGTTCTCACTACCAACTGGTATTTTGTGACTACTAAAGTTTGTTGCTACTTTTGCTATTTCAAACGCTATCTGACCTGCTGCCTGTGGCGAATGACCTGCTTGCCTTATTGCAAAATAAAGACACATATAATTGCCGTCGCCGTGATTTGGTGATGCTGCAACGTGACTGACAACACCACTTGTCATATTTTTACCTACGCCGCCGATGAATGTAAATTTACCACCTATCATTTGTGGCATGACAAAAGGTATACTCGCTACCTGACATAAATGACTTACAAGACCATAACAATGTTCTAGCGCTTCGGTCTTAGGTATATTATATTTCTGTTTCCAATAAAACTTACAAGGTTTAAGAAGATTTTCTTTTCCGTGATAAGCATGATTATATTCTATCCCAATGGTTTGTCTATTAAACCCAGGACAATGTGCCATATAATTGTCTTTCCAATTTTCATATTCTATAACCCTATTTGTTTCGTTGTCTACAAGATAATGTACACCTAAACCTTTCTTCTTTAACACATGTTCTGTTGATGATATTCTGCTTCCACCCGATTCATGAACTACAATAATGACTGGTGGTGCTGCACGTTTCCACTTTCGAAACCCAGATAAACCTTCTTCGTTTGTCTCGTTAACTCTGGGACCACCTCTATACCTCTTTCCCTTTTTACCGCTGCCGCCGCCGCCGCCCGTTCTACCTTTGGGTCCATTACCTCCCTTTCCATGAGCATCTTTTGGTCCTGCACCTTTTGGTTTTTCAGATTCAGAACCTTCCTCTTCTAAAATCTCAACTATAAAACTGTTCTGACCATTATCGTCTCTTTCGACAAGAACTTTTGCTCCGACTGTCGGTTTATTTTTTACCTTAGCACCTCGGGGCAAGTAGGTTGGATGCAATTCTATTTTTTGTAATTCCAGTTCATCAGTTACTTTTGGACCAAAGTCTTCTGGTTCTGGAATGTGTGCATCCAACTCTGGAACTCTGACCTTTGCTGTCCATTCTGTCTTAAATACGGCATACCAAGGTACATCCTTTTCATCTACCCTCAATACATAACCAACATATGGACCTTGTTTAATTTTAGACTCAGAATAGTTTTTTACAATTACTTTTTTGATTGCATTAGATGAACTCGTATTTGAAGTGTCAAGAGAGTCTTTTTTCTTTTTTGTTATTTCTCCGTTGTACTCACCGTAATCAGCCATCTTCTTCTTTCGCCTCAGAGTTTAGGAGGTCATAAATCTCATCCTTCTCGGAAGCAGTAAGACCTTGCTGCTTGTTCTCTTTCTTTTGAAGAAGAGCAGCAAGTTTGACTATTTGTTCATTTGACCTTTGGAGTGTTTCAACATATTTGGATGCGATAAGACCGCACTGCTGAATGGTAGACAGTCCATTTTGTTTGTTCATTTCTTGGACTAATTCTGTTAATAGGTGGGAGGTGATTGCTCTATCGGAGCGAATATTCTCTATTGCTTCTCCGATAAATTCTTCAAGATTCTGGTTCTTCTTTTTTGCCATTTTGCCTTTCCTCAATGTGGGTTATCCTGCCCTCATCCCAGTCAGACTTGAAAGAACGATATTTTACTCGAAGTTTGTTTAGGTTGTTTACAACCTGTTTTGTGTTGAGTCCCGTAAGTTCTCTCAAGTAAAGGTAAATAGCCTTCTTATTAAAAATTTCAATATCGTCAGGTTGCTCCATTAGAATCTTGACTGCCTTGTAAACCCTCTCTTCTGTAGGTTTCATTGGCATCTCACCCCACTTCTCAATTTCAGACCATAGGGCATTCCAAAATTGTTTTTGTTCCATAACATCTTCATATGGATTCTCAGTTGAAAGATATCTTTCCTCAATAGTTCGAGGAATATAATCGTACTGAATTTCTCTTTGTCTTTGTTGAGAGTGCTTTTTTACTTTGTGAATAAACCAGTTCTTTGTAATAACAGAGAAATAGGAAAATGCTTTTGAACCTTTTGAAGGGTCAAACTTTTCTAAAATAGTTGTAAGCCAAATCTTACACTCATCTCGCAATTCATCAATGTTCGGAAGTGTCGTGAATTTGTAAGTGAAGACAATTTTATCAACCATCTCGTTCATCGCTGGTTGGATAAGACCTCTATAAAGTTCTTCTCTTTTCTTCCTATCGTGAGAAGAGCAATACTCAATAATTGCCTGCTCATGAACTTCTGTAAAATAAAGTCTTTTAGTTCTCTTACGTCTTCTTCTAATTGGTTTCTTCTGTTCTGTCATTATTTTCTGCTATTACTCTGTTTTGGAATTCCTCTGTCCACTCGTGGAAATCTTTGATAAGTTCTAGTAACTCTTTAAGTCGAGGTTCGCCATAAAACAGGTCCGAGTTATAGGTTTCTTCAAGAAAGGTGTGGAAAACAGAAAACCTCTCATTCATCTCAAGAGATTGCTCCTCCATAATAGAAAGTATTCTTCTAATATACCAAACCAAGAGACCGCAGGCAATAAGAGTGACGGGAAATAAAAAATAAATAATAATTTGCTCAATCATTCTCTTTTCTTGCCTCTTCCTTTTGCTGCTCTAGAACTTCTCGTGAGGTTTCAATAAATTCTTTTACTCGCTCACCAGCAGTGGTCTGCTTGTTCTGTTTCACCTTTACATTTATTTTATCATAAACTCTTTTGAGTTTCTTGGGGTCATCACAACCACAAACGTCGCACTGCTCCACTACCTCGTTCATTCCATGAAAGGTTTGGAAGGTAGTTTCACAGTGCAAGCATTTGTAGGAGTAACGAGGCATTATTAGTCTTCTTGTTGAGTTAATACATCTTCGATGTTAAATGTAGGTGGATTGGTTACAACTAATTCACCGTTCTTGGTTCCCCAACGCTTTGTATTTTCATCTTTAGTAAATTCAAAAGATTCTAATACAGGAACGATGTCTGTTTGTTCTAATAAACTTTTTTGTAGTGCTAACATAATTGCACTCATTGCTTGACTACTCAGTCTCATTTGTATCTCCTAGTGTCTCTACTGTCTTTACAACATCATCTATAACATTATTATAACACAAATAAACTGATTGTTCAGTGAAATTTTCATTTATAGTGTTCTGCAAAATCTTAGCAATCTTTTTATATTTACTAAGATTGTTATATACCTCTCTCATCTGAGTTCTTACTGATGTGGTTTTAGGAAAACACCACTTACTACCTGCTTCTAATACACCTTCCCAAACTTGATGTTCCTCTAATTCTTTTTCATCATATTCTAATTCTACAAAAGAATCGTTTGAGAAGTCTCTAATACCGCCCCAGTTGGGCGCAATGACTGGAACACCATGTTGTGCCGCCTCAAATACGGGTAGTCCAAAACCTTCACCGTGTGAGGTTGTAATGTAGGCAGAAACATTTTTATTTTTATAAAGTGATACCATCTCTTCATCAGACAGAGAACCGTGAAAAAGATAAACCTTACACTTACTATCCTTTTTTATATGACCAAGTAATGCATCAAGACGTTCTTTTGTCTGCTCTCTATCAATATGAGAACCGCCTACAATACCAGTTTTAATAATAAGTCCAACCTCTTCATTTTGAAATTCTTGTATAAATGAAGAAATTGTTTGTTCCAAATTTTTTCTTGGATTCCACTGAGCAACAGTTAAGAAATTGAAGTTAGTGCTTAAATTAAAATTAATATTTTTTGCTTTAATCTTTCTTGCTGGAAAGTTAATAACTTCAATGACCTCTTGTGCTGAATCTGAAAAACACTCTTTTGAGTGCTGAGAAGGGACAATAACTTTATCCATTTCCAAACAGGCAGTACTCCAGTCTTCTGGTGCCTTTGTAGTTTCTACACCTGCTGTCACTCCAATATTATGTTCACAAAGTTTTTGCCACTCATTTGGAAGTTGAACTTGAATTGAAGTTACAAAATCACGGACGCCAGATTGAACTGCTCTTGCAGTGTTCATTATAGTGTTGTCAATCCACTCACGTTCCTCCGTATCTTCTGCAATCCACCCAGAGTGACCCCAACCTACATTAAGAAGATAAACTTCATTTCTATCATCAGAACGAAGTGCTCTAAGAACAGAACGGCAATGTTCTCCGTATCCAGAACGAGACAGCGCTGGACCTCTTACAAGAATCTTTCTTTTACTCATAATTCAATAATCTCCCAGTTTTGATGCTTTCTATTTTTCCAAGAACCCGCTGTTTTATGAAGTCTAATAAGCGCCTTTTCCCACTGTTCAGAAAAGTTTTTACTGCTATAGTTTTTCACAACATGATTATAACCAAGTTGCCCAAGTTTTACCCTGTCTTCTTTCGATAGAGAACAGAATTTCTTTAATGCTTCAATAAAATCTTCTTTACTTATCCTATCCTGATAAATGTAAGGAACTTGCTGTGAACCGATGATTGTTCTCGTGCTTGGTTCAATGCCAATGCCAAAAGTTTGTTCTCCATCAGTTATCTGCTCCTGTAATCCACCTGTCTTACACACAATAATGGGTGTCCCACAAGCAAGAGATTCTAATGTAGATAATCCAAAACCTTCTGCATCTGAAATATTGATAGTGCAATCAGTTGAGTTGTAGAGCATTGCCATCTTTTCTGATTCATATTTTAAAGGTGAAAGCATGACCTCACCATTGTCTAATCCAAGTTCTGTAACACTCTCTTGCAAATTTGAACCTGTCTGTTCTTCTGGATTAGTATGCATAAGCAATGCTGCTTTATCATGCCCAACTTCGTCTAAAAATTCTTTGAACCACCACATGAGAGTTGTTGCATTCTTTCTCTGAGTGTTTCTATTATTCCAAAAGAAAATAACTTTATCATCATCTCCAAAGTGCTCTTTACGAAACTGTGCTACTTCTTCATCTGGTAATATTTTATAAACACTCTCATCAATAGTATGAGGAATGCGGATATGTTTTGCCGTTGTTCCAACCTCGTTAACCATTTCCTCTGTCAATTTGGAAATGGAAACAATCAAGTCATTTGAGTCATAAAACTTTTTATTATATTTCGGTGCAGGTCCATTATCCCATACGTGATAGTAACAAATAGGTACTTGTGCTCGAACTTCATCTTCGATTTTCCATAACCATCTCCAGTACCTGGGGTCTGTCATAATCCACATGATATCTGGTCTTTCGGTACGAAGAATTGAGCGAACAATCTCTTGACTTCCATAACCCTCAACAGGAAATATTTTCCACTTATCTCCATATTGCTCAGTCTTTACGGGAGACATATCCCTATGTTTTATTGCACCTGCAAGAGATACAAACTCAAATTTGTCAGTCTTTAACATTGCCTCAATAAACATTTTTGTTTGTATTGCAACACCAGTAGAAAATAACGGGTGGTCGGACAAAGTTAAAATTTTTATTTTTTTATTTTTTGCCATTGCTTCTCCTATGGACATTCAGGTGTGTTGTTAAACTCACACTTGCTACATGCCAACTTGTTTTTAATAAATTTTCCGCTTTGAATGTTGTATAACGCTCTGTTCAGCAAATCCATTGCATTGCTGATTTTTCTCTTACCACTTGTAACCCTGAATATCTCTACCAAATCTTTCTTAGCAGTTCTCTTTAAGAGGGCAAAATGTGTCTCGATATCTTCGAGAGGAATACCATGCTTTTGATTATAGAAATGTTTATAATAAGTCAATTGGTAAGTTGTCATTGGGTCAGATTTCTTTTGCGTATTCCATCCCCAGGAGCAAGTCTTCCAGTCGATAACATGATATTTGTTATCAGGTGTCTTTATTACTAAGTCAATAAATCCTTTGAAGTTGTAGTCCTCAAAATTTTCAATGGACTCATATAAATCCTCTTCTGTTGATACAACTTCAAACTCGCCAAAGTGAGAGGTAAGCGCAGGAACAGCGATAACAGATAACTTCTTACCTTGTTCACGCATTTGTTCTACATCTTTTAATTTAATATCTTTGCGAACATCTTCAGGAAGACTTTTTAGTTCTCGTAAGAAAGCAGTCTCAAATAAGTTTTGCTCGTCATCAAAAGCAGGATTCTCTGCCTTAGTTTCACAAACTTCGTGAAGTGCTGTTCCAAATGCAGTATAATGATTTCCTACAAAACCTTTTATCTTATCGACATAAGTTAGTTTGTAGTAATATGGGCATTGATTCCAATTCTTCAATGCAGAAAACGAAATGTGTTGAGACATAATTGAACCTCTACCTCTATGTTACAATCACATTATGACATAAAAAGTAGATTTAGTCAAGTATTAATTTTCTGTTTGTTTCTTTGTTGTAGTAGTTTTTCTTCTTGTTCTAGGTTTTCTTGTAGTTGTTTTACGGACAGGTTTTGGTTTTTCTTCTGACTCAGGGTTATACACTGGAAGTTCAGATGCACCATAACTTTCTGTTAAATCAACCATATTTAAATCTTCTCTAATCAAGTCAAAAACAAAAAGGTTTTCAGTCTTTGATTTCACTTCACCTGCGGTTATATTATTTTTAACAAGTTCTTTTCTGACTTCTTTCTCAGTAACTACTACACCTGACTTTTTGTTAATATGTGCGAAAATCTTTTTCTTATTTTCAATAATATCAAGTTTTAAAATAAACTTCTTTTTCATACTAATCTCCTATCTCAGAAATTTCTTTTAACTTATTAAATAGTTGTGGGCAAATTTCCTTAACGTAGGCATCAGACTGAACAAAATATCTTTCAAAAGCAGTAGCGAAATATTCAGATACCGACACCGAGGCATAAGGAGATAAAAACAATCCTTGACTAAACGGTGCAACCTTATCGTACCCTATTTCATAAAACAAAAATTCATCAAATAGTTTAGAGTATTCTGTTTCATATCTTATTCTATTAGGAACTCTTATTCCATTCGCTTGAAGTAAGTCTAAAAATCTTTTTTTCTTACCGAGATATTCCTTTTCGACGGAATCATCTCCATAAATATCATATTCATATGACTTTTCAACTGCGTGAGCAATCTCGTGTATAATGTCCTCAAATAATTGTTCTTCAGAAGGTTGTTCATTCGTCGCATAGACAGCGCCGTCCATGTAAGCGGCACGGATTCCTCGACTGTTCAATTCATTAAATTGACCTATTATTATCATGTCAATGTCATGAAATAAATGTTGAGGTATTGTGTCTTCAAGTTCCATGATAGTATTTGTTAAATTTATTTCTTGAGGTAATGAGTCTTTGACAAAGACGTTAATTGTACCAAAGATAGTAAATTCTTTTCTCTCTCTCATGATACTTTTATGTGATTTTGTAATATATTTTTTCATAGATTTATAATAGCACAGAAATTATAAAATTTTAGCACCTAATGTTGCTATAGCAGAACGCTCGCCTTTCTTTAAAGTGACGTGCCCTGTAATTTCGTGCTCCTTCATCTTTTCAACGGCATAAGTCAAACCGTTGGTTCTCTCGTCGATATAAATATTATCAATTTGTTCAACATCGCCAGTAAGAATAAGTTTGGTTCCTTCCCCAACTCGGGTTACGATAGTTTTAAGTTCATGCTTTGTTAGGTTCTGTGCTTCATCAATAATAATAAAGGCATTTGATATTGAACGTCCACGGATATAGGTTAATGCCTCAACCTCAATCTTTCCCATCTCCATATACTCTTGAAGCGTAACTGAATCATCTACCATTAGAAATTTAAGATTGTCTTGAATTGGTTTTAACCAAGGTTCCATCTTTTCTTCCATTGTCCCTGGTAAGAAACCAATGTCTTTTCCAAGTGGTTCCACTGGGCGGGAGACAATAAGTCTTGTGTAGATGGATTTCTGAGTACTCATACTATGGTCATCAAGTGTTTGCTGAAGACCTGCTGCAATTGCACACAAAGTTTTACCTGAACCTGCTTTACCAACCAGTGTTATGAGTGATATAGAAGGGTCCATTAGAAGGTCAAGAGCATAGGTCTGCTCCTTGTTTCGAGGTTTTATACCCCATACTACCCTTTTGTTTGGAATTTTTAAAAGCGGTGTGTTATAATTCTTGAATCTTGCAAGTGCGGTCTTCTTTTCATTTATCTCAGAAGTCATTACAAGAAATTCATTTCCGTTTAAAGGAACCTCATCCTCTTCTGGCATTGGTGCGTAAATGTTTTCACCTAAATAAAAATCATCAATATCCTTATCCCTCATAACAAAATCTGTATATCCAGAATAAATTTCGTCGAGTGACTCTATAATTTGACTTGCTTGATAGTCTGCTGTTTCCAAACCTATTGAGTCACATTTCACTCGAAGGTTTATGTCACGAGACACCAATATAACCTTGGTATCTGGTGTTTCTTTTTTTATTGTAAGCGCAGTTGCAATAATCTGATTATCTGGGTCTTTCTTGTCCCAATCAATAGGAATTAATTCTGCATCATAACCTCGGGCAGTTACCGTTCCAAATCCATCGCCCATTGAGACACCCTCGTGAAGAGAACCAATCTCCCTAAGTTCATCCAGTGTTCTTATAATATTTCTGGCATTAGACCCTACTGAGTCTTGTCGTTTTTTGTGCTTATCAATTTCTTCTAAAACTTTAAAAGGGATGATAATATCATTGTCCTCGAATGCTTTTAAAGATGAGAAATCTGTAAGATAAACACTTGTGTCAATAACAAAAATTTTCTTCGACATATTGTTCCTTTCTTACCAATAAATAGGTCTTTTACCTTTTTATTCTTTTTCCCCTATTTATTTATAGAGCACACAGGAGGGCAACCTTTATGATAAGAAAACTTTTTTTGCTTATGCTTATTGGACTTGTCGGAGGTTGTACCACTTTAACGAAACACCCAACGTCAATAAAAAATTCTTTTGTTCAAATTAATAAGTCAGTAAAGATTGAAGTTTGTGGCGAGACCACTGAAAATACAAATGAGTGTAAAGAACTGTTAAATATGAAATCAACAGGTTCTGGTGCTGTTGTATGGAACGAGTACCTACCAGGTAAAACGCCAAGGACTCTTGTTCTTACGGCAGACCACATTTGTGAAAATGAAAAATATTCTTTAGAAGATTTTGATAGAAAAGTTTATTCACATATAAAAAATAACTTAAAGTTCAAAGGAAAAGTTAAAGTTATAACAAAACCAAGTATGCTAGTCGTTAATGCTTATGGAAAAAAATTTAAAGTTAAAGAATTTCCCTGGGTTAGAAACGTGTCAGCAGATACCTGCATCGTAGAAACCTCTATTAACGCTCCAATCTTGGAAGTAGGTGCTGCGCCGCAATACGGAGATAAAGTATACAACATTGCAGCACCGAAAGGAATTTATAATCCAAGCGCAACGGGTGGTGGAGTGTTTTTTACAGAAGGATTATACAACGGAGAATTTATAATTAAAACTGACAAAACAGGTCGATTGTTTTCCATGTATAATTTAAGTGCTGCTCCTGGTTCGAGTGGTTCTCCAATTGTTAATAAAAATGGAGAGATTGTCGGTATGGTCCACTCCATTGATTCAAGATACTGTAATTTAATCACAGGACAGTGTAACAGTCCTGTCAGTTATAGTGCCACACTTGAGCAAGTGAGAAATACGCTTCTAGAGGCACTTGCTGCAATTAAACGTGGTGAAGCAGTTATTTTCGATTATAAGAAAGTAAATCAATAAGAATAAGGTTCTATATATTTCTTCCAACACTCATCAACATTTTGAACTATGTTAACAAACATCTTTGCCGATGGTGTCCTTGGCGGGTTCGTTGGAAACATGTTTGCTTCTCTCGGAAGTTTATCTGCTTTCTTCTGATTACACTTCCTACAAGCAGTGACGATGTTTTCCCATGTCTTCGGACCACCTGCTGATTTAGGAGTTACGTGGTCAATGGTGAGTTCACCCTTTGTAAATCTTTTGTCACAATACTGACAAATATAATTGTCTCTTAGAAAAAGATTTTTTCTTGTAACTCTAAGATTGACTCTTGCTTTTTTAACATATCTATTAATTGCTATTACGGAAGGAACTTGAAACTTTTCACTTACTGAATGTACGAAACAGTCTTGTTTGTATTCGACAACATTTGCTCGCCCAGAGAAAACCATATTGAACGCTTCAGTCCAGTCGATAACTTGGATAGGGCGGTATGAACTATCTAACTTTAATACCTTCCAATTTTTCAAAACTCTCCTTCCGAGAAATGCTTCTGAATTTGTTCTTCTAGAAGTTCAACATAACCATCAACGTTCTTTTTGTTGTTTGGATTATATCTCCACATAAGTTCGTTGTTCTTAGGTCTGTCTTCTAGATATCTTTTTGGATGTTCGTTAATTGCCTCTTTTAGAGCGTCTGCTCCTGCATGAACATCAAACTCTGGATAATAATAACCATGTTCCTTAAATGTATCACTATTATGAACGAAAGGCAAGTTAAAATACATTGATTCTAACTGAAGATAATTCAACTCGTTACACCACTGATGTGATACTATGGTACCAGCATATCCCTTGTGAAGGAGAAAATTTAATGCCCATCTTCCTTCGAATGACATTTTCTTATCTTTCACTAAATTAAATCTTGTACAATATCTCTGGAAGTTTTTCTTATCTTTCAATTTCGAAGAACCTACATTAAATACATTATCAATCATGTCTGAGTCTCTATCATAAAGTTCTTCTGCAATCAGCATAGGAATAAAACACATTTTAACCATGTAGAGATTTGATTCCATAATAGCGACATTTTTTAAATTAACATGTTCACCAAAATAAGGATTATACCCAGCATTCATATAAGACTTTGTGATAATCTCTGGTGACCAAATGTAAGGACATATACTCACAGGTGCCTTGGCAAGAGTCTGAAGTGCATTTTTTGTTCTCTCAAAGTGAGGTGAAGTCCAGTAGAAATCTACATCTGGCATTGTGAAAGTGTTTTCTCCTGGTCCTCCATAAACCATTGTACCCATGTCAATAAGAATCTTATTTCCATACTCACATGAACCTACAATTCCACCCTGTCCTCTAAGAATCTTTCTACAAGTTTCACTGAGTGAGTTCGCACACTGAATTATAATGTTATAATTTTGTATTGACATGGTATCAAGTTTTTCAATCTCAACACCTAATAATTTATTGCCATAATGTTTGTCAGACTCTGATACAAGATGTATATCATATCCTACACCTTTCAAAAGTCTATAAAGAAACCAGACATTAGATTTAAGTCCATTTCCAAAAAGATTTTCATCACACTGAGATGTGATACCGATTTTTATATGCTTGCTTATTTTCAAGTCTCTACCCTCACTAAAACTATTAGTAAGTAGAAACTCAGAGGATAAAAGGAGAGATTCTTAAATTGTTATATTAGTATTAGACTTATTTACTCAGACTCAGACTTGGGTTTTTTTTTCTTAGATTACTTTTCTAACTTAATAATAATATACTGTAAAAAAAGTCTTGTTAACCTCTTTTTTTGAAATAATGAAAAAGTCCATAATTTTTAAGGGTTTCCTTGAGGTTGGAATATTTGATTCCAAGGAATCTTGCAGCATCTCGTCGGGTGGCAGAACCAGAAATTGCTGCCCTGAGCACTGCGTCTTTAATTATCATAGGTAAGTTTTTCCAGATAGGAAGACCATACATCTTCCCGTCCATTTCTCTTGTGGCGAGTTCTAATTTCAAAGCAATGACTTCTTCAAGACTCAGTTGGGATAACTGAATCTCAAAGAGTTCATTTATTTTATTTTCATTTTTTAACTGCTTTGAAACAGAATAAGTTTTGTGGGGTCGTTCGTTATGCAACTAAACCTCGATTAGTCGTCAGTATCGTCAAGTGGGTCTGTACCTGCATCAACCTCGGCACCGTCATCAGTCCCGCCTGCATCTGTGTCAGCAACAACTGGGTCTGTACCCGCTGCTTCTTCAGTTTCACCAGCATCCTGTAAGATATTGCCAGCAGCAGTACCGTCTGTAAGACCTGCCTTAATTGCCTCTTTACGACCAGCGTCGTCTGTCGCTAAATTATCTTGGTCTGGGTCGATAACCCAAGTAAGTAAATCAGCATCGTCGATTGTGCCAGCAGCAACGCCTGCTTTAAGAGCAGCAATTGCAGCAGCATCTGTTGCATAAGTACCAGCAGCAACATCAAGTTTTAGTTTCTGCTTAATACCTTTTTTAATTCTTCTTTGTTTTGACATTTAAATGTCCTCCAATTTTAAAAAATAACTGTTATAAATAGTCAGTAGAAAACAAAAAGTTATAGTTCTAACTCTTCTTCTCCACCAAGTTCCTCTTCACCTTCGATATTATCTTTTTCATCCTCATACTCATCCGTCGTTGGTTCTGCAATATCAGGGTCCAATTCTGCCTCGAATTTATCAAAGTATAATTTTATATTTGTGATAAGGTAATCATAAAATAATTTTTGGTCCTCTTCATTGCTCAGTAGCGAATAAGCATCAATAATCTGTTTTTCAATTTTATCAAAAGTCGCTTGAGCAAAATTTGCACCAGTCTTATCTTCATCGCCAAGGTTCTCAAAGTTTCCTTCTTCTTCCTCTTCTTTTTCATCTGCATCAATATCAATGAAAGCATCATCGTCTTCTGGTCTTTCACCAATTTCAACTTCTATTTCATTAATGTTTTCAATCTCGCTGATACCAATGAATTTATCATCTTCTGCTCCCGCTTCTTTATTCGCCATGACAGGTGCAAGTGCATTTTCGGTAGCAACCGTGATATGTGCAGAGAAAGATTTCCTCTGCTCTACATCAGTTGTAAGCATTTTATAATCCTGCTCAATTACAGGAATAATTTTCTTCAGTAAATCTTCTAGTACATTTATACCAGTAGAGCGATGCTGAACCTTTTCTGTTGGTGCTTCTTTAAGAAGTTTACGAATAATACTTCTCAGTTCATGTTCTTCCCAAATGCGGGATTGTTTTTTATTCGCTGCACGAACTCGAATCGCTCTTTTAATAAATTCACGAAGTTTAAGTTCTTGAATCATTTCATTTCTATCAATCATTATTTTTCCTCAAACATTGTAAGTTTTTTGTTTTCCACCACCGAAGTTATCCGTCTTAAAATCGTCTTTTCTCATGACAGTAATAATTTTCATCGTATCTGGTCCTTTTTTCATTTCTAACGCACAAACCAAATTCAATGCTGGTGTTTTAGCATTTGCTTTATGTCGAATAACAAACGCTTCTCCATTTCCAATCTCACCATTTGCATAGTCTTGTATAACTAGACCCAACCCACGTTCTGCTGCTTGCAAAATGGAGTCTTTGGATATAGTTTTACCTGCACCGTGCCTGAATCGTCGCTCCTCACCATGCTTGGAAGGTTTCAAATCCATATCTTCCACGTCGATAACGATTTTCATCTTGCCTACATTAATAACACTCGGTCCACCGCCATCGACCTTTCCGTAAGATTCATTGACTGGTTCGATAGACATCTCATCAACTGGTTTCTTGTAAGAAGTCTTTGGAAATTCTTTCATAAGAGAAATTAGGTCCAGAATAGGTGAATCAATCATGATGACATCGAGTCTATTATCTGGGTCTAACTCTCTAAGGGCATACCATCGGTGATGACCGTCTATAAGATATTCATCACCTGATACCATAACAGGTTTGCCCTTGGACAAATCAATTTCGCCCGAACTGTGCTTCGCTGCCATCGAATCAGTTTTTGATAAATTAATTTCCTTTTGTATAGGCGTAAGTTCTCCAACTTGCATAGAGGTTTTCACAGAGTCTATATCTTTACTATCTAACCATTCAATAAATTCTGGAACATCAGTAGATTTTATTTGAGGTAAATCCATTCGAGACAGACCCATTCCAAAATCTAAATTAATAATACCTCTTTCTGAAGGTTCTTCAGATTCTTCACTGATAACCTCTCTTGTTTCCTCTTCACTACCTTCATTTGTAGTGACACTAACATCATTGCCGTTTACGGAAACATTTACAACAGTCTTTGTTGTAACCTCAACCTCTGTATTAGATTCACCCCCTTTCTTATTGGATTTTTCTGTTTCGGATTCTTCATCGTCGGTTGAGTCGTCTTCACCAGTCCTTTGTGGACCGCCTAACTGCCCACCAGGGACAGGATTGTCATCAATGTTGATTGCCTCGTCAATCATTTCTAAAATAGATTGATAAGGAATGTCATTTTGCTCATCAATTACTTGACTTGTAAGTTCTTCCCAAAGTTCCATTGCAGAACCACCAGAAAGAGGAATCATTTTCTTAAAAGTTTCAAAATCTCCGTTAGCGACCGCTAAACCTAACTTGGTTCCGCTTGCTCCTGTATCGGACATTGAACCATCCACCAATTCTGCCCTAACAGGCAAGTTATTCTTTTCAATAAACTGTTGCATACGAGCAAAACGAGGGTCGTCTGCATCTTTTTCGCCCTTTGAGACCAAAACTGTTGTTCCAGCAGGAAATTCTTTCAACATTTCGTAAGAATCTGCAATTGGCGAAGGATAGGAAGAGATATTAACAACAATTTTGCCTTTATATCCGTTCTCTTCAATATATTTGTTCCAAATCTTCTCAGAAGTCTCTGGATAAACAATAAATAATCCCTTCTCGGTCTCTCTTTTAACTGCCTTCTTTGAAATAATGACAAAAACCTTATCAGCGCCGTAAGAGTCAATCATTTCCTTAGCACCGAGGAAGTGCCCTGTGTGCGGCGGTTTGAATTTACCTGGAAATAACCCAATTCTTTGAGTTTCTTCCTGGTTTTCGTTTAAATCACCACCTTTTTTCTTTTCCCAAGGCAATAATCCCATAATTTGGTTAACAGGAGCAAAAGAACCTGTTAATTTATATGTATGACCATCATAAGCGAACACAAAACCTTCCATTGAGGATGAAATCTTGTCTAAACTCTTTAATTTACCTAAACTTGCTTTAAGTTTTTGGGTTTTTGTCTCATCACCCTCCGCTTCAATCTCTGCAATTGCTTGTTCTACTCTGTCTGCGATGCGATTTATCTCGTCTTTGTGGGAAAGAACGAATCTTGACTTCAATCCATCAAGCATTGCCACCGCAAAATCATGTACAATGTCCTCAAGAGGGAAAATAATTTCTTTTCTAACTCGTTTCTGGTCCTTAATGAAGTCTCGAACTGCTGATTTAACAGAAGGGTCACTAATTCGCTTGTATATTTGTGTTGCAGTCGTGCCTTTTACACCAAACATTCGCTGCATTAGTAATTTTTTAGTATCTTCGTCTAAATCTGGGAACATTCTTTCGATAAGAGCATCTAGTTTAGACACAATATATTCGCCAACTGTTGCACCTGCGCCTACACCTGACTGTGAGAGTAGTTGTTTTAAACGAGATGTTGTGGAATTTAGTACCTCATCGTTATCTAATGCTCTTAGTCTTTCAACTGCCTTCATTTCTATTCCGAATGCACCTTCTTTATCTGATTTTTCAACAGATTTAAGAGCATTACCGAGAAGACTTGCTTCTGAGGATACATCTCTATCAGTAACCTTACCAGTCTCTCTGTCATACTCACCGTGTCCGTCTCGATGAATGATAAGACTCTTTGAATTATAATTGATGATGTTTGGATTTTCAGGGTCCATAACTTCTGCATTATAGAAGATATTTGCATCGGGACCAAACACTTTAATTTTCACTTCATCAGACATTTGAGAAACAGCATCCACAAATGCTTCGAATGCACCATTGAATGCTTTCTCTAGAGTCCCTCTACCAGCAAATTTAGCAGCAAGTGCTTCCGCATCCATACCACCTTTTTTTACATTTCCTACATTTCTTGCTGCTTTTGCTTTTCCGTCTTTTACAGAATAAGATACAAAGAGGTTTTGACCGTCTAATTTCTCTCCACCAGTAATCTCACCGTTGGATGCAGCAGTCATTATCTTTATCATGTCTGTAAAAGATAAGTCTGTGTTGTCATAAAGATGGTCTACGTGACCGCCTAAACCGCCCATGTACTTACTCCTTTGTTCCTTCTTCTAGGATACGAAGTTGTTCTTCGAGAGTCTCAATTCTCTCGTTTGCTTTTCTTAAATGTCTCTTAATTTCTTTTAGATTGTGTTTTGCAAGTTCAACTCTTCTATTATCTCGAAGTGAACTTGTGCGGATAGAGGATAACGCTTCCTCGATAGATTGAACGAGTGCTTGCCAATTGACTTGTTGTTTACCTTCGTTCATAATAAACTTTCTCGTCATTCTTCTTAAATCTATCATAATGGTTCCTCCGAGTCAAGCAAAAAATGAAAATTATCAACTATAATTAGTCTTTAAGAGGATAAAGAGAGAATAAATTATGTCGAGGAACTATAAGGTTTATCACTACCTCTTGGTTTTGCCTTCTTTCTTGTAATAGAAATTGGAACTTGGTCTAGATTAGGAATATGAGAGATATCAAATTCCAGACCTCTCTTAATATGACGAAGCGACTGTCTCTTCAAATCTTTCACTGGGAGCATCTTTGCTTTCTTTGCTTTCCTGCTTGTATTTACAACTGAATTAAGCGTGTTAGATACTCCTCTTGATGTTGCTATATTTTGTGATAAAGAATCTCCAATCACTGGACTTTCAATTACCGTAATTATTGCAATATTTATTTTATAGTTATCTTCCATTTTATCATAATTCCAAATATAAGAATAATCATACTCTTCATCTAGAGTTTCACTCTGTGGATATGAATAATTAACTCTATCTATGAAATTCCAAGTATTGGCGTCTACCTGCCTTTCTTTATAAAATCTTGACTTTAGATTTCTTGGTTTTACAATATCTCTTAATGATTTCTGTTCATCTGTCTCATCAAAAAACCAGTATATATCAAAATAAATTTTTGCATCAATGCTTCTAAGTGTCTTTACACCTTCATCATAAACATGTTTCCATAGAAGTTCAACAGAGTGTTCGCTATTGTGATTATGTGTCAAACTTATGACACCATTGTTACCTATGGGGAATTCGTCTGGTATGAGAAACGTCGAAACCTTTTTATCAGTAATCTCTACGATAGACTCGTCTGCTGAATTAGTACCCTGATAATATGCAAAACAAGGAATTAACTCATACTCAAATGAATAAGGAAGACTGCTATTTAATCCTTGTGAAGTATAATCAGAGACATTATCCAAGTTGTCTGTCCAACTTATTTTCCATAAGTCGGCAGAGTGACTTTCTCTTGCTACATCAGAACCATACATATCTAAAATTATTGAGTGTCCTATATCATAGACTTGCTCACTTTGTCTTATCTTTCTAACAATTTTTATTTTTTCTTTGGAAGAATCAAATACTGATGTCACATTTTTTAATTGTTCTTTATTGTAGAACCAATAAATTTTATTCTCAAATCCAGTATTTCCAACAACATTATCTTGATTTAAAGAACTGTCAGCATCTAATTCATCAAAAGTTGGAATAATTAAATCTCTATAATTTGCAGTTATTATTAATTCTCTATTGATGTGTGAATGCGTTGAACTACCAATATAACTGCTTCCTCTAGTGTACGAACGAATTTGTGTCTGAGGTCTTATAATAATCTCTAGGTCTTCCTTTGGATTATAAGAATTGTTATTTAAAAAACCCGTTAAGTTGATAGCATTACTTGCAGTACTGGCGTTCAGGGAACTTGCACCACTAGAGGAAGAGGTTCTAAACGTACTGCTTCCCACGTTTCTTAATTCAAATCTAGCACTTGGTTGAATTTTTGAACCACTATAAGGTTTCTTGTAAGGGTCTTCAAGTTCGTAATCAAATGACCAATCGACTTGCAAAGAAGAATCACTAGCGGTCGGAACAAAATTGGATGAAATTGATATAACTTCTAGCGTATTATTTTTTGTAAATATATCATCTGTACCTGTAATAGCATTAACAAGTGTCCAGGTGGACATATCATTAAAATCTGCTCTTGGGGTTAAATTCGGAACAAGTTCGGTATTACCTTCTGAATTACCTGTCACGACTTTGCTATCTGCGTTATAAGTCATCAACTCATCTTCTACATAAACATATAAAGCATAATTTATTTGTCTAGAAGGTGATATTGACGGAGTTACTAACCAATCCACCGCACTATCTGGAATGTTTAAATCAAATGTAAAAGTATAAAATTCACCTTCCTTCGTAAAGTCTCTAACTTTATAAACAGAAGATTGTTTTATTTCATCTTTTTTCTCTTGAACAACCTGAGATTCTGCGTATAAAGTACCATCAGATTGTATGTAAGCACCTGACGTTGACCGATTGACATTACTACTATCTTTGTGATTTATTACTAGACCAAAAGAAAAATAAGGTTCTGCATTTGTAAAATAATTGTCAAAGTTTATAGGAACCTTGAAGGAAACCTTTTTTCCACTAAGGGCATATGTCCCTTGAACATCACTAAACTCAACATCAAATGGAACAACAGTAGTATTTGGATAGTTTGCAATATCATTCATAGTAACATCATTCATCTGAAAAACTCTTGGAGAACCAGAATAATCATTTGCAAACACTGGTGCAGATGTATTTAAATTACCATTGTTGATTGTATTAATATAATTTGTACTCGGGTTTGGTCCGATAGAAATATTATTATTAAAGTTTTCTTGAAGCGTCATTGTTATATTGGAAGAATAATTTGCTTCTAGGGGAATCTTTGAAACTAAAGGAATACTATTTGTGTTGAAGAAAGCAGCAGTACTGGAGGTCGTCTTAGTTTGGTTTAACATCGTAGAGTCGAGAGTTCCAACCACTTCTTCTTCTATAGTGATATTAAAATCCCATTCAGGATTATTATCTATATAATTAACATCGAGTCCGCCAACTTTGTCAAATGAGAATACAATTTGACCATCACCGTTTGCATCAAAATTGTGTGCCATAGTATCTAAAACCTTTGGAAATCTGTGATAGATTTTGTCATATGTATTATTGTAATTTTGTCCAGACACTAAATTATTAGATTGTCCTC